TATTATGAAAAAGTTTTTAATCGCATTAAACATTGTAATTTGGAGTTTTGTAGGATATCAAGCAACAGCTTTGGCTGCTGCCGAAGAACCAAAGACAAAACAAATTTGTGTAGATCTGCAAGGCAAGGACGGCAAGCCCGTAATTGACCCTAAGACTAAGAAGCCCAAGCAAGATTGCAAAACTGTCAAAATACACAAGAAACACGAAGGCACCAAGCCCGAGGATGTTAAGAAAAAATAATAGCAATCTAGTTTAGGTATTAAATATAAGGCTGCTTGACGCAGCCTTACTTTTCGTATATAATATAAACATGGACTACTATTCAACTCTCGGTTTACAAAGAAACGCCTCCGAAGACGATATCAAAAAAGCATATCGCAAAATGGCTATGAAACATCACCCCGATCGTGGAGGTGATGAAAAACAATTCAAACAGGTTTCCGAAGCCTACGAAATACTCAGCGATCCACAGAAAAAACAAATGGTGGACATGGGTGTTGATCCTAAGGCTCAACAGGCCGGAGGACACAGACATCAACAAGGACCATTTGAGTTCCACTTCAATACAGGAAATTTTGAAGATGTCTTTAGCAATTTTGGATTCGGCGGAGGTGGTCCGTTTGGATTCGGCGGAAGGCAACCGCAAAGAAACAAGACTATCAACATCACTGTGGATCTTTCGTTGGAAGACGTTTTGAAAGGCAAAGATCTAGATGCAGAACTTGCCGTGCCCGGGGGTAGAAAAAAAATAATTAATATAAGTATTCCTTCTGGGATTGAGGGTGGTCAGCAGATCAGATATCAAGGCATGGGAGATGCCAGCATTCAAGGCATACCGCCGGGCGATCTAATCGTTAACATACGTGTGGCACCACATCCCATATTCAGGCGAGAAGGCGATGCACTAATCATCGAGAAAAATATTTCAGTGTGGGAAGCCATTCTAGGTTGTACCCTAGACCTACAAACCTTAGACGGAAAAAAATTAACTATCACGGTGCCGCCAGGCACACAGCCAGAAACTGTGTTGAGCTGTCGCAATGAGGGCTTGCCAAATATGCGAAATAGACAAAGAGGAAATCTATTGATAAACATCAAAGTGGTTATACCTAGAAATTTAACTGCTGCACAAATTGCTGCTGTCGAAAATTGTAAAAATGGATTTTAAACTAGATGCTCATGAGAGCTTGATGCAGGTGAGTGAGCCTTGGGATTTTACCACCCAAGATTCTAAAATGCATGCCAAGCATTTAGCCGATGCCATGATTGAATTCATGACTGCTCAAAAAGGAATAGGACTAGCTGCCAATCAAATCGGTATTGCACAACGTGTGTTTACCATGGGCAGTTATAACATCGAAGGATTTCCCATTCCTTTTGCTGTGTTTAATCCCAAGATTATAAGTACAAGTAACACACAAGAACTTGCAGAAGAAGGATGTTTAAGTTATCCTAATTTATGGTTGAAGGTTACCCGACCTTGCAGTATTGTAGCAGAATATCAAGACAGCGACAGCAACACGCATACCGTGGAAATGTCTGGACTTATTGCAAGATGCTTTCAACATGAATTAGATCACTTGAACGGTGTATGTTTTGTTGACAAAGTCTCTCCTATGAGACTACAATTAGCTATGAAGAAACTTAGGAAAAGGAAATAAATGATCGAGCCAAGTCAGAACTTACAGCGTATATTCGATAATGCTGTGCAAGTTGCCAAACAATTGCAACATGAATATATCACCATAGAACATTTAGTCTACAGTATCATATGTGACGAGGAGTCATTTAAGATAGTAGAAAACTATGGCGCCGATGCTAACTTTATCAAAAGCAATCTAGATCATTATATCAAAAATAATCTCAAAGAAATTGTTGTTGTAGAAACAGAGTATAAGCCCAAAAAGACTAGTTCAGTTGAACGTGTGTTAAATCGTTGTTTTACCCAAGTATTGTTTAGTGGACGCCAACGCATGGAAGTGGCTGACATCATAATCAGTGTGCTCAGTGAAAAAAATAGTTTCAGTTTTTACTTCCTGACCAAAGGTGGGTTAACCAAAGACAAATTTGTCAAATACTTTCAAGAAAATATTGTTGTAGAAGAAGAAGAACAACCCATGCAGATAGTTAATAATAATCAGGTAGAAAGAATTCTCAATCAATTCTGTACCAATCTCAGTCTACATGCCAAACAACGCAAGATCGATCCTGTTATTGGTCGAGATGAAGAACTAGAAAAAATACAATTGATACTGGCTCGCCGTAGCAAATCTAATGTGTTAATGGTAGGTGATCCAGGGGTTGGCAAGACTGCCATAGCTGAAGGATTGGCTCGCAAGATCTTTGAAAAGAAAGTTCCCAAGTTCATCCAGGATCATCAAGTATACACTCTTGATATCAGTGCGTTACTAGCTGGATCAAAATATCGTGGGGATTTCGAAGAAAGAATCAAGGCCGTGTTATCTGCACTAGAAAAGAAAGGCAAGATCATTCTTTTTATTGATGAGGCGCACATGATGCAGGGTGCTGGTGCTGCTAATCAAAGTTCCAACGACATGGCCAATATGTTGAAACCTATACTTACCAAAGGTGTTCTCAAACTGATAGCATCAACAACATGGGAAGAATATCGCAAGCACTTTGAAAAAGATCGTGCATTGATGCGCAGATTCCAACGTGTTACAGTTGACGAGCCAAGTCCGGAAATGTCAGTAAAGATTCTCAAGGGCATTCGCAAATACTATGAGAAACATCACAACGTTAAGATTACAGATGCCGCAGTAGAACAGGCTGTTAAACTTTCTATTAAGTATATGGCAGACAAAAAGTTGCCCGACAAGGCCATAGACATCATAGACTGTGCGGCTGCAAGATACAAACTCAAAGATGACGAAACCATGGATGGTGTTGAACAACTTGTAGATGTTGAGCAGGTGGTATACGAACTTAGTAAAATGATCAACATGCCTTTAGAAAGTGTGGCACAAAAAGAAAGTAAAAATCTTGCAGATCTAGAAGGCGGCATGAAAGCCGCAGTCTATGGACAGGATGGTGCTGTTGATACCCTGTTAGACAAAATATTTGTAGCGCAGGCCGGAATGAAATCACCAAACAAACCTATAGGAAGTTTTTTATTCTTGGGACCCACGGGCTGCGGTAAAACAGAAACTGCCAAGCAATTGGCTGATAAGATGTCAATGACATTGGTAAGATTTGACATGGGTGAGTATCAAGAAAAACATTCTGTGGCTCGATTGATAGGTGCACCTCCGGGCTATGTAGGCTACGAAGACAATGCCGGACAATTGATTACAAAACTACAGGAAACACCCAACTGCATACTGTTATTGGATGAAATTGAAAAAGCTCATCCTGATGTCACAAACATCTTGTTGGCATTCATGGACAATGGCTTTGTCACAGGATCTAATGGCAAAGTGGCCGATGGCAGAAATTGTATTCTAATTATGACATCAAATCTTGGTGCCAGAGACAACGAAAACAACACTATTGGTTTTGGAGAACTAGAAAAAGATGGTGAAGATGACAAAGCAGTGAAAAAATTCTTTGCGCCGGAGTTTCGTAATAGACTAGATGCTGTAATAAAGTTCTCTAAATTATCTCAGACTGTGGTTATACAGATTGTTAAAAAGTTTGTGGCAGAGCTCAATGATCAGTTAAAAGACAAAAACATTGAGATAGTTTTGAACAATGAAGCTGTAAAGTGGCTGGCAGATCAAGGCTTTGATTCTAAAATGGGTGCAAGACCGCTGGCTCGTTTAATCGACAACAAGTTGAAATCGCCGTTGAGTCGTAAGGTATTATTCGGTGACCTTCAGAACGGTGGTAGGGTAAATGTGCAGTTACAAGATTCAGATTTAGTATTTGAAATTACGGAACTGCCTAAGCCACTGTCTAAAGAAGAAAGAAAAGCTCTTAAAAGAACACAGCCAGTGGTAGAGGTCATTAAAGATGTTGAAAAGCAAGACAACTAGTAGAAAATTCTACGGTAAATGGTTATACAAGGCATCTATCAATATTCCAGGTGTTGCAATTCTACGTTCAAAATCTTTAGATGATATTATTGATTTTTTGATAAAACCTTTACCCCAAACTACAAATTATAGGCATAGTCTCAATGTCAAAGCACATACCAATGCTATATATTTGACCAAGTTATGCAAATTTTTAAAACCACTTGAAATTCAACTATGGACAAAACGTATCGAAACCAATCAATTGGATTTCTATACCAACGACCAATCGATATACAATGATTTCTGTAAGAAATTTAGTTTGATTCTTACGCAAAAATTTGAACCTGCAGCTGATGATCTAGAATTACTTAATAATCAATATACAATTATAACTAAAAAATTACCGCACAACAGGTATAGATACAGAGCATTTCTTAGACCACATAAAATGAAAAGTGATCTAGATGCCAAACAGAAATACATAGAGTGGATCGAGCTGCAAGGTGATAAAGTGCGCCTAAGTAAGAGAGTCAAAGAGTGGTTTATTAAAACTGATTGGAATTGGGATCGTAGATACCTATTGGTAGAAGACACTCCAACCTTGCTAATGCTGCAAATGCGTAGTGGAGAGGCTATAGGCAAGGTATACGAATACGTGGTAGTCGATAAATAACTGATGTCCACTGAAAATCAAGTATTATTATCAAATATCACTGCCGAAGCAGCTGATTCTACCTATGTGTATGGCTCTAAACAGCCAGGTGCAGGCTATCATAAACGTAGCGATAGCATGCATACAGCCACATATTCAGTGAATTCATTTGTCGGAGCAATCAAACTCCAGGCCACATTGGCGTTGTATCCGGCAGATTCTGATTGGTTTGACATAGATGGCACAGATATAGGACTTGGTTCTGATAGTTCTGCATGGACCATTACAAATTCTATTAATTTTACCGGGAATTTTGTATGGCTACGTGCTGCATACAATCTACAGAACGGTACTATTATAGAAATCCGATATAATTATTAACTCCTAACATTCGATAAATATAGTATGACCTTACGGAATCATATTATATGCTATTGAAAGAAATGTTTAGCCCAGTTGGCGCACCTAAAGACGAGCAGCCTGACATAGATTGGATCGGCGATCTTAAATTCTATATGGACAATAACGATCAAATGCTGAACAAGCATTTCTTCCCTGCGGTTAAACGACATAAAGAACACCGTGGCAATCCTAACGCATATAAAATTTATATTCGTACACTAGAAGGCTGCTTAGAAAGCTATTGCGAAAAGTACGAAGTTGAAGATCGTGAAGAAAAGTTCCCTAAAGAAAAACTAGAAGAGTTAGCAAAGCAAATAGCAACTCAACAAGAAAAGTTTATGGAAAAAGGCGACTACGATAAATGAAACTCCTAGAACTTTTTGAACAATCAGGCAAAACTGCTGCTGTTGCATTTGGCAGGATGAACCCTCCTACAATTGGCCATCAGAAGGTGGTTGCTGCTATCTTGAAACAGAAAGCCGATGCTCATTTTCTATTTGTGTCGCAAACTCACAAACCAACTGGCAAGAACAAAACAAGATATGAAAACCCATTGCCGTTTGATGTTAAACTGGGATTTATAGAAAAGGCATTTCCCGATATTGATATTGGTGATACTTCAGTGAGTACTGCTATCGGTCTACTGCAATTTTTAGAAAAACAGGGATTTGACAACGTTATCTTTGTAGGCGGTTCGGATCGTGTAGCTAGTTTTACTGAACTGTTTAACAATCAAAACGGTGTTGATTACAATTTAAAATCAATTAAAGTTGTGTCTAGTGGTGCTAGAGATCCTGATGCTGAAGGTGCTGAAGGTATGAGTGCAAGCAAGATGAGAGCCGCTGCTATTGCCAATGACTTTGAATCATTTAAGACAGGATTGCCAGCAGGACTGAGTGGCGATGCTGAAGAAGTGTTTGCTGCGGTTAGACAAGGACTCGAGCCTTGGCTAGAATATGCAGAAAGTTTAGATGAAGTTAGTTGGCAAGGAATTAAAAAAGGTGCTGCTGCTGCTGGACTTGCTGGGGCAATGGCTTTCGGTGCTTCTGGGGCCAATGCTCGAGTTACTCCTGGCGATGATCCCAATATCAATCGATTAACAGGCAAACCAATCGCTACGCAACAGGCAACTGATACCGCACCTGCAAAAGCAGAAGCACCAAAAGGTTTCAGTAAAGAATATCTACAGGCTGTAGTAGATGGTAAACATCCGAGACCTATGGTCAGTGTTGAAAAAGCAAAAGAATTATTAAAAAATATGACAGAAAAAGAATCTGTTGAAATTACAGAACTTGCTGATGACGATGCCTACTACAAATATATTGTAGCAAAAGTAAAAACCTCTAGACCTTTAAGTAATCGAGAAAAAGAGTTTTTAAAAACCTATACACTACTCAATAAAAAAACCGAGAGTTCAAAGATTCCCTTTGCTGGTGCCAAGGTAGGACATAAGGAAGGTCCTGCAGGTCAATGGCGTAATAAAGGCCCTAAGGCAAACAAGCCAGCAAAAGTTGGAGACCTAGTAGGCGGATCGGCATCTTAAGGTGTTAAGGAAAATTAAATGAAAGCAAAAGAATTTATACCAGCAACTAAGCCTAGAAACTTTGTGGCAAAAAATCAAAAGACCGCAGGTGCTGGCCCACACAAAGATAAGAAACGGGCCGGGGCGCGGGGCGATATTAAACATAAGGCTAAACAGTACGAGGAAGGTGTGGCGGAAGGTGACTATCCGGATGGATCATCTGTTAAAACACCAGATTCATCTGAATGGCAACAGCAGTATCAACAAGCAGTTGACAAAGTGAATAATGCCAAGACTCAACAAGAATACGAAGCCGCAAGTGAAAGAGCTGGCAAGATTAAAGATTTTCTAGCAAGCAAAGGAATTAAAGTAGGACCAGTATTAGGAAAAGGCATGGCGGAAGGTACGCCTGGTAATGACTTCCGTGTCGGACAACGAGTAATCTATACTACAGGCAGGGGAGAAAAGTTTCCTTCTATAGTTACTGCTGTTGATTTTGACGAAGACGCTGTTAAAATTAAAAGTGCAAACAACAAACCGTTCCCCAATAGTGGCGGCGATATTGAAATAGTAGTCGATCCAGGTTGGAAGTTTTTAACTCCGGAACCAGGTGTTGACCCTAATTCTGTTATTGCTGTGTCACCAAGTATGAGAAAAACTACAGAACGAGTGCGAGATCCAGAAGATTGGGACGAAGGCAACACCGAACCTCCAAACAACTTCGCTGTATATATTAACGGCAAGAAATGGAAAGTATTCAAAGGTCGTGGACAGTATGCAGACGACGATCGTGAACAAGCTCACTATGAACAGCTAAAAGGTTGGGCTCGTAAGAAATCAGAAGAGACTGGCAAGAAGTGGGAGATTTCTATTACAGGCGAAGGTCCAACTGCATAATGGATGAACTTGCTGACATCAAACGCCTAGCAGGCATTACTGAGTTCAAAGGTTTAAAGCCTTACGGCGGTAGCAATATCAGTGTTACAGGAATGACCAATCAAGAACTTGAACGCAAGCACGATATTAGACCAGGAACACCAGAATGGTTCCAATTATGGTTTAGTTTGCCTTACCTAACCGGCGAAAAGAAAATAGGGGATACCAAATGGTTGAGATAACAGAATCAGCAAAATCAAAGATTATGGATTTGCTGCTAGAAGAAGATAATCCAAAACTGGCATTACGTACCTTTGTACAAGGTGGCGGATGCAGTGGCTTTAGCTATGGCTTTACATTCGATGAAGAAAAGAATGAAGATGATTTTGAATTTCCTATCAACGAACAATACAATGTGCTAGTGGATGCAATGAGCATGCAATATCTACAAGGTGCTGTTATTGATTACAAAGAAGAAGTTATGGGTAGTCAATTTGTTATTACTAATCCCAATGCACAATCAACTTGTGGTTGTGGATCAAGTTTTTCAGTATGAACCCAGATCAATATCCAGTGTATCCAGAAGATGACGGCCACGATAGATTTCGTAATCCCTATTCACCAGTATGAAAGCCAAAGAATTTATCATTGAAAGAAAAAAATCTAAACGTAGATCAAGAAGTGCTGCTTGGGGTCCTGATCCCTACGGTGGCTATGGTTATTATGCAGGATATAGCGGAGATTCAAGCGGTGAAGGTGGTGGTGAAGGTGGTGGTGAAAGCGTAGAACACGAAAACTTTGCTGACGGAAAGCGTCCACAGGACAAAGGCGATAGCAAGCGCCATGGGATAAATACCAAAGCATCAGTAAGTTCGCTTCGTAAAACTGCTAAACAGGGCGGTCGCAAAGGACAACTTGCACATTGGTTAGCTAATATGAAAGCTGGTAGGGCTAAGAAAAAATGAAATTATACGAAATTTTAACAGAAGGTGTGGCAGGACCAAAAAACTGCTGGCCAGGCCATCGTAAAGTTGGTACACAGCCCGGTACTGGTAAGAACAAAGGCAAACGTGTCAACGACTGCGAAGAGATTAAAAAAGAAGATGTCGAAGAAGAATTTGACACTATTGAAGAAACAATCAATTACATAGCAGAAGCAAATGGCGTTGATCCTGAAGTTGTTTGGGAAGACTTAGAAACACTCACAGATGACGAGCTGTATGTATTTGCGTTCACACATGAGCCTGTTAACGAAGATTGGCAAAAGGCCAACAAGCGAGACAAGACTGATGGTATGAGCAAGAAGGCTGTTAATGCCTATCGTCGCGAGAATCCAGGTAGCAAACTAAAGACTGCTGTGACTACCAAGCCAAGTAAGTTAAAGAAAGGTTCTAAAGCCAGTAAACGCAGATCAAGCTATTGCTCACGCAGCCGTGGACAAATGAAAATGCATAGCATTAGCTGTGCTAAAACTCCCGATAAAGCAATTTGTAAAGCCCGTAGACGCTGGAACTGCTAATAAATACATTATGAAAATTAAAGAGTTGTTTGAAACAGCATCTAGCATGGGTGCTGGCGATGTTGCTACATTTATCAAGGGTGGTTCTGGAACAGATGTAGGCACACTCTTTGGGGGTAGTTATCAGCAAAAAACTGTTAAAAAACCCAAGTCTAAGAAGCCTCGCGAAAGTATATTAAGAAGATAAATATAGTATGGACTTTAAAAAACACGATCACGAAGCAAGTATGGCAAAAGCAGAGCTAGCTCAAATAGCTAAAAATGCCATGGCTGTTTATCGTATGATCAAAGAAGGCGACAATTTAGATGGTTGGATCAGCAGTTATATCTCTGTGGCCAATGATCATTTGAATTCTGTTCATGAAAAGATGGATTACGAATCTCAAGCACAAGGAGCCGTTAATCAGGGTCCTCGAGAATTTGAAGAAACAGTGCAGTACGAAATTAAAAGCAATCTGTGCGAGCAGTGGCTAGCGAAAAAATATCAAGGAAGATAAAAAATGGATTTCAAATCATTACTTAACAAATTAGACAGCATGGAAGCTCCTCCACAGACACCGGCTGCACCAGTTTTAGAAAAAGCTGTTCAACTAAACGAAGATGCACAATTACGTGTTCTAAGTGGACGTTCTACATATGTTGCTGAAGCTAAGAAAAAAGCCGAAGAAGATGTTAAAGAAGAAAAATCTTCAACTGGTGGCACTATTGATCGTTCTACAAAAGGTGTTACCAAACACAAAGAAAATCCCAATCGTTTCAGTGATGAGCCACACACTGAACCAAAGTCAGGGGCCAAATCACAAAGTGCAGCAGACAAAGCAGATGACAAAGCTGCTGACAAAGCTGCCGCTAAAGATTCTAAAGATTACGAAAAGAAAAATCCAGGCACAGTAACTCGTGTTAAAGATGGCAAGAAAGTAGAAAGCATCGAACCACAATTCAAAAGCAAATTCATGAAGATGGTGGAAGCAGCTAAAGAACAAAGCGAAGCTGAAAAAGCAGAGGCCAAGAGAAAGAAAGAGCAAGAGAAAGAAGATAAGAAAAAGAAAATAGCCAAGATCATGGACGAAGCAATGGATCCGGTTGGCAAGGAAGATGACGACGTCAACAACGATGGTGAGAAAAATAAGACCGATGACTATTTAAAGAATCGTCGTGCCGCAGTCAGCAAGGCTATTGGCGGCAAGAAAGAAGGCGGCAAGACAGGAATGAGTGCAAAGCAAGAAAAATTCTTTGGAAAAAAGAAGACTGTTAAAGAGTCAATTGAAAATATCCTATCATTCAAAGACATGATCAAACTTGTGCAAGAGAGTGGCGGTCAACAACAAATTGATGCAGTTGATCAAGAACTGTTTGCATGGGCTCAACGTGTTGCAAAACAAAAAATTGGTGAAGGCCTAAAAGCTGATGTGTATGCAGGTATGGTATACGAGCGCATGGGTGGTGTATTTGAAATGTACGATGTACTAAGCGAAGACCAAAAGTAATTTAACCAATCGCACTCAAAAGCCGGCAATTTAGTTGACCGGCTTTTTTGTTGACTATATAATAGCTATATAGGAGAAAATTATGTCAACTAGAATGTACGGTCCCGAAGAAAAAGCAAAACTAGAACGTCTTATTAACGAAGGCGGAAATGTACTACGTGAAGTAGAAGATCTTAAAGAGGGACTTAAAGAAACTGTTAAAGCTGTTGCAGAAGAACTACAGATCAAGCCATCAGTTATTAACAAAGCAATTTCTATTGCACATAAAGACAACTGGAAAGATCACGAACAAGAATGGAATGACATTGAAATGATTCTTGGTGTCACTAAACGTCTACCAGAATGATTGACAAAATCTTTGCGCCAACTCTACAATGGATAAAAGATGACTTTAAATCCCATCGAGTTCGCTTTGTTGTTGAGTTGCTTGCTTGGGCTATCAGTATTGGCTGTTCAATTACTATGGCACTTACCGTACCCACACCTCCGTTACTTACTCTTTACCCTGTGTGGATCCTTGGTTGTGCTATGTATGCTTGGGCTAGTTGGACTAGGAAATCTTTTGGCATGCTGGCTAACTATATACTGTTGACCACAATTGATAGTGTTGGACTAGCAAGAATGCTAATTAATTAAATAAAGTAAGAAGGTAGGCGTGGCCATAAACCGCACATTGGTATTTGCAAGCCCTAAATTGCATAGGAGAAAAATTTGAGTTACGTAGACGCTTTCTATAATAGAGAGCAGGATATCATCAATGTTGTTGAACGCAATGATAAAGGCGAACGACATTACAAAGAATATCCTGCACGACATGTTTTTTATTACCCGGATGCCAAGGGTAAATTTACAAGTATTTTTGGACAGTCATTGTCCAGAGTAAGTTCCAAAAATGTCAAAGAACATCGCAAAGAACTTGCAATTCATTCAAACAAAAAACTGTTTGAAAGTGATATCAACCCAATCTATCGTTGTCTAGAAGACAACTATCTTAATCAAGACGCACCAAAATTAAATGTAGCGTTCTTTGACATTGAGGTGGACTTTGATCCAGAACGTGGCTATGCATCACCTGAAGATGCGTTTATGCCAATCACTGCTATTGCTGTCTACCTACAATGGATGCAGACTATGGTCTGTTTAGCAATTCCCCCTAAGACATTGTCAATGGAAGAAGCTACTAAACAGGTAGCAGAATTTCCTAACACTATGCTGTTTGACAACGAAGCAGATATGTTAGACACATTCTTAGATCTAATACAAGATGCAGATGTACTGAGTGGTTGGAACAGTGAGGGCTTTGATATTCCTTACACAGTTAATCGTGTGACCAAAGTTTTGAGCAAAGAGGACACACGCAGATTCTGCTTGTGGGATCAATTCCCCAAGAAACGAGAGTATGAAAAATACGGCAAGGCCGCTGTCACATACGATCTAATTGGCCGTGTACACCTAGACAGTCTTGAACTATATCGCAAGTACACATACGAAGAACGCCATACCTATCGACTGGATGCTATTGGAGAGATGGAGATCGGTGAAAACAAGACTGTGTACGAAGGCACACTGGATCAATTGTACAACAACGATTTCCGTAGATTTATCGAATACAACAGACAAGACTGTATGCTGTTAGAAAAACTAGACAAGAAGCTAAAGTTCTTGGATCTTGCTAACACACTGGCACATGAATGTACTGTGCTGTTGCAGACCACAATGGGTGCGGTAGCTGTTACTGAGCAGGCCATTATTAACGAAGCTCACAAGCGTGGAATGATTGTTCCTAATAGAATATCTCGTGAAGAAGGCTTTAGTAATCAGGCTGCTGGTGCGTATGTTGCCTATCCTAAGAAAGGTATTCATGAGTGGATCGGTTCACTAGATATTAACTCGCTGTATCCGTCAGCAATTCGTGCGCTCAACATGGGTCCAGAAACTATTATTGGGCAGTTGCGTCAAGATGGCACCAAGGCATTCATTGACGGTGAGATTGCCAAAGGCAAAAGTTTTGCATCAGCATGGGAAGGCATCTTTGGTTCATTAGAATATGCAGCCGTACTAGAAAAAAATGTTGGTCGTGAAATCGTTATTGACTGGGAAGACGGTGGCTCTGATACACTAAGTGCTGCTCAGGCCTATGATCTAATCTTTGAAAGTAATCAGCCGTGGATGGTTAGTGCCAACGGAACTATTTTCACTTATGAAAAAGAAGGTATTATTCCGGGCTTGCTCAAGCGTTGGTATGCAGAACGTAAAGACATGCAGGCCAAACTCAAAGACTGCATTGCAGCTGGCAACAAGATTGAAGAAGAATACTGGGACAAGCGTCAGTTGGTCAAGAAGATTAACTTAAACAGTTTGTATGGTGCTATTTTGAATCCAGGTTGCCGCTTCTTTGATAACCGTATTGGACAAAGTACCACGCTAACAGGTCGTGCCATTGCCAAGCATATGGCTGGCAAAGTCAATGAGATCATTACCGGCGAAAACAATCACACAGGTAAAGCAATTATCTATGGTGATACAGACTCTTGTTATTTTTCGGCTTACACCACCCTTAAGAAAGAAATAGATCGAGGAGCTCTGCCGTGGACAAAAGAAAGTGTTGTTGAACTCTATGACACCATCGGTGAAGAAGTAAACTCAACATTTCCTAAGTTCATGCAGGATGCGTTTCACTGTCCTAAGACTCGTGGTGAAGTTATTAAAGCTGGTCGTGAAATTGTTGCCAGTCGTGGCTTATTCATTACTAAGAAACGATATGCTGTGCTTTACTATGACAAAGAAGGCAAACGTGCAGACGTAGACGGTAAGCCGGGCAAGATCAAGGCCATGGGTTTAGATCTGAAGCGCAGTGATACTCCTGTGATTATCCAAGACTTCTTAAGTGAAGTCTTGACCAAGGTTTTAAATAACGGCACCAAAGAAGATGTGCTGGAATATATCACTAACTTTCGAACTGAGTTCAAGACTAGACCAGGTTGGGAGAAAGGATCACCTAAACGTGCCAACAACATTACAGAGTACGCTGCTAAAGAAAAGAAAGCAGGTAAGACTAACATGCCCGGACACGTTCGTGCAAGTCTTAACTGGAATACACTAAAACGTATGATGGATGACAAATACTCTGTGGCAATTACCGACGGTGCTAAAGTGATCGTTTGTAAGGTCAAAGATAATCCAATGGGGTATACATCAGTAGCCTACCCCGTAGATGAACTTAGACTACCTCAATGGTTTAAGGACTTGCCTTTCAACGATGCTGAAATGGAAAATGCAGTTATCGATGAAAAGTTAGAAAACTTGATTGGTGTTTTGGAATGGGACATCAGTTCAACTCGCAGTGATAATACATTCGCAAAATTGTTTGACTTTGAGTAAATTGCGGTTGCTTTTTACTCTAGATCTAAATATAATCTTAATATACAGGAGAACTTTCAATGAAAGATATTTTACAAGACATCGTGTCACACACACAAAACCTAGGCTTCTTAACCACAGTTAAAGTCACAGGCACAGACAAAGGCACAACTATCAACTCAATGGCCGATGACCGTTCAGTGATTATGGAGGCAGAAACTGCTAATCCGTACCCAGACATGATTGGTGTGTTTGGCATGCCACAATTAAACAAATTAAAATATTTGTTAGATGGTGCTGAATACAAAGAAAATGCTAAAATTTCTATTACCACAGCAGATCGCAATGGTGAAACAATTCCAACAGGCTTACACTTTGAAAACAAAGACGGCGATTTTAAAAACGACTATCGTTTTATGAATGCTGAAATTATCAACGAAAAGATGAAGACTGTCAAGTTCCGTGGAGTTAAGTGGGATGTAGAACTAGAGCCAACTGTATCCGCAGTTCAACGTTTTAACTTCCAAGCAGGTGCTCATAACGAACATCCAACATTCTTGGCAAAGACAGACGGTGGCAACCTAAAGTTTATCTTTGGTGATGCATCAACACACGCAGGTGAGTTTATATTTGCACAAAACGTTGTAGGCAAACTTGATCGTGGTTGGACTTGGCCTGTTATGCCAATCTTAAGTATTCTTAAGATTGCAGATGTCAACAACACCAAGATGTCGTTGAGCAATGAAGGTGCTATTCAAATTACTCTTGACAGCGGCCTAGCATCATACAAATATATCATTCCAGCACAAGCGGCCTAATATGAAAGAACCAGTCAATTTAACTCCACTACAAAAAGACTATGCGGTATACTTACCTGCTATTAGTTCTTTTTATAGTACCTACGTTGCTAAACAGCGATTAGAAGAATTTGTACCCAACGATCGTATTCCTGCAGGATTCGATCGTGGCATTGAAGGTATGAACTTTTTAAATCCCGAACAAGGCTACTTTACCTACAAGTATGCTTTATATTCAGCAGGTCATGCACAATTAGATTTGAATAAGAGCATGACACAGGAGTCGATGATTCAACAGAGAGATCGTGCTAACACAATGATCTTGGGCGACTCCGGTGGATACCAAATTGGTAAGGGTGTGTTAAAGTTTGATTGGCTCAACTTCGAAGGCCCCGCTGCAAACAAGACACGACAAAATATTTTAGAGTGGCTTGAACTAACTGCTGATTGGTCCATGATGCTAGACGTTCCAACATGGGCATGTGATCACATTCACAGTCCCAAGACTGGATTGAAAACATTTGAAGATTGTCTAGAAAAGACACGATTCAATAACGATTACTTCTTGCAAAATCGTCTAGGCCAGACCAAATGGCTCAACGTACTGCAAGGCGGAGACTGGGATACTGCTGAAAAGTGGTATAACGGCGTGAAAGAATTTAGTGATCCCAAAGGCAAATATGCCGGTAAGGAAGCAGAAGGTTGGGCAATGGGTGGCGCTAATATGTGCAAGATGCCCATTACACTAAAGAGGTTGATAACATTGAGAGACGAAGGTCTCTTAGAAGGCAAGGACTGGATGCACTTTTTAGGTACAGCACAGCTTGACTGGTCGTGTTATCTTACATTAATTCAACGTGAAATTAAAAAGCACATAAATGAAAACTTTACCATCTCTTTTGATTGCGCCTCACCGTTCATTGCAACAGCACACGGACTTGTCTACACCAACGCCCAGCACACCAACAAACGGTGGAGTGTTATCATGGACAAAGCCCCAGACACAAAAACCCTTAGCCAGAATTTTAACATCCCCTTCCCATTTGAAAGTGAATTCGGAAGTAGATTATCAATAGGCGATATCTGTTGGTACAAGCCTGGAATGCTTAACAAGATCAACAAAGAAGGTAAAACTTCTTGGGATAGCTTCAGCTATGCACTAATGATGGGGCATAATGTTGAATGTCATATTAAGGCCGTACAACGTGCTCAACAATTCATGGATATTGAATGTGCTAAACATAAGCCTGACTGGCGTATGTGGGGCGTTGAAGGCAAGAAAGAAATTGAATTCAGCGAATGGGTTCCACGCAAGATCCTTTACTTTGCCACATTCATTGAAGAATTGTTCAATACTAAAACTAAAGCCGAAGCATTTACATTGATCGACAATGCCAATCAATTCTTGACCAGTCTCGAAGGTGCTCGACTACAAGGCGGGCCAGTTGCCTATGGCAATAAAGATCTGTTTGATTGGGGTGATGCCAAGAAAGTTAAAGAAGAAGAATTTGATCAACAAGATGATGATGAGCTACGTGCATTGGAAGAAATCGTTCAAGGAGCATAATTTATGTACGAACAGAGAATTAAACATTTGGAAGAAGCACATCATGCTTTGGACAAACAAGTTGACACTTTGGAAAGAACAGGCCTGTTTGAAGACCTAAAATTAGAGCAATTGAAAAAAGAAAGGTTGCTCTTAAAGGATAAAATTGCTATACTAAAGCATAAGCAACAACTTCACACACAGGCATAACATGGTCCAACTGAACATATTTGAATTGAACAAAATTAAAACAATCTGCGAAGCTGTTGGCACAGAGTATTTTACTCTTGAGCAAACAAATAGTTCAGGCATTGGTAGGGTATTAACAATGATTTATGATACAGAAATAGCAGACTATCCTGCTAGTGTTCGTGTCGAAGTATCTGGCGTGGAGACGTGGTAATGAAACAAGAACTAGATAAGTTGTTGTGTGAGAAGTATCCTAAGATGATGGTGAACCGCAACAAGAACATGCAGGAAACTTGTATGTGTTGGGGGTTCGAATGTGGCGATGGTTGGTTTAATATCCTAGATCAGCTTATGAGCAATATCCAACATCATATTGATTGGAATAATCAAAATTTTGACAAAGGTTACAAGCAATACAAACAAGTTGCGCAGGTAACTCTGGATCAGGTTAAGGAAAAGTTTGGTACACTACGTTTTTACTACACAGGTGGTGATGACATTATTGACGGTATGGTACGTATGGCAGAAAGCATGAGTGGATGTACCTGTGAGGAATGTGGCAATATCGGAAAAAGTCGCGGCGGCGGTTGGATCCATACTTACTGTGATCCTTGCGAAGAAGCACGTGAACTAGCACGTAAAAAGGCAGCTGATGAATACGAATTTAAAAAACTTCTCAAAGAAGGCAGTGAACAATGAAATGTACAACCTGTGGTCAAGCTATTTCAGAAACTTGTTCTTGGAACCAAGGACGATGCCCGCATCTGCCTAGTCTTGCAGAACAAATCATAAACAATCCCTACAAGGCACGTTTTCTTAATCTACTTAAATTTTTTAAAATCATAAAATGAAAAGAAATTATTCCACTGGTATAGAAACTGCTATAGAGTTTTTTACAGGCATTGAGATCGAAAAGACTCCTGCACATGGCATGAAAACACTGTTTGTTGTAGGAGTGCATGACGATCAAATTATTACCACCATGGCCAAGAACAATGATTGCACACACATCTATTTTGGTGCTAATCAAAGTTTTAAAACCGATGGCGTTAATGATGCACACAATTGGCGCATGTGGGAAGACATGATCTATGTCTGCTTGGAAGAGGGCTACTGGTGTACACTAGACTTAGATGTCAGTGAAGTTGAAGGACTTCTTGAAAGCGGGCTTGTTGAGAAACAGCAGTTTATTCCGCAGATTTCGGTTAAACTGCCCTATTTACAACAGCTGGGATATAATGCTACAATAAAGATAGACGACAAAGATTTTAAGGCAACAAATCCTGGAGTGTGGTGCCATAACCTCCATGACCTACTTGGTAGAGACAAGTTTACCAGTTGGGATCAATATGGCAAAGATGAGATTATAAAATGAGTGGTGGATATGCAGTAGCATCAACAGCAAAGCAGAGACGGGTTCCGCGAATGACCGGCTCTAATCAAGTAAATCGTGCAAGACAATATATACAACAAAAACCTATGAAATTATCAATTAGAGAACGAATTCGAAACTGGCTGTTAAAAGACGTTGACGACGCCGAGCTAGTATACGCTGAGGATTGCGACGGCGTTGACCTACATTCTCAAGGTTTCCGTTTACAAGTTTATGGTGCTAGCGGTGGTACTATTGTAGAGACAACTAAGTACGACCAAAAGAAAGATGAGAATCGTCACAGTCTATACGTGGTCACTGAAGACAAAGATCTCGGTCAAGAATTAGCAAAAATTATAACCATGGAGCAACTGCGATGAAACATCCCAATCTAGATGTAAAAAAAATCACGATAAAAGAAACTGATGCATACAGAGTTCGTGTTGAAAGTTGGGAAAGTATAAGTCCACAAGGACTGTTTGCAGTAGATATCATTCAAGAATGTTTAGACACTGAGAAAAATATCACTGAATCCAGTACCTACAATTTTCACATGACTAGAGAAGAAATTAAAACGCTGTGCGAAGGACTGTTGTCATTATGATTATCAAACAAGACATTAGACCCAACAAAATGATTTGGGTTACCTTTCAGAAAGAAGGTATGCACAAATATCCAGCGGCGCTGACAGACCCAGCACTTGCTACAGGAGATGAATATGATGTAAGTTTCCTAGGCTATCCGCATCGGCATATCTTCCACTTTAAAGTTTGGATTGGTGTTACCCACGATGATCGAGATATTGAGTTTATTCAGTTTAAACGATGGTTGCTAAATCTTTATAAAGATGCTACACTTAGTTTAGACTACAAGAGTTGTGAAATGATGTCAGGCGATTTGTATGACGTCATTAACAAAAAGTATCCAGGTCGTGAGGTTTGGATTGAGGTCTCCGAAGACGGAGAAAATGGTTCATTTATTAAGTACTAAAAGGAAAGCTATAATGGCTAAGAATTACAGAGATTATTCCTATTTTGAAAATCGTCCCGACGTTGTTCGGATCTTTGATGACTTGGATACATATCTAGATTGGTGTAGATTAGAACTGCAACCATTTAATCCTGCAGATCTCTATAAGAGAGATTCTGTAACTTATCAGTCTTACCTGGCAAGTCGTCGTCCAGCAAGACGCCCATATTTAGGCAACAAGCCTCGTTGGGACAATAACGGTCGTCGCAATGAGCAGAATTTTTCTCGTTGATCTAGAAGCAGTTGAGACAAGGTACACGGGTCAATGGAAGACTCATGTACCTGCACTCTTACGAAAGGCAGGACACAATGTCAACATTATATCAGGTCCTACGGACATTCCTAGTGCTACCACTCCTGGGGCATTTCTCAACTTTGGCGGCACTAATATCTACAAGGCTAGTCAAGTTGAGCAGATGGGCCGTTTATTTTGTTCCGGAGCAGTTAAGCCTGGCGATCATTTTTTGTTTACTGACGCTTGGCATCCTGGTATCATAAACTTAAAGTATATGAGCGAGTTGCTGGGCATTCCAATAACAACACATGGCTTATGGCATGCTGGTTCATATGATCCGCAAGACTTCCTAGGACGTCTTGTTGGCAACAAGCCTTGGGTGCGTAATGCAGAGAAATCGTTCTTTTCTGCCTTTGATCACAACTACTTTGCCACTGACTTTCATATTGAATTGTTTAATAGAGAATTACTGAACAATGGGCATACTGTAGAAAATCCTTGGTACGAGGAAGAACTTAAAGAAATACTTGCAGGCGAGTATCCTAAGTTTGTACGCACAGGTTGGCCTATGGAGTATATGCAGGACACTTTGCTAATGTATAAGAACATGAAGAAGCGTGATCTTATTCTATTCCCGCATCGTGTTGCTCCAGAGAAACAGGTTGAAATATTCCGTGATCTAAAACATCAGTTGCCGCAATATGAATTTGTTGTTTGTCAAGATCAACAGTTGACCAAAAATGAATATCACAATTTGTTAGGTGAAGCAAAAATGGTATTCAGTGCCAATCTACAAGAAACACTGGGTATCAGTTGGTACGAAGGTGCTATTGTGGATGCTATTCCAATGGTGCCGGATCGCCTAAGCTATAGCGAAATGGCTCTTGATACATTTAAGTATCCTAGCAAATGGACTGAAAGTTTTGAAGCATATACTGTATATCGTCCAGACATCTGTAAAACAATTATAGAACATATGGAAAATTACAGAACTCGTATATCTAGCCTAAATAAACAGGTAGATATACTAAAAGAAAACTTTTTTAGTTGCAATAAACTATTAGAGATGTTAAAATAATATAACAAATGTCATCCACGACATTAACTCGGAGAAATAAAATTGACAAGTAAAGAAACAGGCTTGGACGCAATGGCAGGCGATGGCGGATATGAAGAAGCATACCTATCAGATGTACTTCGCTTTAAAATGAAGCGTGAAGGAAAACGCTTTTGGGCAGGCGATAACATCAGCGACTATCTGTATGAAGGCGATATAGAACGACTAATTGACGAAGCAACGCCCGCATTTGAACAAGTGCTAGACAAGTTGCTCATTGATCGCGAGAACGATCCTAACAGTAAAGGTACAGCCCGTCGACTGGCTAAAATGTACTTCAATGAAATCATGGAAGGTAGATATCAAGCTGCTCCAGATTGTACTGCTTTTCCCAACGATAGTGAGGATAGATATGAGGGTATGTTGGTTGTTCGCAGTGAGCTTCGTAGCATGTGCAGTCACCATCACCAGCCTGTGGCTGGCGTCGCGTATATCGGTATCATCGCCGCACAAAAACTTATCGGCTTGTCAAAGTACACAAGAATAGCACAGTGGTGTGCTAGACGTGGTACTCTGCAAGAAGAACTATGTAACGACATTGCCCGTGAGATTAGCAAGGCAACTGATAGCGACAATGTAGCAGTCTATATACAGGCCACACATGGTTGCTGTGAGAATCGTGGCATCATGGCACACTCTAGTCTAACACAGACTACAGTACTTAAAGGTTCGTTTAAAGATGATCCTCACACAAAGAAAGAGTTTTTTGATAACATCAAACTACAACAAGAGTTTGCACCACGATAAGGAATATCATGAGCCAAGTATATGTAATTAAACCTCTAGAGAAGAAAAGCATTGTCTACCATGTAGAAATGTATCGTAATAATCCAGACGGTAGCGTCGGTTGGTTTAACCTCGACGAAACATATCGTTGGGGGCAAGGCTTTGTAGAAGGCGACCTAGATTGCAATCTTCCTTGGGAAGGTGACGATGTTGCCTATGCCAGAGCAGATGTGGGCTGGGGTTGCGAGTTCGATGATAGTTGTAGCATCGAATTTGAATTCAGCGATGATATCGACGAGGCTGAACAAGAATCTATTCGTGAAGCCTATTACGAAGGCGGCGCTGGCTGGCTGTTTGACGGTGAGCATGAATGGCTGGAAGAAGACACTGCTGTACACATCATTGCGCCTTATCAGGTAGATCTGTGCGAAGATGATGGTACAGTCATTGAAGAAAATGTTAAACTTAAACCAAGGCCTGATCCAAGAACTTCTTGGCCGTGGAGTGTAGATAATCCTAAACCAGAAGAATAGCATTATGACTACCGCAAAAGAACTAACCGATAATTTAATTAATCGTGCAAAAAACTTGCAGGAGTTTGTTGTAGAACGAGACTGGGATTTAATTCCCGCTGGTGTAATCAAATATAACATACAGCACACTGTGGGCCAACCTGCACGTATCTTTGTACACGCAATGACACAACAAGAAGCAGAGCGTCAAGTAGATGATTGGTTTGGTGAAGGTGTAGAATGATTAAACCTCTACGTAATGACCTAATGGTACAACAACAGGTAGACGATGCTTGGCAGCATTTTGTCGGTGTAATCATGCTGAATCAAACTGGACGCAAAGCTGTAAAGACCACGCTACCAGAATTCCTATATTGGTTTCCTACAGCACTATCTTTGTTACACGCAGACGAAGAGTTTGTCAAAAGCATTATCCAACCCTTGGGAATGGTTAATGTTCGCTATAGTCGTTTGATTAGAATGAGTCAAGACTATTTGACTTGGGACGGAAATGATGCTACAAAGTTATATGGCATTGGAAAATACGGCAGCGACAGCTATGAAATTTTTTACAAGAACAATTATGGCGTAATGCCTACGGACAAAGAATTAATAAGATACCTCAAGGAAGAAGTTGAAAATGTTTTTGAAACTGCTTGAACAGTTAGGTCGCAAACGTATCATTTTTGATCGTGTTTGCAACGAGCCTTACCTAGAACGCTACTATGTGTTTTTAAAAGATCGAACGCACTTTCCATTCAACATATTCTTACACAAATTCCTAAAAGGTGATCCCGATGATGTACATGATCATCCGTGGCCTTACGCCACTCTAATTTTAAAAGGAGGTTACTACGAATACACTCCTAATTTTGAATATGGCAAAATGGTCGGAGAAACTAAGCATTGGCGCGGGCCTGGACACTTTCGAATCTGTAGTTCTAATAGCTATCATCGTATCGAATTAAAACAAGGAGTCACTGCTTGGACTCTGTTCATGCCCGGCCCACACAAACGCGATTGGGGATTTTTAGTCAACAACAAATGGATTCAACACGAGCAGTATCTTAAGGAGCGTCATGGAAAAGCGTAAAGTAAGTTGGCAAGAGTTTCAAGGCCTAGTGGCAAAGATTTGTAGAGATATTTCTCTAAATAAATGGCGCCCAGATTACGTAGTAGGCATTACCCGAGGCGGGCTATTGCCTGCTGTCATGATCAGTCAGTATTTTAATATTCCCTGCGAAACACTGAAAGTAAGTCTACGAGACAACGGCGGTGATCATGCCACTGAAAGCAATCTTTGGATGTCTGAAGATGCATTCGGTTATCCTATATACGACCTTATGGTGTCAGGCGGTGAAAAAAAGAATATACTGGTAGTAGACGATATCAACGATACAGGTGCAACTATTAACTGGATTTTAAACGATTGGCAATCTGGATGTTTACCCGATGACGAAAGATGGCTTGACGAAATATGGAATCAAAATGTAAAGTTTGCCACAATATTCGATAACCTTGCCAGCGAGTCCAAAGTCAAAATGGACTATGTTGGGGAAGAGATCAACAAAGCAGAAAATCCTGTATGGATTGAATTTCCCTTTGAAGAGTGGTGGACTAAATGAGAAAAGAAGATTACATACTAGCAGATGCAGAGAAGGAAGGTATTGCACCGTGGAAGGACTTGGTCCGGGAAGACTTCCATGTCAAGGTCTTTAAAGATAAGTACCCTGTATCCGAAGGTCATTTGTTGTTTGTGCCGCAGTATGCAGCCGATGGAGTGATTGTCGACTGCTTTAGTGATGCACTAACACACGGCAAAGATATGGTAGAGAAAGGTGAGTGGGATGGATTTAATATTGGAATCAATTGGGGTGAGGCAGCGGGTCAGACCGTAATGTACCCGCATATACATCTAATTCCAAGACGCAAAGGAGACATGGCGGATCCTCGTGGCGGTGTTAGACATGTTATTCCAGAAAAAGGAAATTATAAAAAATGAGCAGAGCTTTATTCATAGGTGATAGTCAAACTTGTGGCTACTGGAGTCACCCGACTAAAGTAGGGCCGGGTAGTTATTCTTATTGGAACGACAACAACTATGCAGAAATCTACGGAGAAGATAATAACAAACCCGTAGCTATATATGCAATGGCAGGTGTTTGTAATCGAGTCTACACTGATTGGCTAGCTAACATGTTTAAAAAATATGATGATATAGACGAAGTGTTTATATGTCTAGCACCATTCAATAGATTTAGACTGGCTTTTGACGGTGAGTTGTCTGACGAAATTATACCCATTGACTACTTTACCGAAAAGATGAGTGCGTCCGATGGTGTCGTTGATAGGTATTGTGATCAAACTATACAAAATGAAAAAATACAACTATTTCAGAAATCACGCGATAAAGACTACAGTAATTTTCCCGGGCTAGATATTGACATGGGCAAAGGACTGGCATCACCAAATCTTCGTAAAAACACCTATATGGAAGTTAAGTTATTTTTTGAACTTAATACATTTTTAGAAAAACGTGATTTTTTACTAGATGTCTATGTATGGGATCGCATGTGTGCGGAACATGGTGCCAAACTTTATCTTTTTAATTTTACAGAACGATTAAAATTTCCTAGTAATTTTGAATATTATGGAAAATTAAACAATACTGTGATTGCTACTAAAACCGTTGAAGCCTATCTCGCTGACAAACTAATAGACCATACAAAATTCTATCTAGAAGACAACGAACATTATAATCGTGAATATCACAAGTATATCTCGGATAAATATCTGCCCTGGTTAAAGACACAATGAAAATATTGATTGCGGGAGACAGTTTTGCTACTGTATGGCCGAATGCCGAGTTGGGTTGGCCTACACTGCTCGCTGCAAAATACAATGTGGTTAATCTAGCACAGGCGGGCATAGGAGAATACAAGATTCTAAAACAAATCGAATCTCAGCATGTTGCAAGTTTTGACATGGTGATTGTGAGTCATACCAGTCCCAGTCGACTGCATACCCCGCAACATCCCATACATAAACAAGGGCTGCATAAAGATTGTGATTTGATTTTAAATGATCTGCTCGATAGGTCTTCATTTAGAAATCCCAGTCTTAAGGCCGCACAAGAATATTTCAAATATCATTATGATGATCAATATCAAATAGACATTTATAATTTAATTAGAAAACAGATCAAACTGTTGATCACTGTGCCATATATCAGCATGAGTCATATTGATATTGTTAATCAACTTGCAGTAGAAAACAATCATATTGATTTTAGTGGCCTTTGGTCTAAGGAGCGAGGAAATATAAATCATTATACCATTGAAGGCAATTCTAAAATATTTGAAACATTAAAGGACATCATCAGTGCATGAAATTCTGGTTCCGTGGAATAAAGAACAAACTGGGTTTTGGTGGAATGAAACTTGTGCTATGGTATTGGAACACTTTGGCCTGCCAGGCGATCGATATACCAGTCATCCAGAGACCGATCAGATGACATTTAAATTTCATAACGAACACGATGCTATGATGTGCAAAATATTGTTAAGCGACAGAATATGATCAAATACATTGTTGGATTTATTGTTGCTTGCGTCCTTTGGATAATTGTACTTTCTCGAGTAGAGCTTCCCGAATATCGAGTGTACGATTGTAGTATGGCTGAATGGCATCCTGATATTCCCATCGATGTAAAAGAAGAATGTCGTAAGCGTAGATATCAAGATTGGAAACATAAAAACGACAATGCCATTTAATTAGGAGTTGAAATTGAAAAATTGGACAGTTACCGTTGAAGAAGATCTCGACACAGGTGATCTTGTTTTGCCGTTACCTCAAGATATGCTCAATCTACAAGGTTGGGTAGAAGGCGACACATTAGAATGGATAGATCAAAAAGATGGTAGTTGGCAACTCAAAAAGGTTGACACAACTAGTGAAAAGAGTGTATAATATACTATGAGCAAAATTAAAATCGCAGAGCTGTTTTACAGCATACAAGGTGAAGGTAGATACATGGGTGTGCCTAGTGTATTCTTACGCACATTCGGGTGTAACTTTAAATGTGCCGGCTTCGGTATGCCTCGTGGGGAAGTAAGTCACGAAGCTACTGACATTGCGGCTACACATAAAATGATTACGCCTTTTACAAAGTATGAAGATTTACCATTAGTTAGTACTGGATGTGACAGCTACGCTAGTTGGCATCCTGACTTTAAAGAGTTGTCGCCTATGCTTACTAGCGAAGCAATCGTAGAACGAATTATGGAAATTATTCCGTTTGAAGAATGGCGTGATGAACATCTGGTTATCACAGGTGGCGAACCTTTGCTAGGTTGGCAACGTGCTTATCCTGATTTGTTGAATCATCCAAAGATGGGCAAGTTAAAAGAAATTACTTTTGAAACAAATGGTACTCAGAAACTAACTCCAGAGTTTAAACAGTATCTAAAACAATGGGCACAGAATCCGCCATTTGCCTCTAGAGAAATTACATTCTCAGTAAGTGCTAAACTTCCTTGCAGTGGCGAAAAGTGGGAAGAAGCTATCCTTCCAGAAGTCGTTTGCGAGTACGAAGAAGTTGGTACAGCATATTTGAAGTTTGTTATTGCTACAGAACAAGACTTTGCTGATGCCGAGTGTGCGATTGCCGCATATCGTAAAGTAGGCTTTACAGGTCATGTATATCTAATGCCGGTAGGCGGCGTGGAAAGTGTCTACGCATTAAACAATAAGAATGTAGCATTGCTAGCAATGAAAAACGGACTACGTTATAGTGACCGTTTACAAGTGCCGCTGTTTAAAAATGAGTGGGGTACCTAATGAAGAAGTTTATAGAAAAACTGTTTGGCATTGACAAGATCAAGGCCGAAACTGCGGCAGCAGTACAACTGGCCGAGGCCTCAACAAAAATTGCCAAAGATGCAGTCGAGGCTGCGGAACGTGCTGTAGAAGCAGAAGAAACTGCTAAACTAAGTCCAAAAGATCGTGCTACCAAACTAAAGGAACCTTGGGTAGGTGTACTTAACACTCACGTTAATAAAGATAATATCCGCAATGGCTTTTTTGAGCTTGACTGGAACGAGCAGTTTGTGTTAAAATTAAAGCAAGAAGGATATGGTTTCGACGGCGATAAAGACGAAGAGATTGTAGATCGTTGGTTCCGTGAACTATGTGCTAATGTAGTAGTTGACGGAGATTTTGGCGGCGCTGTAAACACTGGCGTTATTGATATTAATGAAGTTCGAAAGAAGAATCTATGACATATATTTTAGTTGATACTGCAAACACCTTTTTTCGTGCAAGACACGTTATCAACGGTGACGCTGATATCAAACTAGGCATGGCATTTCATATCACACTTAACAGTATTAAGAAAGCATGGCAAGACTTTGATGGGAAACATGTGGTATTCTTCTTAGAGGGGCGCAGCTGGCGTAAAGATTTTTACAAACCCTACAAGGCACAACGCACTGCGGCTCGGGCGGCACATACAGAGCGAGAAGCAGAAGAAGAACGTGTATTTTGGGAAGCCTTTGACACATTTAAAGATTTTGTTACAGAAAAAACTAACTGCACAGTACTACAACATCCACGCCTAGAAGCTGATGATTTAATTGCAGGTTGGATACAAAGTCATCCTAGCGATAATCATGTGATCATTTCAACAGATACAGATTTCGTACAACTAATTTCACCTAATGTAAAACAATATAATGGCGTCACAGAAACCACAATCACGCACGAAGGCTACTTTGATAAAAAAAATAAGCCCATCATTGATAAAAAAACTCAAGAAGTCAAAGCGGCTCCGGATCCACAATGGCTACTTTTTGAAAAGTGCATGCGAGGCGATACCTCAGACAATGTATTCTCTGCATATCCGGGAGTACGTGAAAAAGGCACAAAGAATAAGGTTGGTCTCCGTGAAGCCTACGGTGATAGAGACTCAAAAGGCTATGCGTGGAACAATCTCATGCTTCAACGCTGGTCCGACCACAACGGTCAAGAACATCGTGTGCTAGATGACTACGAACGCAATCGTCAATTGATTGATCTGGCTGCACAACCAGCCGAGATTAAACAAATTATGGTTGACACAATTACAACAGCAACGCAGGCAAATAAAAACGTCAGCCAAGTTGGTATTAGATTAATGAAATTTTGCAATCTGTATGATCTTAAAAAGATTGCCGATCAGGCACAAGCCTATGCTGAGCCACTGAATGCGAGATATATACTATGACAGATTTACACGCAAAACCAATCATTGAAAATAAATTCTGGATTGTTGAACGAGATGGTACAAAATTTGCCACTTTAAGAAAGAACGAAGACAATCGTTTTGTTCTTAGCAACGAATTAGGAATTAAAATCTATGACACCAAAGAAAGTCTAACTCGTCAATTTGGTAAAGATTTCTTTGTTGCAAAAATTATTAAAGAAGCAGACAATGCACTGCCAAACGAAATTCATGGATACTCAACAAGTACTGAACCGCACAATGCAATGTTTGATATCAAACGTAAATTACCTTTGTTTACAAAAAGCATTGATTCAAAAAGTTTGTATTGTGCAGGTTACTATGTAATTAAATTTGACAAAGGATGGGTTAAATCATTTTGCCCTAAGTTAATTACCCTGCAAAGATATACCTATCAAGGTCCCTTTAAAACTGAACTAGAAATGCGGCAGGTTCTGGCAAATGTCTCAAAGTAATTTACCTACAAATTTACCTAGTGTTGAAAGATTGCTGGCCAGAGTAGCTGCCGCTGAACGTAGTCAACAAAAAGACATTAGAATATCAATACAAGAAGCCAAAGACTTAACCGCTGAATTAGCGGTATTAACATCTAAGTTAGGTCGTACAGTTCAAGAAATACATGCTATGCTAGCGGAAATACGTGAATCGACCACTAAAATTGACGTTAAGTTCGATGGAGGCGGGTTCGGTTCTTGATAAATATATACGTGGTTAATTAGGAAACACGTATTAATGAGTAGACCAAAACCCAAAGTTATATTAGAACATGCTAATAAGGACACTTTTAAGATTGAACAAATTCTTGAGAGCGATGCCATCTGGGCTGTGTTTTATAAAGGCGAGCCATTCAATCTAAAGAGTGGTAGTCTAGTGGCTAGCTATCCCGGTCCTAAATACAAAAAAGTTTCATTTAGCAATCCTGGCCATGCACACAACCTTGCAAAAAAACTTAATCGACTTTTCAAGACTCAAGACTTTGCAGTTTATAAACTCAGTCAAGGTGAAAAGATAGAGTAAGATATGGACCGTAAGGATACCTATACTTCGGTATTCCTCAAAGCTGCGGGACAACCGCATGATGCTGAATACGTCAAAAAATTTCGTGCCGTTTGGTGGTTAAGTACTCGAGGCAAAGACGTAGGTGGATTACGAATGACCGATCAATGCCTAGAGTTTGTAGAAACCAAATCAGAAATTAAAACTTATAAAATAGAACTTCCAAAAGATCTAACAATAGGACCGCAAGTTTTAGTTTGGATGGATCAATATCTAGATTCGCCCTTCCATTTACAAAAACGATATATTAAAGTCTTATCAGAAAAAGCAGCCTTTGAACTGTATCTATTTGCTGGCGATGTTAGAAAAATGGGTGCTGCTAAGGCGTTGAATAAAAGGCTAAGCCAAGAATCATCTCAATAAATTATCTTTGAATTAAATATCACTATGTTAAAACTAAACGCTCTTGACATCTTAAATCATAGACAGGTTGATTCAGTAGCTCCACATTTTGCTAAAATAAAACTGGCTGATGTAGACCTATTTGGGTCAGATGTTGAAACTTGGATCAGATCCAAATTGGTAGGAAGATTCTACATAAAAAGACAGCCTGGCATTTCACAAGATGGAAAACTTAAGACTGCCACATATGTAGGATTTGAAGATCACAAAGAGCTGACTTATTTTATGCTAGCATGTCCACATATAAGGAGAAACACATGACCGAAGAAGTTAAAGCACCAGAAGCAGCAGCCGCTGCCCCAGAGACACAACCAGCAGCACCCGATTTGAATATCAACGACTTGTCCGCACTGAGAAGCATATTAGATGTGGCTAGTCAACGAGGAGCGTTCAAAGCAGCCGAACTAGAAGCAGTTGGTAAGATTTATAACAAACTTAACTCATTCTTGGAAGCTGTTACTAAAAAGGAACAGTGATGAAATCATTAAAACATGTAGGAAAAATGAAAAAAGCAGGCTCTAAGGTTCTAGTGGCTTTTAGAACATTACCCGGCGAATCCAATCAAGCATTAGTTATTCCAGTATCCAGTCTGTCAGACAACTATCATGACGATATCATGAAGTTGGTTGAGACCACCGAAGCACAATCTGCTTTTGAATTTGGTGAAGTATTATTTACAAGATCATTTTCCGACGGCCGTCCAATGTTACAAGCTCTGAGAGCTGATAACAGAATGGTTAAGGTTCCTACAGACGATGTGTTGATGATGCCATCGCCTGGCAGCGAAATTGCTCTGCACCAGCTTAATACACTTATTGCTGAACAAAAAAACTGTGCAGTGGATGACTTATGTACATTTGTTTCCGGTTCTAAGAAAGACACTCCGGAAGTTCAAGAACTTGTAACGGTTAAAGACCTTGCTCCTCCGTCAACACCTGCAGTGGCACCTCTCAAGGCAGCCGCTAATGAAGTTTTATCTGATAAAGATATTGCTAAAAGTTATCGCAGTCAAGCTGATTCGATGTACAAAGAAGCTGCCCGTCTACGTAAAGAAGCAGATGACTTAGATCCGCCGGTAAAGAAAGCGGCAAAGGCCAAAGAAGCCGAAAGTGCCTAAACCGTTATTTAAACCGCCAAAGCATCTTGTTCAGGAATGGCCAGAAGTCTTTGAAGATCTTTATATGAATACCATGCCGGTTCACTACCTAGAATCAATTAGGTTGGAATTCGGTAATGGTAGGATATGGGAAATTAATATTGCTGAACAGCTGTCTAGCAGTCACAGTGATATAATTGCCAATAGATTGGTAGAAACATTTGCTGAATACAAAGAAGATATTAAAAAAATTGATTTTAAAATTGATGTTGAAAAATTAAAAAAAGATATACAAAATCAATCTAATGACTTTTTTAAATAAAACGGTTGAAACAAAAAGAATACTTTTTTAGGAATTTCGAATCACCTAAAAAAATTAATTGATGATATTAGTCTCACTCAATTTACGTGACCAAGTTATAATAAGATGAAAACAATTATCATATGAGTGAACACGAAAAATTTCAAAAAGTTATTCCAATCCTAAATGCTGTTAGTCCTAGTTTTTGTTTAGCCAAATGGTATCAACTAACATTATATCTCCAAAACGGTTTTAACCATAGTTGCCACCATCCATCACCTCATAAGATTCCATTAGACGAGTTAGAGCAAAATCACAAGGCTCTACATAATACTAATTTTAAAAAAGAACAAATGCAAAAAATGCTCGATGGCGTTAGACCCGCCGAGTGTGACTATTGTTGGACCGCTGAAGATAACGGGCATGTAAGTGATAGAAGTTATAAAAGTGCAACATCTTGGGCCTATCCTCACATTGGCGAAGTTGTTAAAAATAAAACAGCTGATGTTGAACCTACATACGTTGAAATTAGTTTTAGCAATGTGTGTAATTTTAAATGCGCTTATTGTAGTCCAGATCTTAGTAGTCAATGGTATGAAGAAATAGACAAGCACGGTGGGTATCCTACTAGTCAAAACTTTAATGGGTTTGATTGGTTTAAACAAGTTGGAAAGATGCCTATCAAGCATAGCGATCACAATCCTTATGTCGATGCGTTTTGGAAATGGTGGCCGGAACTTTATCCTAAATTAAACACGCTAAGACTAACAGGCGGGGAACCACTGTTGAGCAAAGATGTCTGGCGTATGTTAGATGCTATAGAAGCTGATCCCAAACCAGAGTTTTGCTTTGCTATTAACACTAACTTAGGAATCCCAGACGAGTTAATTAATCGTATGATTATAAAGCTCAATAGTATTTCTAGTAAAATTAAAGAAGTACAAATCTTTACCAGCGGAGAAGCAGTTGGCGCTCCTGCTGAATATATTAGATATGGATTAGATTATTCAGCATGGACTAAAAACTTAGAAAAAGTTTTAAATAATACCAATAACATTGTTGCTGTAATGACTACTGTTAATTTAACTAGCATTACAACCTATTGTAGTTTTATACGATACTTGTTAGACTTGCGTAAGCATTATAATAAGAATGCCACATTTAATAAAGTTCAGTTTATGACTAACTTTTTACGGTATCCAGAATTTCTGTCATTACCTATTTTAGACTCTGCTAGCAAACAAAGATTTACAAAAGAAGTAGCAAAATTAATTTTAGAAAGACCTGACTTATCAGAAAGTGAAATAGATCAGTTGCGTCGTATGATTGACTATATGAACAGCACTGATATCAAGGAATTACAATTAAGAAAAGACTTTGCATCTTTTATCACTGAATATGATATTAGACGGGGAACCAACTTTAATAAAACATTCCCTGAACTTACAGAATTTTATCAACTATGTCAACAAATGTAAAACGCACAATAGAAATTATTAACGAAATAAGTCCTAGCTTTTGTGCCGCAAAGTGGTACAATGCTACTATATGGTTAGGCAACGGACGAACAGCCAGCTGTCATTTGCCACCTGCTCATACTATACCCATAGCTGAAATCAAACGAAACCCGTCTGCTCTACACAATACCGTCTTTAAGAAGGACCGCCGATTAGAAATGCTAATAGGTGAGCGATGTGACGAGTGCGCTTATTGCTGGACTGTTGAGGATAATGCAGCACCTGATGTATATAGTGATCGAGTTTATAAGACTAGGATTTATGAAGAAGAAGAAATACTTCAGCTGGCTAAATTAGATCCTGGATCAGATGTTGACCCAAAAACTTTAGAGATCAGTTTTGATAATTTATGTAATTTAAGTTGTAGTTATTGTAATGCAGAGTTCAGTACTACTTGGGCTAGTGATATTAAGGTTAATGGTCCGTACATTGAATTAAAAACATCAGGTGGTGGTGCGTTTCAAAATGCCGGGGAACATGCGTTACCTTACGGGATTAAAAATGAAAACAATCCCTACATCGAAGCGTTCTTTACATGGTTTCATGCTAGCCTTAAAAATAATTTACAAGAACTAAGAATCACCGGGGGTGAGCCTACTCGTAGTCCATCATTTTGGAAATTGTTAGACGAATGCGAAGGTACAAATTTTGATTTTGCTGTTAACAGTAATCTTATAATGGATCAAGTAAAGTTAAATCAACTTATTAGTGCTAGTAAAAAGTTTAAGAAATTTGATCTATATACCAGCGGTGAAGGCTACGGGGCCCACGGAGAGTTTATTCGTCATGGGTTAGACTATACATTATGGCGTAACAACTTAATACAATTTGCCAAAGAAGGTCAATATAATATGATACATGTTATGATGACTATTAGTGCTCTAAGCATTTGGACCGTAACAGAGTTTATGACAGATATGTTAGAGCTACGTAAACAATTTGGTGGCCATCAGTTCCATATGAGTCTTAATTTAGTACGCTTTCCTAGTTTTCAAAACTTAAACGTATTACCTGAACACTTAAAACAAACACAAGCGGCCAAGATTGAAACTTGGCTAAGTAGTGTTGTTGGGCTAAGTCCTGCCGAAGCTAATCAAATAGAGAGAATAGCTGTGTATCTTCGAAACGTTGATCGTAGTCAAGAAGATACCGACAGCCAAAACAATAAGGTGCATGATTTAAAAAGTTTTACACAACAATATGCTGATAGAAAAAATATCACATTAGCTAGGGTATTCCCAACAGAATTTATAGAATGGTTTAACACAATATGAGCGAAGACAAATTTTGTATAGTGCCATGGATACATCTTAATACAGAACCTAACGGTCGTGTTAAGCCTTGTTGTGCGTATCTTGGACAAGATTTTGGAAACTTAAAAGATACTACACTAGAAGAAATATGGAATAACGAACATACTAAATCTATGCGTAGAAGCTTTTTAGAAAATAAAATTCCAGAAGGATGTCTAACCTGTACTAAAAAAGAAGACAGCGGTGGTGTAAGCTATAGAATGGCGGTTACTGAAAGATTCAGCCATCATATTGAAAAAGCTAAAAGTAACACATTGCCCGACGGTACTTATGAAACGTTTGAAATAATTTTTTGGGATTTTAGATTCAGCAATATCTGTAACTTTAAATGTCGTATGTGCGGACATGGTAGTAGTAGTTCTTGGTTTGACGACTTTACACCTGAAGAAAAGAAAACTAAGGTAAAGTTCCTTGACAGTGCGTATTATGGAACTAATTTAATGAAATATGTTGATCAGTTTATTGACGATGTTGAAGAAATCTATTTTGCTGGCGGTGAACCATTACTTATGGCCGAACACTATCAGATACTAGATAAGCTAATTGCCAAAGAACGATATGATGTATTTTTGCGTTACAACACCAATATGAGTACTATCAAGTATAAAGATTACGACCTGGTTGATATCTGGAAACGATTCAAAGATGTTAGAATTTTTGCAAGTATTGACGGCATTGATGAAAATGCAGAGTACAGTAGATCTGGAACTGACTGGCCTAGAGTAGAAGAAAACTTAGTCCGTTTATCACAATCAAATGTTGATTATGTAGTATCAACTACTATAAACATTCTCACAGTTTTTAATTTTACTAAACTAGTTGATCGACTAATAGAATTAAAAATGTCGACTAGGAAAGTACTAGTAAGTCACGTTAACTGGCCTAAGCACTATATGTCGTCAATTTTGCCCGAAGAGCTAAAAGATCAAATACGTTTACAACTGGATCAACATTTAGAAAAAATAACGCTGGCCGTAACCGAAGAAGAAAGTCGATGGTTAGCTAACCTATACAACGAAATTAAATTTTATTTAATCTCAACAACATCAACAGAAGAAACCACGACCTTACAACAGCGATTTAAAAGAGATACTATTAAGTTAGACCGTATTAGAAAAGAAGATATAAGAACGGCTGTACCAGAATTAGCCGAATGGTTTGATACATTATGAGTGATAAATTTATTTGTGATTTTCCCTGGATTCATTTAAGTGTGTTTCCACAGGGCAACTGTACTGTATGCTGTGTGGCTAAACATTCGGGTAAGGGCAACGGACATAGTTGGAACAGAGTCAGTGAGGATAAAACTAAAACTATAACAGTTATGAATAGTTCTATACCAGAGATTGTTAACTGCGATAATTATAAAACTATTAGACTAGATATGTTAGCAGGCAAGGTACCGACTGCATGTGAGGGGTGCCATCAAATTGAACAGGCTGGTGGAAAAAGTAAACGACAGCAAGAAACTACTCGAAATTTAGATCATGCGGCATTGACCTCAGTTGACGGTTCTATCAAGACAGATCTTCGTCACATTGAATTACGATTAGGAAATTTTTGTAATTTAAAATGTCGAAGCTGTAACGCAGACTCTAGTACAAGCTGGATTCAAGATTACTATAAATTAAAAGATACAGTCAAGTTAGCTAGTGGTTATCATTGGATTAAAAGTAATCCTGATTTTAGTTTTGATTGGGTAGACGATGAATCTTTTTACAACAGATTAACAGAATTTGCTCCTAATCTAGAACAAATACATATAAGTGGTGGCGAACCATTCCTTGTACCTACTCACTTTAAACTATTAGAAAAATTAGTGCGAGATGGTAAAACAGATATCGCTATTCACTACCATACAAATTTAAATTATAAATGGGATAAAATTACTCCAGCATTGGATCTATTGACTAAATTTAAAGAAGTACATATTAGTTTCAGCATTGATGATGTTGGAGAGCGCAACACTTATATTAGAAGTTTAAGCGATTGGGATTTAACCATTAGTAACTTAAAATTATTTTTAAATAATTACAAATTCATTTATCGTGTAACTCAAACTGTCAGCGTCTATAATTTTATGTATGTTGAAGAATTAGAAAGGTATTTAGCCAACAATAAAATACGTATTAGAGTAGGTTTAAATCATGTTCAGAGCCCAGACTACTTATCAGCTAATATATTATCTAAACAAATGCGACAAGATAAAATTAATTCACTATACGGTATTATTGATCGACGCAATTGGGAAGATCTTTATGGCCATTACTATACTCCAAAAGACAACGGACAGTGGGAATACTTTAAATATTTTACAGAAAAAATTGATACTGTGCGTAACGAAGATTTAAATAGTATTTTTCCAAAACTAGCATGAAATTTATTTTTTTAAAATCGGGCGACTATTTAGAATTAGAACCCAACAACACTCCTATAGCATCTGTTTGGTTTGAAAGCATTTTTTCTAAAAAAATGAATATGAGTTATTTTGCTAGAGATACTTCGTTTATAACTCGTTCTAACGAGACTATTAATAATCTAAATACTGCAATTGATATAGTTAATAAGTTTGCTGTAGAAAAAAATCTACCTCAAATCATGTTTGATAAAATTGTTGGTATTGATCAACAATGGCTCAATGCGTCACATAAAAAATGGGTATTGCACACTGACAGATTAAAGAATATAGTTAATGGCGACGATACAAAACAAAACTATCCCGGCTTTGTGAAATCTTGGCAAAATATCAATTTATACATTCATTCTTTAGAATATTATTATTCTGTTTATTTTACTAATACAAAAGGAGCATATTTAGAAAATATTGATATTAAAATACAGCCGGAAGATTGCGAATACTCACAACACGATCTAATTTTAAGATTTGACGATTTAGGAAAACATCAGTATGACCAATGGATTACTGGAAGCGCAGTTGATGAAGAAACTAGCAATTACAAAACAATTTCGGCTAGATTTGAATATGCATTTAATCCGCAATTAAATAAAGGAATTCTTCCTAATCCAGCATATATAGAGTGGTGTAATCAAAATAATTTACAAGTTATGCCACCGTGGATTATTTTAGGAAACTTTAAAAAGAATAAATGGGAAATTAAACAACTCATACATCAAAATTTATCTCGAGGATTAGAAGTAGGATTTGAATTATGAAAATTTATGTAAATGGAGATAGTTTTACTGCTGGCGACGGATTGTCTGATCCAGAAGTTTTTCCAGATTTGTATCCAGGGCATCATTCTTGCGACATAGAATTTGACGTAGCATGGTGTAATAAAAGGCATGCAATGCTAGATAAAAATCTTGATTTACACAATCACTGGCAAATTAATAATAAGAAATATGTGTGGTCTACAATATTAGGAGAGCTAGTTAATACTATGTTAGTTAATGACAGCGTTACTGTAGTTAATGGTGCCATTGGCGGATCATGTATGACAGGCATATCAACTAGAACTATTGCCTATCTTGAATCATTAAGAAGTCGAGCAGACTTGCCAGATCATGTTTTCATAGGCTTAACAAGCATTGGAAGATTAGGTTGGTATCACGAAGATACACAAGATATTGGTAAAATTTTTAATTGGGTTAAATCGACTATTCCAGGATTTCATTATCGAGGACATGAAAGTAAACATAAAAAATTGTTTGAAACTATTTGGACAACACTCAGTGATGAAGAACTGCTTATTAATTATCTAAAAGAATGTTTACAAATTAAAAATTATGTCAAGAGAAGAATTGGACGAGATCCTATTTTCTTAAACACTGTGGGTGAATTTTGGCAATACAAAGAAATAGTCAATAACTCTAAAAATCAATGGCTTCGAATGCTTTGGTTTGATTTATTAGAATTTGATAAGATTAACAATCGATGGTTCAATAAAGGAGCGTTTGAACAAATGACTGCGTGTGGACACGTACTTCCGCCTGGTCATGCTGAATATGCTAGAGATTTAGCAAGAGAACATTTTGGATGGGGTAAAAATCCGGATGATAGGGATGCCAATTAAGTATCTAGTATAGATTATTATTTTTTTACTAAGGATTGAAATGTATTAAATTGCTTTTGCAACCATTCAAAATCGTTAATTTTTCTTAACTGATCGGCATCAGCAATATTCAATAATCCGTACTGTTTTCCAGCTCGAGCTCCTGCTATACTATATTCTCCATAAAGTTTATCAGATCCAATACTACACCAAGTAATTAATCGATCTTCAGTTTCTTCTTGATATCCAGAATCAACAGGACGGCTGGCTAATTTTACACACTCTCTAAACGCAGATTTCCAAGTATTAAACGGATCGGTATTAAAAACTGTTAGATTACTAACTTCTTTTATAACTTTAAATTTTTTGCTTATTGCCATAGTCATGTCAACACTAGACATGTCCATATTAATAGTTAAGTTTTTAGGCAATAATTTAACACCGCCATAGCCGTATGTTAATCCGTTGATAGGATTTTTGCTTAACCAAACATGAACAATATCTGTATCGTGTTTAGGTAGTAGTAGGTCAAATTGAAAATCATCTTCTATTATTGCATCACCGTCTACTACCCAAAACATTGGAGTTGTTGCTAATTTTGCGGCTGCAATGTGTGCTTGGTGAATACCTTTTACGCCGTGTACACGTTTGGCTCTCGGAAATTGATCAATTAATTTAGCAAAATTTTCATCTGCATTAGGTTCGTTATAAGATATAAACACAATATCGTATAATTTTAATTTACTTGCCACAAGGTCATATTCTTTTTTTTCAATCAAATATCTATATTCAACTTCTCTTGCAGAAATAAGTCTTTTCTTCGATAATAACATTATACCGTTGTACTTAATTTCTTCAACATCAATATTTTTAAAGACGTGATTTATACTAAGCTCATACTTATTTTGGTATGGAAATTGAAGATCAAATTTAAAATCTGGCGCAGGTTCAACTTCCGGAGGAATCGCCCAAAACATATCTGTATCAGCTGTGTTAAGAGCATGTTCGTAATCACTAAACGTATCGATTACAAATTTGTCGTACGGTTTATATTTGCTGGCCACTAGATCGTGTTCTTTTTTATCTATAAAAAATCTATGTTCAATCTCTTTCTTAGATACTGGCTTATTTGTAGAAAATAACACAACACCGTTAACGAACGATTCCTGATCGTTAGATATATTTTTAAACACGTGATTTTCGTTTCGATCATAGGAATTATGGTGACTAAAATAAGTTTCAAAAATTTGATCATTAATTATTTCAATATTTGGCCATACTCCCCAAAACATTGTTAAAGGTGAATTTTCTAATGCAGATCGATATTCTTCATAATTGTTAATAATAAAAATAGGATATGTTTTAGGTTTACTAGCTACTATATCAATTTCTTTTTTGTTAACATAAAATCTATGATCAAATTCTTTTTTACTAATTTCTTTGTATTTTGAAAACAACGCTATTCCGTCAAAAAATTCTCCGTTTTTAAATACATGAGTTATGTTTCGATGAAATGCATCGTATGTTGGAACATAATAATCAAAAAGAAAATTTTCGGCTACAACAACATCATCCCATACTGCCCAGAACATCGCTGTTGAAGATTGCTCTTTTGCATTTAAATAATCGTTGTATGTTTTTATATTATGAATTTCAAATTTCTTAGGAGTTGATGCAATTACATCCATCTCCTTTTTGTTCATAAAAAATCTATGATCAAATTCTTTTTGTGTAGTATTGGCTGTTTTAGGAAATAGATTTATTCCGTCAAATGTTGTTCCGTTTAACCAAACGTGGGTATATTCTTCGTCCCACTTAGATACTCTGTATTCAAAATTAAAATCGTCAGCTACAACAACATCATCCCATACGACCCAAAAGAATTTTGTAAATGCTTTCTTTTTAATGTCATCGAACGATTTTACATTATCAATTTTTTGAGAAGATGGAAATTTAGAACGAAATTGTTTCCAATTTTGTTCATCAATAATATTTTTACTTACATAAAAAATATCATAGACCATCAGTGGTCCTCATATATGTATTTGTTAATTTAATAGTTTCTTCGTACAAATCTAAAGTATATTTGCTCTGTTGACTATCTAGATAGGGATAATCAAAACCTAGTTCTAATTTAATTTTTTCACCTAATGATTTAATTTCATCATCTAGACCATCACCGCCTACTTCTTCAAATGGGCGGCCATATTGATTCCAAATACCTTTAAGGATTTCAAAGTCTCGAACCTCTACATAATTCCAGTCGGTACAGTTTGCTAACCAAGTGCCTAATCTAGCACCATATATAGCATAAAGTCCGTTTTCTTCATGAGCACCAACTGTTGACCACATACGTAATCTATGCAAATTGTGCCACCAAACACGTTCGCTAATCTCTTGTGGTGACACTTTAACTCCATCGAGTAAGGTCATTTTAACGCCTTCACGAAATCCTGCTCTCCATGCTTGAAAAGGACTTCCGGTAATATCAGTATCACTATAACATTCTTTAAATTGACGATACCCATCTTCCCAACAAAAGTCTACTTGAGCGCGATCGCTTTCACTAGCTTCATGGGTTTTCATATTGAGAATAAAATCTCGTTTCCATATTTTAAGCCCGCCATTACCGTAGAGTAAGCCATTAAGTTTGTTTTTTCCTAGCCAACTATATACCTGTATCTTAGGATTACTTGTATCGATGTCTAGATTAAAAAATTTAGGATTAACTATATTATCAGCGTCAACCGTAATAACCCATTCAGTTTCACTTAACTCAGCTGCTGCCTTATGTGCAGCATCACTACCCTTCACCCCGTGAACTCGTTTAGCCCAAGGAAGTTTATTACATAAATCAGCATAATGCTTATCTGCATTGGGTTCGTCATAACTTAAAAATACAATGTCAAGTTCTATTGTTTTCATATTGTTTCAAATATATATTTGTCAAAAATTCGCCTTGTATAAACACTAAATCTATTTGGCAAATCTAATGTAAATAATTTTGTATTTTCTGTAATGTCGCCTGCCCTAATGCTTAACATATGAAGGAGGACATTGGGGTCGTTGTAATCAGTTACTAAAAAAATCATTTCAGTTGCACCGTCCCAAATAATATTATTTGAGTATTTGTCGCTCATTGAAAATATTAATGTACTATTTTTTGTATCATGTGAAATTGTGATATCAGGATCTTGCATATTTGACCACTTTTTATCTATTATTCTATGCAAGATGTCATCGATCTTTATTAGACTATGGGTGGAAAATTTGTTTAATTTAACTAATTTCTTAGTTGGTAAATCAACCCTATAAGAAAATAGATTTTCCTCTCCTGTAGAAACTGCTGTGGCAATTTCTTCATCAATTTTTATATTATTTGTATTATCAAATACCGCATGAGAAGGATATATTCCAATTAAAGATCCGTCATCTTTAAATGTTGCATAGTATTCGACGGTTTGATTGACTGGTAATTTAATCCACTCGTCAAAGTCCATTAATTCTTGTTCCATGCAATCTCCTCTAACATACTAACTATTTCGTCATTAACTAGATCTTTTTCAACATAATGCACAATATTATATTGCTGATAATTTCCAATTTTTAAATTTCCCTGTGTATTAAAATAAAAACCTGCATGTTCAGTGACCCTTTCGGCAGTCCAGGGCCAATTTTGAATCATCGGTTTCATATGTACTATATTAGGAAACGCTAAATCATAACTTATAATATCACTTATATCTAAAATCTTTGCGCTTAGAGCGAATGCTTCATCTGTTCCAACAACTTTTGGTTTATGTTTAGTAAGATATAAATTACTAAACTCTAAAGGGTTTTTTATAATATATCTACCTAAATTGAAAAATTCTGTTGCAAGCTCGGATCCTTGTTTAAAAAAAGTAAACATGGAATATAAATTAGGAAGATTGTTTTTTGTAAATGTTTTTCTATAAAAATCATTTATGATTGTTTCACCTCTATAGGTTAAGGCCTTTGGAGGAATGTATAATTCACAATTTTCAATAAAGTAATCAATCCAATGGCTATGATCCCTAAGAAAAAGCATGTCTGCATCAAGGCATACTGTATTTTCAAAAGGAGATAGTTGATCCATCCAGCTACGGCCATCCCAATGTGTTTCTTTATCCCAGGTAATTACATGATCAAAAACCCAAGGACTTTTTAAATTATTAACTAGCTGAGGTTTATCGATTACTAAAGCAACTTTATTGTATCCTGGTTTCTGAGTATTTTTAATACTTAATGCAAGAGCATAGGCCAGTTTAAGATAGTCTATATTATCATTCGAAGCAACAAAAATTAAGTAACCAAAGTTCATATTAACTCCAGTAGTTTTTCTTTATTTCTAATAATACTTTGTTTGTTCATAACGTGAACATCAGAACCTTGTGTAGTTGCAGCCCAAAAATCTCCGCAATTAAGTGGTTTGTCAATTAGGAACGTTAGCCGATCTCCATTTACATCATGTAAAATATCTTTATCAAATACTGTTAGAATAGGAGGTAATGTATAAACAAACTCAGTTTCAAACCCGTTCATGATATGTTTGGCAACGCTAAATGAAATGTCGTTTCGATATTGCCTTGGGTCAAATCTAAATAGGTCGGCATAATATCTATAATTGTCTTTAATATAATCAACTAATTTAAAAAAGAATCTACTTTCTTCGTTTTTAGTAAACATTACAGTAGTGGCCCAAAACATATGAACTCCGGTTTCACTTACACGTTGATCTAATATACCGCTGCGGTCACCTGTTATATCATTCATAGAATGTCCTAACATCACACTACTATCTGTGTTCCAGTACTCATTTAGTTTGTTAGAAAAGATTAAATAATCACTGTCAACTAACAGGGTTTGATCGTAAGGACTTAAATCCCAAACTGAAAATCTATTTGAATTTACAAAAGGAATTGTCTGGCTGTAAAAACCATCATGAAGTTTTCTTGTATTTTTTGTTCTAGGCTTTTCAATTTCAATAATCTTATCAAAAATAGATTCGGCTCTAGCATACATCTCTGATTCTTTTAACCAAGCAATTGTCCATTTGTCTGTTATTAAACTAACTGGTAATCCCAAATGTTTTTTTGCTAGGCCGCCAGAAATTATACCCATTACACCATAATCTACTTCTGGGCCATTATGAGCAAAAATTAATACGCCTTTAGTCATATATTCAATAATTTTTCTACGGTTCTGCTAGATTTAATTTTTTCGTATTCTTCGTGATATTCGTAGGTGGCAGTAAAATACCTATCTAGAATTTCATCTCGAAATATTTGTAGGTCTGGAATTAAAATTGGGTTTTCATTTTGATCAATTAAGGGAACATTTTCTGTTCTGTCTTGATCAATTAGCATTTGAACAAAAACTAATAGTGTTCTATCAATCTTAAATATACCGCCGGAGTGGCCGTAAGTCAATTTACCCTCAATTTTTTCTTTAAGGGTTTTTCTTTGAATTGCTAGGGTTTGTCTATAATTAGAAAAATCTAAGGCAGCTTTTAGACGGTCGTCCATGGTATCTCCTATAAAACACGCACATTATTTATATGGCGTCTTATAGAGGATTAAAATTTATGAACCAGAAATTGCGCTCAAAGAAGACGACGAGGGGCCTACAGTGGTAAATGTCCCACTTGGTTGTAAAAATCCAGAAGGACGAACCTGATCAACTGTTAGAGTAAGCGTACCGTCAACTAAATCTCCAGGAGGAATTGCCGGTGTTCCGCCTCCTGGCACTGGATCAGTGTATGCATCTAACCACGTTATTCTAAAATTAACAATGTTTGCTGTTCCTAACAAGTTATTAGAAACATTACAAGACGCTTCTAACCGCCATTTATTATTAGAATATGCCGAGCTACCTGAAATTTCAGCAAAAGTTTGAAAACTACTAGTTAAAGAAAAGAAATTAATTCCAGAGGGGCCACCTACAAATGCTTGAGCTCCTGCAGAATTCAATAAATTACTCCACGATGTATTTTGTGCTTCACCGTTGCCGCCAGTTCTAGTACTAGCGAATCGAATTTTTCCGCCGGCATTAAAGAAGAATCTTGCCTGTTCTGCTGTAGAAAATGTAACTGATGCTGTAGCACTAACTGATTGATACCACGAAGAAGTAAATGATGTGCTGTTGATTGCTTCTGTAACAAATTGTCCTGTACCTAGGTCAAATCTATTTGTAGTTGCTGTATCTGCAAAGGTATTGTATTGAAAATTAGGTTGGCTGGCACCAAATCTCACCACATCGCCTACAGCCACTGTGGTCAATGCGGCAGCTGATCCTGTTTGATGTAACAGCGCATTATAGATATCATATCTCAAGGCATCCCATTGAGTCTTTGTTACTGAATTTCCTGCTGCTACTAAAGAACTGAATGTGTTTTGTCCGTAACCAGAATTACCAGCTCCCGTGGCCATTACATTGAATATTTTTGTTCTGATTGTGTTATAATCAGTTGCAGAAATAAAATCACCGATTGCCATAAATTTTCCTTATAATACCAATGCTTCAACTAGTTTGCGATCTAGGTCTGTGTTTGATTCTAATGCAATAGCAAACACATCGTTGTCCTGCGGTTCGGCTGCCACGGCATTGCCATTATTTGCAGCTACAAGACGTTGACCTTTTTTCACTGCTCCTGTAACATACACAGGCACACGCCCTTTGAGAGCAATATATGTTCCGCCTTCAAGATCTTTGTTCATCATAAATCCAGGATTGGCCGATACCACTCCTACAGCTCGGTCGCCATACTGTGCAGCGGTGACTTCTTTGTCTCCGCCTACTGCTACCACTGTGCCTACTTCATATTCTTTATCTGCTAGATATTTTTCAGCAAGATCTGCATATTGCGCTGCGGTTGCTGTGCCGTCGAAGGTATTGGCCAATAAATTTCCTGAACCATCTCTAGCTGCAATTGTGTTGGCTGTTTTTGTAGTCTTAGCAGACCTGTAATCGGGATCTGTGTCTACTGCTGCATCATTTATCCTAGTTCTATCTGATTTATCTACAACCCCAATAAATCTAGTAGCAGTAATATTACCACTGCCATCTCTCAAAGCCACAGAAGTTGCCACTGCGCCAAGTTCTCCAACTAGACTGTTCAAAGTCAAAGCGTTGGTGGCTGTACCTGTGACTGAACCTATCACGTTGCCTGTGAGTGTTCCCGAGAAGCTGCCTGAGAATATTTTTGTAACCGCGGTATAGGCCACAGAATTGTCGTCAGCAAGTATATTACCTTTGTGTACACCTGTGGTATTTCCGGTTACATTACCAGTTAACGCACCTGTAAATGTGGTTGAATGCACGTTGGCCCATTTGGAAACAGCAGAACCAAGAGTAAAGAAATTGTCTGTACCTGGAATCATGCCGGTTGCGGTTATAATGCCAACATTGCGAAGATCACTATCCGATACTCTTATTCTCAAGGTTATAGTGTTGCCTAATCTGTTTTCAATAATAGGTTCATCGCCGTTTTCAACACGGATTCTTAAATCATTTTGATCGCCTACTGTAAGACCGGCATCGGCGAAAGCAATTGCATTGGTAAAGGATACCTCACCCAGTCTAACATATTCACTAGCAGGAAAGCCGCCTAATCTCAACGCATTACTTGCTGATCCCCAGAAATAATGATCTGTGGTTGTTACTCCGGTAGTTCCGTTAGTGTTAACTAAGTTGACACCTTTTTTGATCACCGAAAATCCTGTTATAGGATTTAAAACGCTGTTTAAGGTAAATGCATCTTTGCTGACGATTGATATTACATCACCGCCAGATTGAAATTTTACTATGGTATGATTGTTGTTGAGAGTGTCTTTGACTACCTGTGCTTGTACTGCTGATGCACCTAGATCTGGCAAGGTTTCAGGGCCAATTAATACAAATTCAGTGCCAGTATAGGCATACAGTTGTTCGGCTCCGGTATCAAACCAAAAATCTCCGGCCTGCAATCCGCTAGGAGGAGTAGGTCCTATCTCTGCGCCGCTGGCTGTTCTAAATTTTGTGCCGTCGTAAAATCGTAGTTTTTTTAGGCCACTGTCATACCAAATTTGACCAGTTACTCTTTTTGGAGGGGCTGATGTATTGGCAAAGTTTTCCAGCAAATGTAGGAAATTCTCGTTCTGTACTTCGCCGTAGCCAGCGTAATTTTTACCTACAAAACGCAAATCAGTGGTGGTATCAATGGTACCGTCGTCGACAGAGACTAAGAACGTTCCATTAAATTTGTCTACTTGATATGCCATTGATCAACTCCGTTGTAACTATTATTTATCGTAAATACACCCATTTAAACTCTGCCCACTGCTACTTCTATAACACCACTTACACCATCAAAATCAACTAGAGCTTTACCTATAATTGTACCTATTTGAGGATTAATTGCTTTTCTAGCATATCCTTCGCCTGCACTCATTAGCATATCACCTTTAGATATTTTACCGCGGACCTTACAAGGGGCTCTACCCTGTAATGCAATGGCAACTACATAGTTACCACTACATTCGCTGTTCATTAGGTATGCAGGATCTGTTGAGACAATACCCGCTAGTCTATTTGTGCCGTCTTCTGCTAGAGTTACTTCAAACTCACCACCAAATTCAAGTACTGTACCTGGCTCATAATCTTGATCTGCTACATATTTTTCAGCAAGATCTGCGTATTGTGCAGCAGTGGCTGTACCTACAAAAAAGTTGGCATGCACGTTGTTCCATTTTGCAGTGGATATTCCTAGATCGGTAGTAGCAGTATTTACTGGGATCATAGCTGGAGCATTGAGTCCCCCTAACGCCAATGCGGTAGCTGCATTTACCATAGAGATTGCAGCCGTACTTGACGGTTGCGTTGGATCAAGAATTGTGAAATGTATTCCAGAATTACGTGAATGTAATGTTGGTATTGTGGATGCGTCTAAATATATTCTCAAAGGCGCCACACTGGTGCTAGGTCCTCCGAGTGTAATGCCGGTTGCGCCAGCGACATCTAGAGAAGATAGAGTTCCTACATTAGTAAGGTCGGAATCTACTATGTTGGTTGCCAATTGAGTGCCAGTCAATGTGTTGCCGTCTGCAGGTACTGTGATATTTGCACTACCGTCAAACAGTACTGTGTTGATTGTTCTTGCTGTTTGTAATTTTGTAGCTGTGAATGCATTACCGGATAAAGTGGCCCCTATAAATTCGTTGGCTGATACTATGTTAAAAGTACTAGTTCCACTGGCAGTGGTCACGTTACCTGAGACATTGCCAAGTAGATTAGCAGTGATTGTTCCTGCTGAAAAATCTCCGGCACTATCTCTAGCCACAATTTTACCTATGACATTACTGGGGCTAGCATCCACACTCCAAGTAGTGGCTGTTGATCCATTAAAATTTGCACCTGTAAGATACGTGCCTCTTGATAATGTGTTTGTGGTGTTGGATGTTATGGTTATGTCTGTTTGGCCATCGAAATACACCCCGTTAATGAGTCTACCAGGATTCAATTTACTGGCAGATTCTGCATTTCCCACCAGTGAGCCTATTACTGGCCTAGCTGTTGAGATATTGGTTCCTGCCTGCAGGATTGAAAATCCAGGTATAGCGTTGGCATCATCAATGGTAAAGGCATCATCGACACATACCGCCAACACTGTGCCATCTACTACCACCTTGATAGCTGCATGTTCAGTGCCATTGCTATCCATAATTTTTTCAGCTAGAACTTTGGTTGTATCAAAACCTTCAATAGCTTCAGGTCCTATCAATTTCCAAAATCCAGAATCATATACAAAAAGTTGATCTGTGATATCTTTGTACCAAATGCCGCCGTCGAATCCTTCTGGTTCAGTGTCACTAATAACAGCAGATCCCACAGGAGTCCAGGCTGTACCATTATAAACATTCAGTGCGCCAACATCGGTGTTATACCATGTTTGTCCTGTGATTGGTCTAGACGGTGGATTTTCATTGGCAAAATTTTCAAGCAAAAACAAAAAATTTTCATTTTGTGTTTCACCATAGCCAGTGTAGTTTCTGCCAAGCAATCCTAGACTGGTTGAGGTATCTAGTGTGCCATCTTCTAGCACTACTAATTGCTGACCGCTAAATCTGTTTATGATATATGCCATTTATCGCTCCGTTACATATTTAACCATTAAGATACAAATACCCATGCTCCAGAAATAATCTGGAATGTTTTAACTATCCTTGAAACCACCAAGCCAGGCGCTGCCACTGTAGCAGTGGTAAAACTAACGTTGTTTATACCAAACGCTGTGCCTGTTGGAGTCACAAATTCAGTTGAAGAAGTTGATAACAATGGATTAATATCAAGATTGGTAGTACTGTTGATCAACAGTGAACACAGCACTCTAGCAATGGTGCCATTGTTGTATTCTGCTACCGGTGATATTTGTTCTAATAGTGTGGCAATACCTGCATTAGAAATACCGTCGGATATGTCTAGGCTGAGCACAATACTTCTAGCTTTGATGGTATTATCAACATAATTTTTTGTGGCAGCATCTTGTGCAGAAGTTGGGTCTGCTACTGATTTGATCTTTTTGCTGCCTAGGTTAAGGCCACCTGTGCCGTCAATAAGCAATGACAGATCAGTGTTTGATGTTGTTACTTGTATAGCTGCATCATTGAGATATAGACTATCCACAGATAATTGTGTTTGTACACCGAAGCTGGTTACACCTGGAATGCTGGTAATTCCAGGACCCAGTGATGTACCCGACAACACAGTCACTCCGTCAATTTTAAATTCTTTGCCTGTGGCTAAATTTATGTGTTCTGAACTAGTCCATGCAGCACTGGCCAATGCAGGTAGAGCATCATTGTAGCCTTCGGCAGTTGCAGTACCGCTGGTAGCCTGTGCTGCTTGACCTACATCATGCCATAAAAATACATGGCTAGCAGCTCCTTGTAGTACCACTCCGCCGCTAGCCGCATTTGCATCTGTGGGCACAATACCGGTTTGTTTGGCCAACACTATGTTTTTGTCTTCAATAGTCACAGTACTGGTATTCACTGTGACTACATCTCCATTCACAGTTAGGTCTCCCTGCACTGTGAGACTTCCACCTATTTGTACTTCACTAGTAGGAAAGCCATCATATAAACTAATTCGACGAGCATCAGCTTCTATGGTGACTGCTGATTCTGCGATAACATCTCGTCTAACGTTGAAAGTCATCTGCTTGTTTGAAGCAATGTTGGCAATGATTAAATTACCGTCTTGAACTTGAAATTGTCCTTGGTTGGCATCTCCAATAATCAAACCTAAATTTGATGAAATAATAATCTGTCCGTTAACAATATTACTTGTATCGTTTCTAACATATAGGCTTGCAGGTTGTCCTCCAAGTTTTTCACTGTTTGTCACAGTGACGTTGAATTTAAGATTAGTCAATGTTCCTGCGCTGAATCCAGGTATGATGCTGCCACTGAATCCATCAATGGGAAGTTTGGGAGTGAATGCGTCTTTGGAAAAAATACCCAGCAATATACCGTTGGCATAGAGATATACCACCACTCGATTTTGATTTAGTGAGTCTAGAATATTCACTACCTTTAAACCACTAATACCTTGAGTTACAGAATAATCTGGCCCTAATAATATTGTGTTTGTGCCGTCAAAGAAATACAACTGCTTAGCCACATCATTGAACCATAGATCTCCCACACCCAGATTCAAGGGTTGTTGACTGGATATTGTAGCAGAGCTTACTGGTACAAAGCCGGTTCCGCTGTAGACTTTTAATTTTAATTCACTTACATCGAACCAAATCTGTCCTCTAATAGGACTTGTAGGTTGGCTAGAGCTGGAAAAATTTTCCAACAGTTTGACAAAATTTTCATTAATTGATTCACCAAAGCCACTGTAGTTTTTTCCTACCAGTGTAAGATCTGTTGATAACTCATCTATCTGACCATCTGCCACTGTGGCTAAAATTGTTCCGTCAGTTTTGTTAATTGTATATGCCATTTGTTTTTACCTTAGAATGCTGGCGGACCAGAATGAATAATATAATTCAATGTCAAAAACGGATTTATAACTGAAAATTCTTGCCCCAGTGTTCCGGATGTTTTAATGCCTCCCGAACTGGGGATATATTGACTTTGTCCCACAGTGGTTGGACCTTTTTCTGAGAAAGATCCCACATCACTAGGTATGGCACTATCTACTCTAGTTGCAAAGTATTGTTGTCCAGTTGATCCTTTCATGTTGTGTTCATGATCTGGTAAATTCAATACAGTAAGCGTGTTGGCACTTTGTCCACCGCTGTCACCGAGATTGTCGGGAGCGGTGCCGGATACTCTATCTACATTTCCGCCACCTGCATCAATAAAGCCACCTGTGCTATTAGGCACAGTAAAAGCATTATCCATATTGTCTTTGCCAAGAGGAAATCTACCTCTGAGATCCGGTACCTTAAACGTATTGATACCGTTAAGAGCTGCCGCTCCATTGTAGGTTGTGCCAATAACATCATATAAATCAGAATATTTTGTCTGTTCAAGTTCGCTGCCGTCGCATAAGATATAACCATATGGAGCTTCTGCCCCGGCATACGGCAATATAGCTCCAATCGGCACAGCTAAATCAGCAACAAAGGTGTTTCGTGTTTCTTTGATCAGACCAATACTAGGTCGAAAAACCAATACAGTATCTTGCGGGGTCGATATTAAAGGAAAAGGTTCGTCTTTGCTACTGATTAATGCAGAGGTCAAGGTAGTAGTAAATGTTTTAGTATTTCCGCCCACCTGTCCATCGAATATAAAAGATGGAGCTGTTACGTCTCCTTCCATTTTAAATGTTGATGTAAATTTTAAGTTTGTTGCCGTAGATGCATTGCCGACAATGTTTCCGGTCAAAACTCCTTCAATAGTTTCAGCTATTAAATTTTTAGTTCTAACATTTTTCCAACGTTTCAACACCGTACCACTGTCATAAAAATCTGTAGCAGACGGCTGTATATTATCAAATTCGCTGACTCCGGTAACTTTGAGCCCATCTCCAATAATTAGATTCTTTGTAATAGCTGCGCCGCCGGCAGTTCTAAATGTACCGTTATTGAAATTAGAACTTGCTGTGGTGCCTGTTAGAATTAGTGAACCATTGGTTTTAATATTGCCATCAACATGTAGGGCCTCATCTGGCGATAACACATTGATACCCACGGTGTTGCCAATTACTCGTAGTACTGTGGATGGAATACCATCATTATTAATTTGCAAATCGATACTGCCGCCGGGAGTTGAATCATAAATCCTAGAAGCTACATCTGAAGTGGTAAGACTAAATGTACCATTGACTCCGATAGTAACACCTTGATTATTTCTAACATTGATGCCAAATTCGGTGGTATTGACAATATCAGAGCGCAAGAATTTGGCTGCAGGAATTTCAACATCTGAAACAATCAGTGACTCGGCAGATGTTGCAGCTCCATATATTTTGGTATCAAATCCGCCAAGACCAATATTGTTTTCTGTAATGTTTAGTCCAGACTTGATGGTAATAAATCCTGAAAGAGATAATTTTGGAGTAAAACTATCCTTGCTGAATATAATTACTGGAATATCTTCAATGTAAAATATCAATATCACTCTAGATACGTTATCTGAATCTGTAATAGATTCCACTATAGGACCGCTTCGTAGTCCTGTTGAAAAGTTAGGTCCTACTAGAATCCAGCGTGTGCCACTGTAGACATATAGCTGTTGATTGGTGGTGTCTACCCATAGTTCTCCAACTTTTGACTGTTCAGTAGAAGGTTCAACTCCACCTTTCTGGATGTTGCTGGCTGCCTTCCAGGCTGTACTGTCCCACAACTGAAGTACACCGTCAGTTGTGTTATACCACAGTTGACCTTCAACAGGATTTACTGGTTGTGTTTCTTTGGCAAAATTTTCTAACAGTGCTAAAAAATTTTCAGCTATTGTCTGACCGTATCCTGTTACGTTTCTACCAGGGAATGTTAAACTGGTGTCTGTGCTGGAAGTATTGTCGTATACCGTGATTGGTAACTTGTTGTCTTTGTCTGTAAAATTAACAATATATGGCATTTTTAGACCTCAGTGAAACTGGTTAAACTTTGAATACGTATCGTGTAGTCAATTTGTAACAGTCTATTTAATGACTTTTGCACAGGATGGAATATCACATGCGTTAACAGCTTTCCGGTTCCCAATGGGTCAAAGGATACTAATCCTAATTCATCAAACACAAAATTGCCACTCATATCCACACTGTTGTCAAATGCTTCCTGACCGTCTGGCTCACCGTAGTCTAATATGCAACTGATGATGATATCACTATAGGTAGCTCCGCTGACATGGCGAATCTGCATTTTATTTCTTATAGGATCTACGTTTTCTATAGCAGTTTGATCTATGACTTTTTGGAATGTTTGATTATATAGGCTGGTGTTTATGCCCACTGTATTGGGTGTTAGATACGTGATAAGACCTGTGGGATCAACGTTTGTGCCACCATTGCCAAACACCATTTGATATAGCGTGCCTTGGCCTTGATTGCTAAGACTGTTTACCATGGCCACACTCATATTTTCATAATGAATTGCGTTTCTTTTGTCGATTAAAACTTCACCGCTGGTTGGATCAAATATCTTTATATGACCTTCAAAATGAAATCCACCGGTTTCATTAGGCAGTTTTTCAGGTTTTTCGCTATTGTTTGGCATGATGTTTTCTTGTTGGTTATTCATAGTAGTATTTATTCGGGCAATTCAGAGGTCTTGGCAGCAATGAATTCTGCAATAGGAGTGCGATTAGACAACAGTGTTACACCCTTGCTAGCAGAAAACTCACTTCTTTCATACCATATTCTTCCCAATTTCCTTATAATTGTAATTTTAGCTCCCACTGCTACAGGTTCGGTCAATCTAATGTATGGAGTAGTTCCATTCACTGAAAATTCAGCTTCTACAATCTCGTCGGCCGATGGACTGCTGGCTCCATTAGATTCCATGTATATATCTAAAGGATTTTTACGTAATCGTCTGCCTGAAACAAACACCTCCACTTGATCGCAGGCACCATAGCTAGAAGGAATAGAATGTCTGTACCAACTGGTTCGAACTGCCTGAGTTGGTGTAAAATCTAAAGGGCCAATTAACAATGTACTACCGTCACTGATAAAATTAGATTTTTCTTGATTCTCTGTATAGGGCAGAGTATCATCGGCACCTGCATTAATAACATAACTGCCTGCGGCATGAATTTCTGCAATACCTGTGCCAAAACAACCACGACGTATCTGTGACAAAATATTGCCATTCTTTTCAAAATAGTCAATACGCTCATTATTGATGATAACCACTCCGGGAATTCTTCTACTCGGTATAGGATCAGATAATTCACTGCTGTCAGTGACTTCAATTTCTGTGTCATAGTAAGTCAGTGCTTTGGCCAGGCTAATAGAGTTAGATATTGAATGCCGTTTGTAATGATAGTTGTTAAGCATATCTTTGAAAATTTCAAATGCACGATTTGGTTTGTATATAATGTTGCCAAACTGCACTATTTTTATAAGATCATCAACTGTTGAATCTTCTGTGAGATATATCACTGATCTTGGAGCATCTAATCTGTAGTCTGCATCTTTGGTCAGTCGTTGACCATTTTTATACACCCAAACAAAATTCTCATCTATGGGTTGTCTTGGCAATTGAAACTGTACCCGACCTCCGGTATATTCATCTGTAATCATATTCAGTGTGGGATACTCACTAAAACAGATTATCTGTATATCATCATTGAGAGACAGATTTACTGTGGCAGGAATTACTAGATTATTTCCAACTATAGAATATTCGGCTCTCACATTAGTTTCTATTCTTATAATATCTCCTAGTGTGAGATTTTCTGTGGGAATGTTGATTAAATTTGCGTTTCCGTTATAGGTAAAATCAATCACAAACTGCTGTAGTACTTCGTTGATATAGACCTTTATACCACCTGACGTAATAGTTCCAATAGACTCTGCAGGATCTACTCCCAAGGTGATATTATTGTTTGTGCCATCGTATACGAGATAGGTGGTATCGATTCCCTGCAAGAAAGTTCCATTGACATTGACTAGCACCGAAGATATTTCAGATGACCTTTGTAAATTAACAAATTGATCTACAGGAATACTACGAGTGCTGCCGTCAAATGGCACAGTCTGTTGATTTATTCTAACAAAACTGAGATTATTAGAATTGGCATATTCGCTGGATTCAAAGCATATTATTTTTATCACTTGCCTGAATCCCGGAGCTATTCCAAATTGAACCATGGTTTTATTTTCAACGCTGATAAAATCAGAGCTGTTTACAAATCCGGTATCTATTTCTTCGCCATCTAATGTGACCAGTACTGCTGAAGTCTGCGCATACTGAGCATTGGTTAAAAATAAGTTTGTTGTGCCATCTGCTACAAATTCTTGATAGTCAATTATTCCAATACCGCCTATGCCTATAGATACAATTTCTATTATATCGCTGATTGCAGGAGCAAGATTGAATTCAATTTCATTAGCCACAAAATCAATACTGAAATTAATGGTGCTGTCTCCAATATATTCCTGTTTGATTTTATTCACATACACTGTGACTGCTTTAGATTCTACTATAGTAAGTCCAATTTTAAATCTACGAGTGGACCCATCACCTATGTATCCACGATGTTGCAAAGGAGCGGCTCCTGGATCAGTTTTGTTAAAAACTTTTATACTCACACTGTCTAGAATTTGACCTGGAACATTTTCCTCAGGTGCTGGTACCTGGTCCGGACTGACAAATTTTTCACCATCTATGACTATTTCTTCTGGAGTCATTCCAGATGCTGAAACATAAGCACCGCCTATATTGGACAGTGTACCTCCACTAATCCTAGTGTCTAGAAGATTTACATCACTGATTGTTACAGATCCGTCACTGTCTAATTTCCTAAAGATCAAGGTGTCGCCAGGCTGAGTACTCAGGTATCTGTGTATTTCTATAATTTTTGTAGAACCATCGCCGATAAATGTTGGCATTTCTGCGTTGGCATTTGTGCGCACACTAGAATCTAAACTAGGATCGTATAATGGATCGTCAATTCTAATAGGTCGACTAGTTCCTAACCGTTGGATATAGATTGATATTAGCTGATTGTTTTCTGGAGTATAGGGCAAAGATACGAATGTGGTGCTGCCGTCTGCAACATAATAAAAATCGTTGCTGGATTCTACACTGTCCCAACTGTCAGTGAACCATGGAAGAGCATCCCAACCTCCAGTAACTTCAAAGGTTGTACCCTGAACTTGTACACCTCCAAAATCTATACCGGTCATTAGCTGGACTAATTCTTGTCCTTTCATGCCACTTGTAGGAGCATAGTATTTGTTGATTCTATCAATGCTGTCTAATAATAGATCATTCTTTTCATAGGTAATAACAATTATATCTCCAGCCAATGGCGGTATATAGAATTTTATTTTTCCTTTTAATAAACCATAGGTGTCCGTGCTGGATGTGTAAAGATTTATTTCATAGTCTGTGTTCAACACTGTTTGATTGTTTTTTGTTACTGAAATCTTGGTTTTATCTCTAGTAGGTGCATAGATTAAATCGAAGATTGCACTCGAACCAGTGGCTGTAAACGATTGAGTATTTGACAGTTGACTATATGTTCCTGTTTTGTTAGTTCTGTCAAATCTCATAGTAATGTCAAAAGATCTTACCTTGCTGTTACCCAGCACTGCTGCTGCTTTTGCAATGTTGACTGATGCTCCATTACCGCCAACAAGACTAACTACAGGAATATCTGTGTACCCAGATCCTTGAGTGATGACCTGTATGCCTGATACTTTGCCGCTGGAAACGTATGCCTGTGCTGTGGCTCCTGATCCGTTGCCTTGAATTAATACCGTAGGAGGGGATGTGTAGTCACCACCACCATAGGACACAGAGATAGCAGTGATAGAATATCCGTTGTTTTCTTGCCAAGACTTCCAAGGATATTCATCAAATCTATTGTAGTATTGATTTACGGGCAGTATCTTTCCATCTCTAACCGAATATGCTGGTGGCAGATCAAAGTCAGAAGTTGCAGCTCCGTTAACATCAAGATTAGTGTATCTGCTAGTATATTCTCTAATGCTAGTTCTATACGGTTTTACTTCTTCTATGTATTGTTGAAAACTTTGTAGATTATCATTTTTATAATTTTTAGGTTGCTCTAATGCGCCAACGTTATGTATAGCATTTAAGAAGCTGGTCTTGAATGCCCAATCAATGTAGGTCTGTTCTGAGAAAGCATACTTGATGGATGAGAAAAACAATTTGTTCCATTCCACCGTGAGATCATCAACAAAAATATTTTCTTTGGCGGCCTTGAGAATAAATCTTAGTTCTTTGGTTGGTTGAAGATCGTACAGAGCAGCGTCATAGGATCCCACATTGTCGTAACCCAAGCTATTGACCATTCTATTGTACAATATATCTTTGATTTTTATTGTGCCACGCTGTTTACCCACAAGATTGTAGTTGTCCAACAGGGTTCCTTGACCCTCTTCTGTTTTCGCCAATACGGCCCACCCGCCGTTAGAATATTCTTTTATTCTAATTAGATCTCCCACTTGGGCTTCTATAGAAGGTTCTTGATAGATATTGCCAATTTCTTTGATTATTCGTGAGCTTGGAGAATATCCTTGATCCCACCAATCTATAAATTCCCAATAGACCGTGGTATCGTAACCCTGAGATTTGCTACGGTAAAAAATTCTGCGTTGTTGGTCCCAACCATAAATGCTCCAAAATCCATTGGCTGTGCTGTCACTGACCAGCAGCACTGAAAATGGTCTAATTTTCACTATGGCTGTGGAGTATTTTCTTCCTTTTGATGTTACTGTTATAGAGTTAACCTTGCCCTGAGTGTTAAGTGTTATCACTGCTGTGGCGCCAAATCCATCTCCTTGGATTTCTACATATGGCACAGTTCTATATCCAAATCCTGGATCTACAATATCAATGGTATCAATTTCGCCGTTGATGATATTTGCAGAAAACTCTGCTTGGCGCACTTTTACAGTGCCCACTTGTTCGAGATCAATATTAGAATCAACAATAACATCGTACTGATTTAATAACTCTCCAGGAATAGGATCTAATTTATTAAGATTTTCAAAGTTGATAGTATCTGCAAACGGTCTAGTCAATAAAATATCATTGATATTGTCTATGGCAATTTTCAATGCTTTGTCTCTGTTCACAAACATGCTTTGACGGGGTCTTACGCTAAGTCCATATTTTTTCTTTGCAGGAAGTTTTGGATCTGGGACTGTATTGCCGGCGCGATCCTCACCCACAAGACTATCTAACCATTTTTCTTCAAGCGTAGCCGTAGGCAGGCTGTCAGCAACACCGTTGGTCAACAATTGGTATTCTCTGTGAACTGCATTCAATTGCTTACGATTTTTAATGTATTCAAAATTAATTAAAGCGGTATCAGTGCTTATCACCGTAGGCAAATTATAGGCCAGGAATTTGTCCTCACCAATCACTGCCATAAATGCAGCACCCGAACCTATGGGATTTTCAATGGCCAACTGTATATCTCTGGCGGAAATTTTTCGCTGAGCTAATGACGGCACGATAGTTTTAGATTTTACCCAATAATAGTGTAGTGTGCCTGTAGCAAGACCAGTATTGGGGTTGAAAAATACTTTAGTGTTGTACACCGTATCATCTATGAATTTTGGCTGACCAGATATACCCTCTGCAAGACCTTCTACGGTATCTGCTAAGATGCTCCATTCTGATGGCAGTAACGGACTTGCCACCCATTCATAGATATCTATAGAAGACCCCACTACCTGTGAATTCCAATTGCCAATTCTGTAGGCAAAATCATCTTGTTCATAATTCAAATATTTTACCGTGCTAAGGTCCCACCATATCTGTCCCACAGGTTTTTCAAACCATGCCTGAGTTTCATCTATAACTTGTTCTTCTGTGGCAGTGATATAGATCGCAGGATCATACACAGTTTTAAAGCTGATTTCCTGTTCGGCCTGACCCAATATTTTTAGTTTATATCCATCTACAATGTCCAGATCGGTGATTTTTATGTTGTTAACATTGTCAAATAATTCAATGTTTTGCAGTAGATCAATATCTGTAAGTTTGCTTTGTTGACCAATAGTTTTGAAACTATCTGTATCGGCGGATGTTTTAAACAGTCTTACTCGTCCCGCTGGAGCACCGTCAACTTGATAAGTGGGTGATCCCACCACAATGATTGAGCTGGTAGTGTCGATAGAGTACCCAAACGATTCTCCTGACTGAAACTCTGCTTCTAGTTTTTCTACCAAGAAATAACCTGTGTCTTTTCTTTGGTAGACATAGACCTGTCCAGGAAAACCTCTTGGATCGGAAAATGTAGTTCTACGTTTGTCAAAGGTTGTAAAATTAAATTGCGTGGTAATGGAGTATCCTGCATTCTTGGCAGCCACTACAATTTTTTCTGTGGATGGACTTATAGATATGCTAGAACCAAAATATTCATTGGTAAAATATTCAAAACTTTGTAATTTTTGTTTCAATCTAAATTGACGCACAGAAGAATCGCTGTCAAATTTAAACACATAGGCAGCGCCTTGATTCTGCTTGGTAATATCTGCCAACGGGCTGCTGGCCACAATGGTAGTAGCAGCAGCGTCTATGTCTATGGCAAATCCAAATTGATCTCCAGATGCTATGATTCCACCATTGCTAGTGTCGTTGATATCTGACAGTGAATCTGCAGTTATGGTCTGTAACAGGGAATATCGGTTACCGGCATCTCTTTCATATATAAAAATCTTGCCGGTGGAGGGTGACGCACTATCTCCTACATTTGACCAAGGCAATCCCGCATCTGGATACTGTGCTAGACTAGTTATAGATGATGTAGTTGCGTCTATCAACCTGTGATATCCGCCCTGCCATTTGACTACATCGCCTTCTGTGTATTCCTGGTACAGATTCCAATTACCCTTGTAATTAGAAAAATACTGTCCGTCTGAATTAGGTGCTCCTACAACTAGAACCGCACCATCTCGACTCATGGTCAAACTTATACCAAATTGATCTCCGTCCTTGACTAGTTCTGCCAACTGACTTGAACTCAACAGGCCTTCTGCAAGTGTTGATCCGTCATCATCCATAGCCACATTTGTTGGCAATGAACATTGTGTGGACACAGGATCTAATTTTCTCCAATTAGTTGGCACGGTAGGCAATATTATGCCGCCTTGATTGTCAACTACAGATTCATACAAATCTCCCTGATACCATACTATCGATTCAGCTGGATAAAATACTAGAGACGATGATTGATATAATCCTAGATACTTGGTATTTTCTAAATGCTGCCATTCTGTACCGTTGTAGAAATATAGATATACTCGACCTCGACCTGTATTAGCGCCTAGTGCTGGATCGCACAACGACCCCACTGCTGACACTGCCATATAATAGGTATTGCCGGACACACCAATTGAAATAGCACTACCAAATTGTTCAAACGCTGCTTGGCGGGGACTTACAAAACTATGAGCAATTTCCCACTGTCCTTGAGAATATCTATACAAAGAGATCATGCCCTGATCTGTAAAGCCATTTCCTCTGGCTGCTGGATTGGCATTCACTATAGTAGCTGGTTTCCAATCTTCACTGTTGAAATTTATAGAACTGCCATCTCCTGCACTGATATTATTCACGGCTTCCCAAAGTTTGCCCTGATACAATACAGTTTCGCCTACAAGATAACTGACAAACTGATTTAACTCTCCTAGATAGCCACTTTTTACACCGCTGGCATTTGGTGAGCCAACTGCTAACCATCTATGATCAGGACTTACTGCCAATACCTTACCAAATGATCCTAGTACTGCTGTATCAAAACCGTCAGGTGGGGGTACTATCTGTTTCAATATCAATTGTGATCCAGCAGTCTGTGCTGTATAAATCATCACGTATCCAGAGTCCGGTATGCTGGTGGCAATTTGTTTGAGGCTGTCTAGATACAACACCGCGGTACCTGTGCCGAGAGGGGCGGTAATTCCGTATTCAGCAAATTCAAAAGTTGAATATTGTTTGGTTTTTTCTATGACTTCCCACTTGTTGTCGCCATTGTTGTCCACCCATAGTTTTGATCCAAGACCAAGCAGTGCAGTTTTTTGGTCATCTAATTGTGCGTATGTTGCGAATCTCACTGTGGTGAAAATTCCTACCACTGCCGAGGTGCTGTCTTCTATTTCTGGATCATCTGTAGACGACGGTGCTATAATAATGGTGTTGCGTGTTACCGCAGTAATCTTAAAGAATCCATTGAGATTTAGCACATAGGTGATGCCTACAATATCGTTAACTGAAAAATTATGCAGTCTTTCAAAAGTTAGTTCTATTTCAGTTTCGGATAATTTTTCAACTCTGCTGATTCTCAACGCTAATTCTTCATTGTAACGTAGCACAGTCCATGACGATTTATCAAACGTGATCCAAAAATGAGTGTTGTTGAACACTGTTCTAATATCTAAATCAAGAATGTCATCCTTGTTTTTAAGAATAAAATCCACATGTTTTTTGTTAACATACCCTGCAGACCTAGAGACCCCATCATAGTCAATTAACGGGTTAAGATTGGTAGTAAAGGGAGTGTCAGCTATAGAAAAATTAGATGATTTTATTCTTAGATATTGATCTAAAACAACACCCGCATCTTCACTATAGGTTATTAATATAGGTTGTGGATTAATAGCAAAGGCATCTTTTTTGATTTCAAATTCGAATTCTTTGGTTTGATCTGTGCCGCCATATTGGGCTATTTTAAATGCCCACTCTTCTTTCAATACCACACTGTCATCATCTGTTCGACTGATTTTATCAAACACTTTGACAATAGCGTTGGCTGTGCCTTTTTCTCTAATGAATCCTTGATAAATTCTAAACTGTGTAATTTCGTCTTCGGCTAAATTTTCAAGATATTCTCTAGGTTGATATCCCACGGCATGTCTTGCAAGGTTTCGCTGGCTAGACCCAACACCGTCAGTGTTTACTTCATAATAGTCTTCAAATTGATTTATTCTATAATCAAAATTTGGAACCAATGATTTAGTTGGGGTAGAGTCAAGTTTAGTCCACCCGGCATCTTGAAATTCTGCTGTGCCTAGTTGACTATACTTGCTAGTCCAATTGTACGATTTGTAAGCGACAATATCACCTAATTTGTAGTCTACAAAAGGTTGCCAGGCCTGTATGTTAACATTGTCAAACAAAAATCCAGGGCTGGTATAATCGCCATCCCAATCAACTGTACGGAATCCTCGACTCTTAATACGTTCTTGACGATAGCCTGTTGGCTTATCATAGATAACATCATTGAAAACTGTACGATCATCAAACACAACTACGTGTTCTTTGAGCACAAAATGCAATTTTAAAAAATATACGCCTTCATTGGTATCTGTGGTTGATATAGTAATAGTTTGAAAATCTCTATTGACATTGATATTTCGTGGTGACAACGTGGCTCCGTCATTCTTTAAAACCTGATAATCATAAAAACCATCTAGTATATTGTCTGCTACTCCCACGGCGAAATTAATTTTCAACAATGATGCTGCCGGACTTAGTGTCAGCAAAGATCCTTCGGCCCAATTATGCTGACTCCAAAACATGAATTCTTTAGCAGATGTAAACCAATCTCTGGCTGCTTGATACTGCGGATCATAAAAATCAAAAACAAACCCCACGCTTTTGAGATATTCTTGATAGCCTAGAAGAAAATCTATCACCTGTTGAATATCAGTCACCACTGCGCCGTAGAATAATTTTCTTATTTTTAGTTTGTTGAAATTTCTTCTTCTAAAAGCAGTAATTCCGCCAGTGATCGGAGCTCCTGCTAATTTTCGCCATGTTGCGGTGCCGTTGGGAGTTTCTTCAAACTCAATACCGCTAGTATGGCTGCGTATGCTGCGATAAAATTGATTTTGATATCGTATGACTATTCCATTGCCATAGAATTTTTCACTTTCCCAATCAAAGAAATTCTCACTGACTCCACCTACTTGGATAACAGGATCGCGCTGAGATTGCACGGCGGCATAATAATTAAAAAAAGCATTGGAATTATCATAACCGCTGATTTTGTATCCTTGGTTCGTTTTTTCTATAATTACTCCGCTATACACAAGGTTTGTGATCGGTGCGCTAACATTAAAAATTATGTCATAATTCTCTGGCGGGATAAAAATACTGCTAGAAGTTGATTTTGGATTCTTACTGTCTAGTACATATTTTTGTTGTGCCTGGTCGACAAAACCTGCCAATCGATTAGATAATTTAACATTAATATTTGACAATTTGTCTTCTAGATTGGCAGAGTCGGTAGCTGTGCTTTTTAAATAATTTACAATATAAATTACCAATCCTGACACCGGCTGATCTACAGTAGATTCATAAATTAAATCATCTATAGTCAAAAACATCTGCGTATTTGTATTAACTGTTTGTCCAAGAATATTTGTGGTTACTGCGCTTCGGTTAAAACCGTCTGCAATAAATTCCATGGGTTTTAACAATGATAATACTGACATGATAGCAAATGGCCATTCACTGCTGGATCTCCATGCAAATTCTACAGGGGCTAGATCTCCAAGTTGAAAAGCTCCTTGATTATTCACCAATGAAAAATTTCCAGCAAGCCCAGAATCTAAAGGACTCAACAATTGACCATCTCCGTCTACAGGAATGTGCTGCATGATTGAAGGGCGCTTGTACCTGTCTCGTATACCAGCACGATCACCTTGACGAATTATGCCATCTCTTAGATCTTCCCACAGAATTAAATTATTTGAAGTATAAGGTGCTGGACCGTATTCACTTTCCCACCATGTGGGTTTTTCTGAAAATCCCAGCATTTCCCACGGGCATTGGTGTGGCCTTGTTGTGTCATAGAACCATTGATAGACTCCTCTCCAATAGCCTGGTAGATTCACTGCGCCCGTAGGGTCAGTCATGTTGCTGTAGGTATAAGTGAAAGAATTTTGAGAATCATAATAACTGTTTTTTACGTAGTCAATGCTGGTGCCTTGAATCCATTTTAAAAATTCAGCATTTACAATATTGTCAACTTGAAGTTTGTTATACTGTGAGTTTCCGTAATACCCGCCAAGTATAAGATCAATGTCAAATACATTTTCTTTATATTCTTGTTTGATATTGTTGTAGATTCTGTATTCAAGTTCAAGTAGAACATCATCTCTAAAATCACCATAGGCCACAGTGATGCTACCGTCGTGTCCTTGTATGACTTCTTGTGGCTCAGCATAGGTATCGTCTAAGAATCTTCTAGGTAGATATTTTTTATATAATCCCATCTTGGTAGGAGTTGGTGGAATAAAATTCACAGCCGTAGACACATACTCTCTAATTTGAATTTTATCGTTTTCAGAAAGCTGTATTTTTAAATTTACAAAACCAAAAGTTGAATTAAACTCATAGTCTTTGTTATGTAAAAGTTGTTGATTGTTGTAATACACGTAGACTGCTCGAGAACTAAGTGTAGCAAGATCAAATTTTTCAGACAGTGCGAATGTTTTAATCCCCGTGTCTTCTACTGTGTAATCTATTGTAGAATATGCTCCACTACCAATCATGTCTGATCCAGCAAAGGGTCTGGTTGAATTTTGTGATCTACTGATTTCTTCTAGTATAGAATCCACAAAATCTTTTGGGGTTTGATCATAGTACAGTTCATTAGCTAGCGTGATGAAACTGTTTTTAAAATCTGTATAGGTTTTCTTGGCATACTGTATAGACTTGATGATATTGATTTCTTTATCGCATAACAATGCTATCGACAGCGGGGCAGGGCTAGAATGTTTTAGAAATCGTCTAGTGAGATTTTGAAATCCACTGATATCACGTAGATTATTACTGCCAGGATATCGTCCAACAAAATTATCTAGCATTTCTAATCCGCTAGAAATATGATCAGATGCTTGTCCCAGTGTGAATGTTTTTATTCTTTCATTTAGGGGATTTTTTTCCAGACCCATTGGTATTTCATAATATCCTAGATCAGGCACAGTATCTGCAAATATTTTAATTGTGATAACATCACCAACAGCAAAATTATTTGTGAAAGTAAATGTGTCGATGTTTCTTGTATAGGTGTCACGTAGTTGTACACCGTTGAGATAAAATAAAATCTTTGCTATTTTGTCATCTGTAAGTGTGGTCCAATCGACCACTGCCGTGACAATTTCATTGGTAATAGAATTTACAGTAATTGTGTCTATTATAGGTTGTACAACATTAGGATCTAATTTTAACCAACCATTGTCATACTGTTCATCTATATTAAATTTGTAAAATCCTGTGGCTAGATTTTGATAATAAAGTTTTTTATCAAGTGTGTAGTTAAAAACATCACTGTCTAGATTCCAGGTAAACTGTATATCTCCAACATTATCTATATTAAGATAACTGATAGCAAAGCCTAGCTCTTTGTCAAGACCGCCTATGCCTTGTTTGTAGCTGATAATCGGACTGCCAACAAACGAGCTCACTGGGTAAGAGTCAGCATCACTAAAACTTACAGCATTAGCATCGAACATGTCAAATAATGGGGTTTGATTGACCCCTGTTTTTGACTGACTCTTGATCCAGCCAACGCCGTTGAAGTGATACATGAATCCACGATTTACAAGTCCCCGTCTGATTAACACACATTCTCCCACTGCGGGATCTAGTTCTGAACTTCTTATTAAACTGATTTGTCTTGAATTGACATGTCTAATAAATTTCACTGTGTATATTTGATTATTTGCCAACTTGTCAGTGTCGTTGGTTATCAAAATTCTGGCACCATCAAAAAGACTTTCGCCATCGATAATATATCCGCTACTGCCTTCTATAACTGAAAACACATCTGTGGTGAAATCGTCTATGTAATCTACTGCGGGCATTGCCAGTGATCCGTGATTGTACAATTTTAAATTTGATTTAAATTCTATTATAGGACGTTTTGCTCTAGTAGTTTCATCTGCTTCAAAGCTGGATTGATTTAAGTTGTGAGCATAATCCAACACTGCTCTATGATACCATCTATTGTATCTTGACCATGGATTGGAATCTACACTGGCTCTGTTAATTGTAATGTAATCTTTGTCGCCTGGGAATGCCGCAGCGTCGTCAAAAGGTTGGGTATCAAATCCACCATTATCGAATAAAATTTCAGGCGAAGAATTTGCAAATGTAGCAGATACTACAAGATCAGCAACATTGATTAAGGAAATCTTTTCTCCTACCCCTTCTACTATCCATTTGTTGTTCATGGATTGATTACCGTATTTCGCCGGAGATACTGTGCCAGTGAAATAAATTATCATACCATTGCTGAAAGTTATACCATTGCTGCTTGTGTATGTGGTCTTGCCGAGAATCTCTTTTTCAATGTCAATTTTAGTGTTGCTTTCAATATTGGCAATGATAAATCGACCAAATCTATTTGGGTCAGTGAAACTTTGATAGAACAAAACGTCAGGAGCATCTAGAGGCACGGTGAAAGTTATTGTGCCATTTTCAGTTCCGTTATTGGTCAGTCCTTTATTATAGTCAAACGAGGTAGTCTCGTTGGCTACATCGACAAACTCCCAATCGTCGCTGTTTTCATCTATGGTACTGCCGTCTACAGGATTGATATTTTTTTTGGCCTTCCATATTTTACCGTCAAACACCGTGAGCTGCCCTTGAACATAGGGAAACACAGGATTGTACTGCAACGTACCTGTGTCAACGTTGGTTCTAATGATAAATGGATTACCTGGGGTTGCAACTTGGAATTTATAGGTCTGTCCTCGGTACAATGTGATTGCAGGATTATTGGTCAATCCATCTGGGGTGAATATAAAAACACTGCCCACCCCAGGTCTCACGCGATAGGTGCTGGTAATATTCTGTGCTTGGCCGAGAATTTTAATTGGAGGCGGTCCTGCAGGCACCCAATAGTATTCACGATAATTGACCAACTTGTCCCATTCTATAGGGGGATTCCAAGTATAGTGATCCTGTGATACTATTAGATCATCTCGTTCTTCGTTGTTGTTGAAAAATTTTATTTGATTTTTGAAATCTAAATAGTCCCAAAAGGCAGTGGCTTTTTGATCTTTTTCAACCACAACTGCTGGTTCCAACTGGTATCTGCTTCTTAGTGTTTCGTCACTGTCGAGATATACGTCCTTGGTGTTGAATGTTTTGCCGTATCTTCTGCCTATATATCCAACTTTCTTTTCAAGCACACCGGGCTGAGTCAGAGGATCCAGAGTTGCTGCTAGAAATTTTTGATTAGCTTCAGTTTGAAAAATCTGTGGGAGCAGTTCAGAAGTTTTTCTAATAGGTAGACCACTTTCGGGAAATATTTTATCTGCCATTTTTTATGCTCTTGTTTTAATAACTATATCAGCTGCCAGATGAAGTACTGGTTGACACGCTGGTAGTAAAAGTTGTAGAATTATTAATGACACTATCTACAGGGATTCTGAGTTCCGACGCAGAAATTGCAGTTACAATTTCTATGTCATCTACTGTAGCGCCACTGACAAAAATTTCATCAACTCTGCTTTGTATTTCAAATAGACTACCAAATGACTGTGTAATCTGTCTTGGCAGAATTACCATGTTGCTAATATCAGGTGCCGCGGTATTAATCACATATGTGATCAATTCACTGACGTAAAATCTATCACCAAAATCCCAATTATTAATATCAAAGAATTCATTTATGGCATTGATGATTTTAACTTTTAAATCGTTGTCATTGATCAATTTGTTTACGTTTTTTACTATTTTAAATTTTGCTTGAAATTGCACGTCGGCAGTTGATCCAAATAATACCTTGTAGACCACAGGATGATATATTATTTCATCCGATATAGATTTAATCAAATCTAAATTTGATCCGAATGCAATTCGTAGACTATCGCTGTTTGGTTCTTCTGGTTTTTTAGTTGCGCCTGCAAGAAAATTTCTAAATGCAGTGTTATAACTTCGTGTTAAAAGATACACATCAACAATGTTACTGGAACTGGGATCAATTCTACGATCAACATTGGCATTGTGAATGTACTGGAATTTAAGTCCTGCTCTGCCGTAATTTGCAGTATATGAACTTTCTAATACCAAAGTATTTGTGGTTCGATCAACTCGTTTGACCACATTTTCATTGCTGTCGTAGAAGTAGATTAGTTGGCCGTCGGTATAGTCATTGACATTAACTAGACTTTCTTTCTGCACAACGACAATGATGTTATCAGTATTATCCACATATTGTTTGATTTTATTGCCTGCTACATCTACAGATTCTTGGAAGAATAAAAATTTCAAATCAAAGTCTAGTCCTGCTACCTGCTCAAATGCTTCAGGATTGTCAATGACTCCGTCACTGTCAGAATCATAAAATTCAATTTTTATTTCTTCTGTGCTTTGATATCCGTCGTCAAAGGTAATAGCATCGCTGATAGCAAAACTAATATCTTGCTTCAAGGGATTCAAAAGATTACTGTCCGGGTTAATTCCTAAAATCTTAATTTGATCTTTGACCACATCACCAGTTTTACCGTTATAGGTTTTTTGTGAGCTATCATAATAAAATCTATTTTCTTCTATGCTACCAAACACATACTCTAAACCACGTATTCTAACAAAATATTCATCTGCCTGTTTAACAAATGCAATGATCCATGACGAATCTAAATTTTGACTAGTTGTGTCGCCACTTTTACCAAGGCTAAAATCATTTAACAAGTCAAGATTAGCAGTAGCTACTAATTTCCAAGATGCATCGATTACTGAAAAACGCAGACCAAAATTAAGATTAGCCAGCATGAGATTGATCATCTCGTTTTCTATTCCGTTAGGAAGATTGTTAACAAACTTAGCCACTATCCTAGTAGCAATAGCTTCTGATGGGATAATGTCACTGAACTGCACTGCTCCTAGTCCAGACGCTAGAATTCCCACACCTGCATTGGTACCGTCGCCTGTGATTTTTATAACTTTGGTCCATAGTCGATCTTTCTGTTCAGGATCATTGGCATCAGTAGTAACCAATTTGCCACGTCTAAAAGACTGGCCGGCTGGTGCTGTGAATTTAACCAATGTGCCCGGAGTGATGTATTGCAATGTGCTGGTAGTATATGACCCAACTTTTAAAATTGTACCATCAATAAAATTGTAAAAATATCCGGTAGAATTATTCACATCTGTGGTTATCTGTTTCCAGCGATAGTTTGTGTCACTAAACAAGATCTTGTCAAATTTAGTGAGATAAAAATTGTAGGTATCTGCAGAAGCAAAGATGGGTTCAATGCTGTTGCGTATAAAATTTATAATATCAATTCTATTTGTAAATTTAAATGCCAATGATTTTTCAATGTTCTGTTTATAAATAAGTCCATCGGCGGCAAATACATTTATACTAGAATACTTCCCGCTGGCATCAATCAAATCATAGTTTCTACTGATTCCGCTTGATATTCTATTAATTGCTTTTACTTTGAGAATGTTCTGTGAAGTAGATAATGGGGCAAGATTGTAGTCTTCTCCGGTAATCATTCTATTCTGGGTATAGTATTGAGCAGGAGCATTTGTTCTGATTGAAGCCACAGACTCACTTGGAGAAGATGAACTTACAGTAGACTTGAGACCCATGGTCAATGTAAGAGTGTGCCTGACACCAGTCTTGCTGGTATAGGGAATGGATATTGTGATTCCCCTCATTTCATTTGGTGATATTTGATAGCTTAAACCATTGCTGGTTCTATAATAGACTCGGAACGATCCTTGAGGTAAATTACCATATACTCCGTCTGCGAATGCTAGATCAATTCTATCATTTTCTTTTGTGAGCACTGAATAGATATTTCTAATATTGCTATTGATACTGTTATATGAAATGTTGTTGCCTATTAAACTCGATACCTTGGTCCATTCATTTAACTGTACTCCTGCCGAATTAAGTGCAAATAACCAAACATCATCATTGTTGATATTATTTGTATCTACAGCGATTAATTCATTAGTAGCAGGGACATCGATAGAAAAATCTGCTAGTTCAAGACTGCCTTGTTTGAACATGAGATAAAATCCAGTGTTAGCACTGGTCCCTCCTTTGCCGTCATTCCTATATATAAAACCTAATTGATTGCCGGGAAATGGAGTTTCTTCATAAATTTCTTCTTTGCCTTTGAAACTAGTGCTGACTAATTCAAATGCCATTTGGCGGCCAGAAACCACTTTGCTGTAGGCAAAAATTGGCACATCATTTGATGAGGTTCTAAATCGATATTGCTCTGTAGCAATGCCATCGATTGTTGCGGAACCTTGGCTGCGGCCAAATGCAGTGTTGTCTGTCATTGCAGCGTTTAGCACCGTGACGAATTGTTCTACCCAGTTTTGATTGGTTGGATCATTCCACACAATTGTCTGTTGAGCCAGATTTTTACCGTTGTTATCTAAAACACTTTCTGTGGTGCTGACAGTGTCAAATTTTAACAAACCCTTGGCTGATATGTTACGTTTAGCATTATAACTCAACATTTTAGCAAGACGAAGTACACTTTCTTTTCGTTCCGCTAGTTCAATAAAATTTTCACGGCTGGCTAGATCTATTCTAAAAGCAAGACTCTGTCCAAGAAATGCAATAGCATCAATCAGAGCAAGATATTCACTGCTTTCAATATAATCGTTAAAATCTTCTGGATAGTTTTCTCTGAAATAGGCAATAATAACTCTGCGAAGATTTTCAAAATCATAGCTTTTAAAATCAGCACTCTGAAAAGTCTGATAGATCCTAGTCCAATCTTCGTTGAGTATTAAATTATTTTGTCTAGACGTTGTGGTCATTTTACTATCCTATCATGTATTTAACTATAAAAATAAACTGCTTAGTAAATGATTTTGTTTTCTCTATCAAAATCAAAAGTCATTCGTTCATTGATATTAAAAGGCAGATAGGTTATATCAGCTTCTATTCTTATTCCCATATCGGTGGAATCAATGCTTACTCCGTTGATTTCTATCCTAGGATCATAATTGATAATCTGTTCAACATCGTCTGTAATTAATTTTTTAACTTCTTCAGTAAATTGTTCAAATAACAAATCCCATAACGCTGTGCCAAAATCAGGATTTTCTAATTTTTCACCTTTGCGAATATAAAAATGATTGATGATATCCTGTTTTACCAAATCGATGTCGTATAATTTAAATCCATTTTTGGATTCTTGAGAACTGAAACCTTTGTAGGTAAATGCGGTGTTGCCGCTGGTACCGGTACTGGCAGTTAACGCAGCCACTGATTTTTTGTTATATATTTTTGCCATTTTATGTATCCCTATCAGTGTTTTTTGGTGTTAGCAGTGTTGGGGCTTGATTCTCATGTAACGCCCAAGGTTCGTGCATGGGAATTCTTTTCATGATACTGTCTAATGTTCCTGCGGAGTATCGTTTTTTATTGCCCCAGGTTGAACTAGAACTAGTTTTAATATTAGCATGAGTTTTTAATGTAGAGGCCGGTGTGGCAGCTACTGCCAATCCAGAATTTAAATTAATGTTGCCTCCGTCAATATTAGTGTCTGATGATTTAATATTGGTTGCTCCGCCTGATGACAGTTTAGTTCCTGATCCGGAAACTAGATCGAATCCTGCACCGACAGTGATTTTCCCATTTTGAGCTGCAATTAAATTCAAATTGCCCACTGCTTCTATTTGGATGTTGCCTCCTGCGGCTTTTGTGTTGACATTTCTACCAGCTTCAAAATTTATATCTCTATCGGCTCTAATATTAACATCGTTTTCTGAATGTATGGATATGCTATCTTGTGCATATACATCAATTTTTCCATTGCTGGTCAGTTCAACCCATGCGGTGCCACGTGAATTGCCTATATAGATTAAGTCTTCACTGTTGTGTAACAATATCTGATGGCCAGTTCGTGTACGCAGTCTTACATATTCATTGTAAGGAATATTTGTATCACCTTTTTCTTTCTTAAGTGTATCTGCATAGTCTAAAGGTCCTTGGCCGGCTGGTTTTTTTCTTATGAATTGATCATCCCCGTCGTCAAAAACCAATTGGGTGCCACCTAATCTACTAACAGGAACCGTTGATGGACTTTGTGCCTGCCGTTTACCAATAAACTGTTTTTTTGCATTGGGGCCTCTATCAAATGGCCCGGGGGTTGATATTCCAAATACTGTGTTAGGAATGTTCCTTCTTGAAGTACTTGTGGTAGTTCCACGTACATCGTCTTCTAACAATCCCTGTTCTAAAAATACATCAGCAATAGGATGCACCGGTTTTTTTATTTTATCAGTTTCTAAAGATTTATCTAGCGCATTGGTTTTTCTATTGATTTCTGCCACAGGAAGAGGCCGCGTGGTATCGTATTTTTTCTTTTGTTCTGGTGTCAGTTCAACCGCGGCGGAGCCTCCAATTGCGGGAATCATGTGATTCATAAATCTGCTGGGCACACAAGCAAACCAAAATCCTTCTGCAGTATTACCATCAACAAAAGCACACAGTACAGTGGTGCCAATTTCAGGAGTTGGAAACCACATGCCATAACTTTTTTGTGTGTCATTGTAATCAGTTTTATTCAAGCCTAAATTTTCATACGCAGTGACTCCATAAAAAGGACTGGCATATCTTACTGTATATGTCTGACCTAGGTCGCCAATAGTATTTCCATTATCTCTTGATATTGACACTTCTAGTCCGCTCATAAATCCGGGATCCAAATATCCTACAACCTTGGCCATCATTATACCGGAGCCGATTTTTCCAGAGCTTTCACTAACTGGGGTTCGTTTTTCAATAGACATTAGAAATTTAATCCTTGATCTTCATCATATTTTATACTATCATCTTCAGTATCAACTACAGTAGTTTTGGGAGGTTCTGGTTTGGTGGTATCATACAACATCTGTGACTGCTTGCTGATTGCTTCAGATCCATCAATGAAATCTTGTGGTTGTCCTAGCAGTCTACCCATATTTAAAGTCTGTTGAAATGTGCCTCCGGAAAATTTACTAGTCACCCAATTGATTTTGTAAATTCCGCTGAAGGGACTGACCCATTCTCCTTTAGGGAAATTGTAGAGACCACCTTTACCATTAGTTCCAAGATTGGGTTCTACGGGACTTCTCCAAGATAGATACACATATATTTCACTGCTTTCCCAACTCATGGTAGCATCTGCAGTGACCTGTCTGTTTGGACCAGGCTCGGCAAAATAATTGCTGTTAATCCCGCTGTCAGATATGAAAAAAGGATCTCCTAGAATATCAATATCAACAAGGGTAAGATCCTTGCTGCCATTCAAAAAAGCATTATTAAATGCATCTGCCACCATTTGTTCTGCAGTTTTATCGCCAGATGCCGAACTGGTTTTTATGCTATAATCCGGTTTCACTGACGCACCGCCTGTGACTGCTGATACTCCGCTTACTGCCTCGCCTGTTTGCACCACGGCTTGATTTTTTTGTTCATCTGCTCCTGTCTGTATGTCTTTGTTGGCTATGGCAGCATTTTTGTTCGGCGGTTTAGGCATTTGACCTTGATACCATAATGCATTAAGTGTGATGTCGAATTTTAACAAATCGTTATTTGTACCGGTGTAGATGTAATCGTAACGTTTGGCAATAATTTTGCTTAACTGGCCCTGGCCGGCCGGAGCAGCTGAAGGATTTTTTATTATGCCTGCATTCACTTTATAAGGCACAACTCTATAGATGTATTTCTTTGCACGAACATTTCTTTTGGTATCATATCCCAGTAGTTGTATCTGACAATCTAGTCTATACCACTCAACTTGACCGTTTTCATCAATTGCTTCTGGTTTGATAGCATCTTCAGCAAATTTAGAACTTAGAATAATTCGATTAATTACTTCACTAACTTTTGTCGTTTTTTGAGGGAAGGTGAACAATCTTAAATTAGTATCGATTGACATTTTCTCTTTAATTACTTTCTTTCCATCTTCATCAAGTACATCACTTTCATATTTGTAAACATAGTTTCCGCCAGATGTAGCATCAAACCCCATGGTGTTGGTATCACTGCCGATTCGCCCTGATCCAAAATCTAATTGAACTTCATCTTTAGTATCACTGATCTTTGTTTCTGCGGGTTTGTTGGGATCGGCAGTGGCTTTTAACACTTCGGTGGCATTTGTAGATTTAATTACACCTATATCATCTGAAGAATCTTTTGGAAATACAATTTGATATATATCTGCTAGATCCTGCTGGTCAGATTTGACCAAATCTTGTTGTATTCTATTTAGAGCATTGGTTAGGCTTCTTGAACCAGATGCCAATACACTCTTAACTGTTTCTCCTGTTATAGAAATGTCGCTGGGTAATATATTGACTAGATCACTGAAACCGCTGAAGTGCAGGGGCATAGCGACCACTGAATATTTGCTGCCACCTTCGTCAACTTTAAAGTTAATTTCATTTATTCTAATGGTAAAAAATCTAGTTAATTTAGCTGTTGATGCCAGCATGGCTCCGTTGTCCTTCATCCCTTTAAATTCTAACACTAGAAGGTAAGGAGTTTCTACTAGATAACTAGGATATCCCGCATTTACTGCTGCAACTTTCATGCTTTGTAAAAACATCCCCATTGAATACGGTTCGTACACATCGAATGTAATGTTACAATTATTGGTATTTCCTTCTTTAGCCCCTGGTGCCAAATTGTGTTTCATAGAGAAGTTGTCAATGAAATATTCTGGAGCACCATTCACTGTATTGGTTCTTCGTGCATCATAACGGCCTGCTGATGATAGAATTACATTTGATAATCTTGTGGGATTATTTCTGTATAAATCCGGATTGTTAAATTCGTTGGGAGTAAGGCAAGACAGCGTCCAGAGAGGAGAATATGAAGCAAACTGTTCCAGTATATTTTGATAAGGCGGTCCTCCTGCTATAGGTTTCAAAAATGATACAGCAAGCGGTGGAAGTTTTGTAGGATCAGGTTCCCATGATTTTATTTTATCTATGGCAATAGTGGCACCTTGAGAAAATGCATTGGTAACTTGTCTGGCTGTTCCGGTTACTGTGCTTATGGCATTAGTTACCTGTGAAATAGGATTACCATCTGGCTTGACAAAAGATTCTATTTTATTACCAATGTCTCTAAAACTAGGTGGGCTTGTTTGAGTATAGGCCGACCCTAGTCTAGCATATTTTTCTGTTGGAGTTTCACCTGAACCAAAAATTGACATTTTAAATTCCGATATATTTTTCTATATTTGATTTTTTTGGGCAGAATATAACGGTTCCCGGAACAAAATCAAAAATTGGATCTTTTATAGTTTCCATATTTCTTTGCGTAAACACCCACCATAGTTTGGCATTACCATAAAGATCAAATGCCAATAAGTCAGGACGATGTCGGTATTGTGTTTCTATAATATAACGATAATCATCTGCCTCTGAAGGCACAGGTCGAATAGTTAATAATTCTAAATAAAAATTATTTTCTTTTGTTGTATAATAGGGTGATGCTCGATTATATGAAGCCATTAGATGTATCCTTGGCCGCCAACAATTTGACCGTTGGCGTAACTTTTGAGATTGAATTGTCTTAATCTTGTTCTATTATAAATTGGCGCTACTGTTACCGATATAGTGCTCATTATAGGCACCCACGTTGGTGCTCCACCTTTAGGAGTATACTTGATATAACTTGTATCATCTTTGAAATCAACTGAAAAACTTTTTACAATTACAGGAACATTATTAAAAACTCTTGCACCGTATCCAGTGAGGTTACAGATAATAGGCGGATTGCCTACGTTTTCGCCCGAACCAAAAAACATCTTGGTGGCTGTTTTTAAAAACGTAGTTCCCTCAATCCAATATTGTGCATCAAGTTCATTTTCTACTGAGAACTCTCCAGAAATTTGTATATCATCAACCTGACTGTTCTTATAGGCATAGAATGGTTGTATATTATGGATTGGCTCTATCTGAGTATAGTTGGCCTTGGAAGATACTGTGATGTTTGGAAGATAAGGAAAAACAAAACCATTGGTGTCCACAAGTCTATTGAATGCTGTGCCAAACAATCCAAAATTGCAATTTATTCTCACACGCCAATCATTTACTGCGCCCGGCTTTAACTCGACAAACGATCCTTGTTGGGTAAATAATTCAGCACCGCTAGGAAGATTCTTACCTCTGGCCATACTTAAAAGATTGTTTACCATTCCTGCTGCACCTGATACTTTACCGGCAAGTGCAGCAATACCACCACCTAACCCGCCACTGGCCAATCCTAATTTGTCTAAACTTGCCCCTATCGCAGCACCAACATTACTGATACCACCAGCAATACCACCTACTTGGCCAGCAACACCGCCAAGTGCTCCGGCGACTCCCGAAATTGCACTAGTAGCATTTGAGGCTAGTCCTTGTAGAGCACCTCCAATGCCTGTGGCATTTGACGCAAGGCTCTGTACTGTGCTGTTGATACCGCCTAGAGCACCGGTGACTCCAGCCAGTGCTCCTTTGGCATCATTAGCAAGATTTCCTGCTGCGGCTGTGAACCCGTTTAGACCTGTACCTATTTCTCCGCTCAAACGGCCAACGGTGGCATCTAAATTTGATTTTAATGAAGCAAAATTTTCGGGAGCTTTTTTAATCGCTGCTGCGGCATCATTGGCCGCAGCTTCAACTTGTGTTGACACATTTGCAACCAATCTTGCTAAAGGATTACTGTTAGGTCCCGAAGAAGCTGTTAATGCACCCCCACCAAATGCTGCCGTTAATTTTTCATTAATGCCTCTGTTGTTAGCAACCTGTTCAGCCGTGATACCTTCAGGATCGCCGCTGGCTCGGTTGATTCGTGCAGCTTCTTGTGCTGGAGTTTCAGGATAAGAGTTACGTGCCATTTTGAGCAAATTTCCTTGTCATATAGACTATTTATTATTGACAAAATGTGCTATTATATTAATAACCGGAGAATTCTAAAACAATGACAATAATTACGCAGCCTCCTAAGATCAAGTATCTTACCAACAAGGATCTACTAAAAGAAATACATCTCAGCAAGAATACCTATTGCACCTACAGCGATCCTGCATACAGTGACTATGATTTAATCATCCCAAATTTGTCTAAAATCAATATTAGAACAATTGCCGATGCCAAGAGAAATCGTGCCATCAAGATGGGTAAAAAAGCCCACGAACTTGCACAGTCAGGTGGTAAAAAGTTTCCTGCCAAAGATTACGAAGTTGACTACAAAAAAATCCTTAAAACTGATGTGGTGTTTAGAGTCATGACCTTTGAACATGTGCCGCTTGCACCAGGAAGAAAAAAGACCTTGAAGAATACCGCAGATAGTCATGAGAAGGTGAATTTTCCTCCTTTCCAACACTGGAAGTTTGATGAAAATGACAATCTTATATTGGTGGGTAAAAGTCATTGGAAAGGTGATTTTGTTACTGGCTCCTTTAACAAAGAGCATGGACAAATGACTAACAATCTAGCCCGCATGTTCTTAAAATTATGTGAGCGGTATGCAACTAGAGGCAACGTGCGTGGCTACACTTATAATGACGAAATGCGTGGACAGGCTATTCTACAGCTAACTCAGATTGGTCTACAGTTTGACGAATCAAAATCTGACAATCCGTTTGCCTACTACACGGCTGCTGTTACAAATTCATTCGTTAGAATTATCAACATTGAAAAACGTAATCAAAATATTCGTGATGATATTTTAGAAATCAATGGCATGAATCCATCATGGACAAGACAGAATGCTTCGGGTAAGCCAGGTGGCGGATACGGACCAGTTAGTACTGCACCAGTAGACGGGGGTGGAGATTGGGATTGACCTAGTGATTGTAAATGTGTTACAATAACTAAGGAGATTCTATGTCATTATTCAAAAAAGTAGCCTGCTTCACTGATATTCATTTCGGATTAAAATCAGGAAGTCGTACGCATAACCAAGACTGCGAAGATTTCGTCTCGTGGTTTTGTGATGTTGCCAAACAGGAAAACTGCGAAACTGCAATTTTCCTCGGCGATTGGCATCACAATAGAAACACCACTGATGTTTCGACTATGAACTATACAGTTTCTAATCTAGAGAAGCTGAGCCAATCATTTGAAAAAGTCTATTTCATTCTAGGCAATCACGACTTGTTCTATAAAGACAAGCGTGAAATTAATTCTATTGAATTCATGCGTCTGTTTCCTAATATTATTCCTGTTAGAGAACGACTTACTCAAGGCGATGTAACTATTATGCCTTGGCTAGTAGGCGACGAGTGGAAAACTATTCCGGACATCAAAAGCCGGTATCTGTTTGGTCACTTGGAACTGCCCAGCTTCTACATGAACGCCATGGTACAGATGCCGGATCACGGAACTATTCAATCGGGTCACTTTGCCAATCAAGAATATGTGTTCACTGGGCACTTTCATAAGCGACAAAACAATAGAAATATACATTATATCGGTAATGCATTTCCTCACAACTATGCCGATGCTGGAGATGACGACCGCGGCATGATGATGTTAGAGTGGGGTGGCAAGCCTGAGTTTCGTACTTGGACTGCTCAACCTGTTTATCGCACTTTCAAACTGAGTCAAATTATTGATAAACCGGACGAGCTCCTAAGAGAAAAGATGCATTGCCGTGTTACCATTGACCTCCCTATCAGTTTTGAAGAAGCAAACTTTATCAAAGAAACATTCATGCCGCAATACAAATTGCGTGAGCTTATGTTGATTCCAGAAAAAGTTGAAGTAGATGCACAATCTACTCCTATTGATATCAACTTCGAATCAGTTGATACCATTGTGATGAATCAAATTAATGCCATTGACAGTGATACCTTTGACAAGGCCATGCTGTTGGAGATCTACAATAACCTATGATTAAAATCAAAGACCTAACAGTTAGAAACTTTATGAGCGTGGGCGCACAGACCCAAGCAATTAACTTTGACAAAGGACAACTGACGCTAGTGCTAGGTGAAAACTTAGATCTAGGCGGTGATGACAGCGGAGCCCGTAATGGTACAGGTAAAACCACTATTATCAATGGCCTTAGCTATGCCATATTTGGTACTGCGTTAACTAACATCAAGAAAGATAATCTTGTTAACAAGATCAACAACAAAGGTATGCTGTGTACTGTTAGTTTTGAAAAGGACGGCATTGACTATCGTATCGAGCGTGGCCGGAAACCTAACATTTTAAAATTTACTGTTAACGGTCAAGAACAAGAAAGCCTAGATCAAGATGAGAGTCAAGGCGATTCAAGAGAAACACAAAAAGATATTGAAGATGTATTCGGTATGTCCCATGACATGTTCAAACATCTTGTGGCTCTTAACACTTACACTGAACCGTTTCTTTCTATGAAGGCTGCGGATCAACGTGCTATCATTGAACAACTGTTGGGTATTACACAATTAAGTGAAAAGGCAGAAGCTCTTAAAGAACAGATCAAACAGAGCAAAGATAATATTTCCACAGAAAATATAAAACTTGAAACTATCAAAGCCAGCAATGAACGTATTCAACAGAGTATCGAATCTCTTGAACGCAAACAACGCCTGTGGGAAGAACAACACGAAACTGCTCTTACTAATTTAACCAAAGCCATTGAAAAATTGTTGGATGTTGAGATTGATGATGAAATTGCCAATCAACGTGCTTTGGTAGAGTGGAACAAAAGTAAAAAAGAACGTGATAGCCTAACAGTTCTTGTTGCCAAACAGACTAGTACACTAGAAAGAGAACAGCGAACACTGGAAAAACTAGAAAGAGAATTAATAACTCTTGCAGATCACAAGTGTCATAGTTGTGGTCAAGATCTACATGATACCAAACATGATGAAATGATGTCTGCTAAAAGCAAGCAGGTTGAAGAAAGCCAAGGACATTTAAAAACTCACAGTGAAGAACTCAGTGAACTTAACGAAGCACTTAGTCTAGTTGGTGAATTAGGTCAATGTCCCACAGTGATCTATGACAATCTAGAACAAGCACTCAATCATAAAAATACTCTAGGCAGTTTAGAGCGTGATTTAGAAATCAAAGTTGCGGAAGATAATCCTTACATTGAACAAATTGAAGAATTACGCAATACTGCGGTACAGGAAGTAGACTATGAAGGCTTAAACAAACTAGTGCGTGTTAAAGACCATCAAGAGTTCTTACACAAACTGTTAACTAACAAAGACAGCTTTATCCGTAAGCGTATTATTGATCAAAATCTAGCCTATCTAAATCAGCGACTGACGTATTATCTCGATAAAATTGGTTTACCGCATCTGGTAGAATTCCAAAACGATCTAACTGTTATTATTACACAATTAGGACAAGATCTAGACTTTGATAATCTATCACGTGGTGAACGCAATAGGCTTATTTTGTCTATGTCGTGGGCATTCCGTGATGTATGGGAAAACTTATATCAAGCAATTAATCTGTTATTCATTGACGAACTTGTTGATAGCGGGATGGATGCCAGCGGAGTTGAAAGTAGTATTGCGGTACTCAAGAAGATGACCCGTGAACGTAATAAGAATGTATTCTTGATCAGTCATAGAGATGATCTAACCAGCCGTGTTAATCATGTGCTCAAGGTTATTAAAGAAAACGGATTTACCAGCTATTCAAATGATGTGGAGATTGTTGCTTGAGTTCAGAAAGCCATGACAAGATGATTGCTGCTTTTCAGGAATATTTTAAGTGGCAAGAACGATTTGAATACAAAGGCTCTGACGAAGCAGGCATTAAGGCACGATATTGGCTATCAGAAATACGTAATGAAGCAAGCGTAAGGCGCATAGAAATACAGGCAAAAAGAGAAGAACGCAAACAAGCCAGAAAAGGCATGATAGGAAGGCCCAAGAAAATAAGTACCTGATGACATGGTACTATAAGAAGAAAGAAGTTGTTGAAATCTCCGAAGATTACATCGGTTTCGTATATCTTATTACTAATGTCGTCTCTGGGCGCAAGTATATAGGCAAAAAACTAGCCAAGTTTGCAAAGACCACTTATAAAACAGTAACTTTGAAGAACGGCAAAAAGAAGAAAAAGAAAATTAGAGGCAAAATTGAAAGCGATTGGAAGGACTATTATGGTTCTAGCGATGCGCTAACAGCAGACGTACAGGCCTTAGGCAAAGAAAACTTCACCAGAGAAATATTATTCTACTGCAAAAACAAATCAGAATGCAGCTACATCGAGGCAAGAGAACAATTCAAACACAAAGTTCTAGAATCAACTGACTGGTACAACGGTCACATACAGGTTCGAGTTCACGGCTCACATATCCTCAAAAAACCCAAAATTTAACAAACACACACCGCCACTAGGCTCAATAAATCTAGGCAACAAACTGCCAAATAAGCCCGCACCGGCGTTGTTAGTGTGCCCTTAAAGCTGGATCTCGGATCGCAGTCAATGGAATTCCCTACTTGGCAGAGGGGTTGTACAGTAGTATCCTTAACAGGACCACGATCGGATATGCCTACAGAACCGGTTTACTGTACAAGAAAGTATTATATCAAGGCTAAAGATGGGAGAAAAACCCACGGTTGTTGCGCAAGACTGCGTTTGTGTAGCAATCCGCCGTCATTAATAAGACTTGGCTCGAGGTACCGGATGACCGCCTCTGTAAACGCCATAACGCCGTATGTACTGTGCAACTCGCATAATGCTTCTTAGCCCGCAAGGGCTAAGTATGACTGAACAATCTGCATAATACTTAAATTGCTTCGCAATTACAATAATCAACACAGTTTAGGAGAAAGAAAATTCGTTGAGCGAAAGCGAAAACGAATGTGAGCTTCAGCTCACAATTACAATAAATAACATATCAACCTTCGAGTAAACATGAGAGTAAGCAATATAATATTTGAACAACATATGATTAATTCTAATAAAATCCTATTAGAATCATGTCATGACCTTGATATCGAACAACAGGCAGTTGTTGAAGGTATTTACAACGAGTTACGACCTTTAATCGAAGCTAGTCTTAGTGCTGATCAAATTAAAACTATATTTGGTAGTATAGAGAAGTCTGCAACTGATGCTGGCGGTAATAGAACCATGCTGGGCAAAGGTGTTGACGTAGCTAAAAAAGCTGATGAAGTGGTCAACAACATTGGTAAATGGCTACAGGATACTACTCCAGTTAAGGCATTTGATCAAAAGTTCGATAACTTAAAGAATAAAATCAATACCAAGTTTCCAGATAGTAAAATTTTAGATATGATTTCAAATATGGGAATCTATGCTACAAACAATCCTGGAAAGACTGCTGCAATTATTGGTGTTCTAACTGCTATTGCTGCCTTAGCAGGCGGGCCAGTAGGCGGTGCTATTGCTGGTCAAGTACTGCGTGGTGCTGTAGAATTACTTAAAGGCGAAAAATTATCCACTGCCTTAGGCAAAGGTATTAAAACTGCTGCCTATGGTTTCATTGCAGGAAAGACTTTCGAATTGCTAGGCGACGCAATCAAAGGCGGAGCACAGGTAGTTAAAGATAATCTGTTTCCAAACGCACTTCGTTTAAACATGACTCAGGTCTTTGATGAAGTTGGCGGTGAACTAGGTACTCGCTGGGCTAATTTTGAAATTAAAGGACTAGTTGGTAGACCTGAAGACATTAACACAGCTAAAAAATTGTTTGGCGAAGCTGGGCAATATTGGAAAGCCGGAGACTATGAGCAGAGTGCAGCCACTTGGAAATCACTGGAAGGCTTGATTGCTGACACATTCAACGATAAAGAATACATAGCGCAGATTGCGTCTGATCAAGCTAGTAGAACTATGATCAGTCAGGCAGCACAAGCTGCTCAAGAAGCTACTAAATATCTTGGAGCGGCTGCACAGGGTGCAGTAGCTGCCGCAGGAGTTAAAGGTGCTCCTGCTAAAAAAGAATCTATACAACATCATCAACGTCCCTTAAGTGAAGGACAAGTGTATCTGGTGTTTAAACGAATCACCGAATCGCAACTCAACGAAGGGCCAGCGGATGCTATCAAGGGTCTGGCTGGCAAGGTCATGAACAAGGCTCGCACAGTTGGCACCAATCTAACAACTAAGATTACTGCTGACAAATTAAATTCTGCTTGGCAAAAGGCAGGCGCACCCGTTGACAGTGAAGAACTTAAAAAGTTTTTAACCACTCAAGGTGTTGATGCTGCAATAGTAGACGGCGTATATAAATCTTTAAAAATCAAGAGTGGTGTTGCAGCCACATCTTTGTATGCACAAGTTAAAACAGATTTAGCAAAACTAGACATGAAAGGCAAACAGCGTCTTTCGGCTTATCTACAAAAACAATTAGGAACTGCTTAAAATGAAAATCTCTGAACTCCTCGTGGAAAGTCAACAGTTAGATGAAGGTCCAATTTTAAATAAAATTGGCTCTGCTGTGGGCAAAGGTGTTGGCGCAGTAGCCAAAGGTGTTGGCGCAGTAGCGGGTGGAGTAGCTGGCCTTGGGTCTGCTGTAAAAAAAGGATTTCAAGCAGGTAAAGCCACTGTAGGCGGCGCTGGCGATAATGCAGATCCAGCAGCAGATAATAGAAATATATTACAAAAAGTAAGAGACACAATGCCTGGTTCAAAGGCTACAGCAGCCACAGGTGGTAGCACTGCTCAAACGGCACAAGATTCTCCTGCACCTGCAACAGGTGGCAGCACTGCTCAAACAACACAGCCTCCACAATCTACAAATAACAAAGCACCCGCTCAGAATAAATCGACATCAGCATTTGGAAAATTATCTGGGGCCGCCGCAGGACAACCAACCGACAATGCAGCAGTTAGCGGTGGTACACAGTATGCTCAAGTTAAAGCAAATATTGATAAACTTGACAAGAAAGGTAAACAACGTATTCTACAGTTGTTGCAGAAAGAAGTTGGCACAGTGCCTGCAACTCCTAAGCCTACACCTGCTAAATCTACCGCAGGTGTTGCGCCAGCAAAACCCGCAGCAGCACCAACAGCAACAACTACTAAACCAGCATCGGTCCCGGCAGCGCCAGGAAAAGTTTTAAGAAAACCAAGAGCATTACAACAACCAGCTGCTGGAGAAGTGTCAGCTGCTGAACCAGCAGCTACTACAAAAAAATCAAGAACAAAAGCAGCTCCAACTCAAGCAGAAATTGATGCTGACCGTGAAAGAATTATGGGAGTAACTAGTGACAGCATTATTAGAACTAGGCCAATGATGGCAGAAGGTTTTAATTTGGTTAGAAAGCGTTAATAAACAAAAAGGACTCCTAGGAGTCCTTTTTTATTAGAAGAACGGTAATCCGCTTTTCTTTGTAGTTTCTAAATTGTCTTTGATAATTTCACTAATGATCGAACGTTCTTCCCAACTCAAAGCCATGGCTTCGTCATAACTCATGCCTCGCATGTACCAACATATTTTTAATATGTCTTTTTTTAATTCTCTAGCCTCTTTTTCCAGCTCCGCAATATACAGTAGAATCTCCGGCTGAGGAAGTGTTAAGATCCTACCACGAAAAAATTTGTTTGATCCATAGCAATTTCTAATGTGAATTTGTGCTGGCATTCTTCACACTCTACTCCTTCTGCTTTCAGCGCCATAATATCTTTCATTTCTTTGATTTGATCATTTACTAGATTGAAAATTTCACTTGAAGTGTTTTCCATAAATTCTTTCAACATGGCTTTATCAGTAACTGTACCATCTGGAGTTTCAATGCTGTCAATACAGTTAACCACTACATCTACAGTCATGCCTGTGAGATTTACAAAACTTTCTCCAAATTTTGCTACTTTTTCTTCGTCTGATAACTCGTTGTCATTGACAATGGCAATTAATTTCTGCTGTTCGAATGTTTTAATAGCAATTTTTGTAAGTTCTTTGTAGGTATAGGGTCGAATATTTAATTTCAATTCACTCACAGCAAGTGTGTCATTGTATACAAAATCGCCTACTTTGTCTAGGAATGACAATAAATTTATATCGTACTCATTACGGTGATCACAAGCAGGACAAGAACTCTTTACTTCCATTCTTTCACCATAGGTGGCAATACGAATGGCAATCAGCACCGGATCCATATCTATACTAGGCATCAGCCAAGGATTTTTTATAGCTGGTACGCAGCTTTTTATTACTTCTACAGTGGCAGCACCATTCATTAATGCGTCAGGAGTTTTGAACATTAATTCGTCTTTGGCTGTCATGGCAAACACAGGATATTCTTCAGTTTCGCTGATATCCAACGAGCCTTCTGGATAAAACTTTCCCTTACTGGGTAATTTCAAATACAATTTTGGTTGTCTAAAATAGTTGGCCAGAGGGTTGTGAACTGTTTTCCTCATTGGTTGCGGAATGGTTTGATCAGGCATTTTTTTTCTCCGATAAATACTTTATCTACATTGTATTTATATACGTAGTTTTTGGGGTTTACAATAAATGGCAGAAGTCTTCGGCGATCTTGGCGGGCAACCAATTCAACTTAATAATGCAGCTACAGAAGCTACGTTAAAACAACTTCTTGCGGCCATGCTGGCGCAGGTGGCCATGCAGAACAAAGGTACCAAAAAAGACAATGCCACACAAAAAGAACTAGAAAAAGAACTGACCAGACTGGCAGGATCAGCTAAAGCTGTAACTAAAGCCAATGACGAACTGAGTAAATCTGCAAAGAAAAAACTAGCAGATGCTGATGCCGAAGCCAAGGCCCGTAAAAAAGCTGCGGATCTAGAACAGCAACAAATAAAAAGTCTGCAAATGGCTATTTCTGCTACAGATGCATTTGCCAACGGACTTGAACGAGGAATAACATCACTATCTAGAACCATAAGCACATTTTCAAATTTAAATTCAAGTTTTACTTCAGCTGCCAGTGCCATGTCAGGTATTCCGTTAGTAGGAGGAGCATTAGCCTCAGTGTTTGGTACGGTGGCACAAGCAGGTGAACGTACTTATAAAGCATTTCAACAGGCATCTAGTGTTGGTGCAAATTTTGGAGGCAGTATCAATGACATGATAGATTCTGCCACTAGTGCCGGCTTGACCTTTGATCAATTTTCTTCAGTGATTGCAAAAAATGGTGAAAACATTGCCATGTTAGGACAAGGAGCAGGAGATGGTGCTAAACGCTTAGCCGAACTTGGAGCCAAGATTCGAAAAAGTCCCTTATCCGCTGATCTAGCTAGACTGGGCTATACCACTGAAGACATAAACGGTGGTATGGCTAGATATGCAGGTATCTTGGCCAAGACTGGCCAGCTTGAAGGAAAAACAAATGCAGAATTAGTACAAGGCAGTGCCGATTACCTTAAAAATATGGATGCTTTATCTAAATTGACCGGTAAAAGTAAGGACGCACTGAAAGCAGAACAAGATGCATTGATGGCGGATGCAGCCTATAGAATTAAACTGAATAGCTTGGATGCTAAAGGACAAGAACAACTTAATGCATTAATGCTGTCGACACCAAAACATCTGCAGGCCGGATTAAAAGAAATAATCGCCTTTGGTGGTGCCACTTCTGCCGCAGGTACAAATTATATAATGATGGCTCAGCAAAGTGCAGGAGCAGCAAATCAGGCATATGCAGAAATGGAGCGTACGGGAACGCTGACCGCAAAAACAGCTCAAAACGTATACGATGTACAGAGAGCAGAAGCACAAGCAATAATAAAATCACCCTCAGGAAAATTATTTGCCAATGTGGGTGATTCAATACAGCAAGGTATAATACTAAGTATGTCTGACCTAGCTGCACAAAGTGGCTCCTTCACTGAAATTACAAAAAAACGCCAAGAAGCAGAAGCTGCTGCTGCTGCAAAGAGGGAAGCAGGGATAAAGGACGGATTAGATCCATCTCAACTGCAACAATTTCAAACACTGATAGCCGAAATCAATAATCGACTCACAAAGATGGCGGCACAGTTTATGCCTGAACTAGAGTCAGCATTTAGAAAACTTGCAGATTTCACTGAAGCATACATCGTGCCTGTGTTTAAGTTTATGTTGGAATACATTGAAGAAGTGATAATTGGCCTGGCAGTTTTAAAAGGGGCTGCACTGGCCTTTAAAGCCTATTTGGCTGTGAAAGAGTTCAAGGCTTCACTACGCGGTACCCCCGGTAATCCGATGTATGTGAAAGAAGAAGGTGGTGGAAGAGGAAGGGGAAGAGGAAGGGGAAGAGGAAGGGGAAGAGGTAGAGGTGGCAGAGTACCAACTCCATCAGGTGGTGGCAGAGTACCAACTCCATCAGGTGGTGGCAGAGTACCAACTCCAACTGCAGGAGGTGCAACCAATCTGCTGAAGGGTGTTGCATTACCTGCGATTGTAGCAGGTGCCGTGGGCTACGGTGTGGACGCTGCGGCAGGTGCGCTAGGTGTTGGTGGAAAAGAAATTGATGAAGCGCAAGATGACAAAAATTGGCAACAATTTAACCTGATCGAGAAAGCGGAATCTAGTCTGGCTAGAACAATAGAAAATGTAGGAAGTTTTATTGGCCTTAGTAATATGGCTAATCAAGCGAGAAGCGAGAGAATAGCCTTAGAAACAGCGCATCTAGCAGCCAAGACTGGTTCCACTGCCCAAGATCCAGAAGCTCTGCGCAAGATTGCCGAAGACCAGCAGGCGTCGCTAGACGATTCAAAAAAACTGCAGGACCAGCTCAAAGAAGAATTACGTGTTAAAAAAGAAGCGTTGGCGCTTGCTATCAAAGCGAATCAGCAGGCAAGATTTTCTGCAGCCACACAACAGGCACAACGAGCACTGGATAAGGAAAAACGTGAGATTGAAGCAAGATTGGCAGCAAATGGTAAAAAAGTACAAGAAGGCCTAACAGCTACTACCAAAGCATTAGATGCTGCAAAGAAAGCCGAACTCGATGCTGTAAAAAAAGCAGAAGAAGCAGCTAAAACAACAACCGAAAAACAACCAGAGTTGAATTTCAATAGTCCTCAACAATTGTATGACTCATTCCGAAATCAACGTAATGGAGGTGCCGGAGCTCCGCAAATAGCACCGCCGAGCGGTCAACCAGGTGGCAGCTCATCTTCATCTGCAATTGGTACTGGTCTAGGTGCAGTAGCAGAAAAATATGAGTCAGCTGGAAGAGGCAGCGGCACAGTTGGTTGGGACAAAAGCGGTGGTACTAGCTACGGTAAAAAACAAATTTCATCCAGAGCCGGTGCTATGACCGACTATCTTAAGTTCCTTGAAAAGACAGGAAAAGGAGATGTTGCTAAAAAATTACGTGATGCAGGAATAGAAAAGGACACTGGTAGTACCAGTGGTAAAGCAGTTGATGTGTGGAAAGAAGTTGCAGCTAGCGGTGCGTTAGGCAACAGCGAAAATGAGTTTTTAGGACAAGGCTATCAAACGGCTCTAAGAGGCCTAAAAGATCAAAGTCTACAATCAAGAATTAGCGGTAGTCGTGCTCTTCAAGAAATGTTGTTTAGTACCGCTGTACAACACGGCGCCGGCGGCGCAATGGGAATCTTTAACAGCGTGTTTAAGCCGGGCATGACAGACGAACAATTGGTAAAAGCTGTTTATGCGGAAAGGGGAGCGGATGGTGGAAAGAAACACTTTACCAAAAGTAGTGCCAATGAAAGAGCCGGAGTTGTAAACAGATTCGGAAGAGAACAACAAGATATATTAGGATTATTAGGAACGCCTGGCACAGCGCCGGGTAGCCCCACTACAGCGCAATCAGCTGCAACCACTCCTACTACAGCGCAATCAGCCGCAATAATTCCTACCGCTACGCAGGTGGTTGCGGCAACCGCCCCCACTGCTGTTGCAGCAGTGCCTCCAGGAGCCATTGCTCCAACTAATCCAGGAACAGGAGCTGCAGGAGCTGGTGGTGGATCAAATCAGAATGTGGTGTTGGCCAGCTTGGATTTGTTAAATAAACAGATGGGGCAATTGATTGCAATCAGTACTGCTATTAGAGATGTCAATGACAGTCAATTACGCGGTATTCGTGCTATGAGTAATGATGGCTTTATGAGTGCTGGTTAATTGCGTATTGAAACATGGCAACAGAACTGCGTTTGATTGTGCCTTAACAATTACATTTTGGAAATTTGATCCATGTCATGGAAAAAGTATTTTACACCAGTTAAGTTAGACAATCAAATGGGTTCGTCTAGTCCAATCTCTGGTGGTGGCCGTCCAGGTCCTGCTCGTGCTAATTATTCTAGCTATCTTCCTGATGTCTATGCAGGCACCCCTAATCGTATTGAACGTTATATGCAGTATGACACCATGGATATGGATTCAGAAGTCAACGCCGCCCTAGATATTCTAGCAGAGTTCTGCACACAGAAAGACAAAGAAAATGCCACTCCTTTTCAAACTTTCTATAGAGGCAATCCCACTAGTACTGAAGTTAAACTCATAAAAGAAAGTCTTCAGAAATGGACCAAACAACAACAATTTGAAACTAGAATTTTTCGCATAGTTAGAAACGCTTTCAAGTATGGCGACGTATTTTTTATCCGTGATCCTGAAACCAAAAAATGGTTGTTTGTGGATGCAGCCAAGGTCACTAAAATTATTGTTAACGAATCAGAAGGCAAAATTCCAGAACAATATGTAGTCAAAGACATTAATTTTAATTTTAAAAATTTAATTGCAGTTACTCCACACGGCACAACAAATACCAGTCCAAGTGGAACATCAACAAGCTATTCAGGCGGTAGTCAAGGTAGAGGCATGGTAGGCAATGTTAGTCAACCTCCAGGAACTAGATTTCACAATCAAACCAACGAAGTCACAGTTGATGCCAAAAACGTAATTCATATCAGTTTATCAGAAGGACTAGATGCAAACTATCCTTTTGGTAATTCATTATTAGAATCAGTATTCAAAGTCTACAAGCAGAAAGAATTGCTTGAAGATGCTATTATTATCTATCGTGTACAACGTGCTCCTGAAAGACGTATATTCTATATTGACGTTGGAAATATGCCTGCACACATGGCCATGAGCTTTGTAGAACGTGTTAAAAACGAAATTCAACAAAGACGTATTCCGTCATCAACAGGTGGCGGCAATAATGTTATTGATGCCAGCTACAATCCTCTAAGTGCTTCAGAAGACTACTTCTTTCCACAGACCGCTGAAGGACGTGGATCAAAAGTTGACACACTAGCAGGCGGTACAAATCTTGGTGAGATCACAGATCTACGCTTTTTTACCAACAAGTTATTCCGTGCTTTGAGAATACCGGCAGCCTACTTGCCCACAGGAATTGAAGAAGCTTCAAACACGGTTGCTGACGGAAAGGTAGGCACAGCTTATATTCAAGAATTACGTTTTAACAAATATTGCGAACGTTTACAAAACAGTATTGTGGAAACATTTGATTTGGAATTCAAGTTATGGATGGAAAGCAATGGTGTAAACATTGACCCAAGTCTATTTGAATTAAAGTTTAACCCTCCACAAAACTTTGCGGCCTATCGTCAAAGTGAACTAGATACTGCCCGTGCAGCTACATTTGCACAGCTACAAGAAATTCCACATCTCAGCAAACGGTTTGCTATGAAACGATTCTTGGGCATGACTCAAGAAGAGATCACAGAAAACGAACGCATGTGGAGAGAAGAACAAGGCGGCAATCTAAAACCAGTGCTAGATGCCGGCGGCCAAATGAGATCTGTGGGAATTACTCCTGCAGGAACACAGGCAGATCTAGCAAGTCAGGCAGAAGAAGCGCCAGAAGAAGCACCAGTAGACACAGGCGCAGAAGGCGAAGCTGCGCCAGCAGAAGCACCGGCCCAGTGATAAATATCATATGCTCCTACTAGAATTCCTTTATTTCAATGACAACAACAACGACTTTGCAGTTGATCGTCGTTATGAAAATAACAAAGACAGCTCTGTGCTCAAAAGAAGTGACACTAGAAAAACTCGTCTAACACTAAGACAAATCAATAGACTGCGCATGCAGGCAGAAGCACACGACTATGAGCGTGATTCTGAATTAGAATTTGTAAGACAGATGTATGGAGCACCAGCAGGTGAAGCAGAGCAACCAGCAGAATAACGTTGCATTTGTACTAGGCAACGGCACCAGCAGGCGCAGTTTAAACCATAACAGCTTACTAGATAAGGGCATAGTCTACGCCTGTAATGCCATGTACAGAGAATTTGAACCGCACTATCTCATAGCTGTAGATGTTAAAATGGTCAATGAAATAGTAGCATCTGGTTATAACAAAACACATGCTGTATGGACCAATCCCAACAAAGGCATTAGTACCAAGCATCATCTCAATCTATTCAATCCACACAAGGGGTGGAGCAGTGGTCCTACAGCTCTTTGGTTTGCCAGCGAGCAGGGACATAGAGACATTTATATTTTTGGATTCGATTTTCAAGGTCTGCAGGGTAGATTCAACAATATGTACGCAGATACCTACAACTATAAAAAAACCAGCGACACAGCCACCTTCCATGGCAATTGGCTAAGTCAGACCGAAAGAACTATCAAAGATTTTAGACATACTCAATATTATCGTGTAATCAATCCAGGAGACTTTGTACCCGATCAACTGGGCATACAGATCAAAAACATCAAGCACATCACCTATGACGACTTCAACAGTCGTTTTCCTGGCTGTACTTATACAGCAGAAACTGTTCAAAAAACTACCATTTAACCCCAGATTGTAATCATAGTGTTAAATAAAAGCACAGCCTAACCATCTTGAAGGAGAATATAACATGGCAGAAAAATCACTACTTGAGCAGATGCTCGAGCGTTTGGTCAATGACGATCAAGCTAAAGCAGAAGAATTATTCCACGAGTACGTAGTTGGAAAATCTCGTGAGATCTACGAAAATCTAATCGAAGCTGAAATGGCTGACGATGAAGAAACAGATCCAGAAGATCCAGAAGTCAAAGAAGAATCAGAAGTCGATGAAGAAAACGACTTGGACGAAGAATTTGAAGAAATTGCCTACGAAGGCGACGACGAAGTTGGCGGCCCAGCAGGTGACATGGGTGATGACCTAGCAGGCGAACTAGGCCCTGAAGAAGAGGGTGATGAAGACCTAAGCGCAAACAGCGAAGAAGAATTATTCCAAGACCTAGACAGCATTGTAGACGAACTACAAGCACGTTTTGACAAGCTAGGCGGTGGCGAAGAAGGTGGTATGGACGGCATGGACGGAATGGACGGCAAAATGAAAGATGATTTCGATCTAGCCACAGTACGTGAATATGTTGAAAAAGTTCCAGGCGGCCACGGCGCAGAAAAGAAAGGTCAAGGTGAAGGAGCACTGTCAGGCACAGGCAAACTAAGCCAAGGTTCTAGCACAAATGCCAAGTCTATTGTTGCAGGAAAAAATGACATGGGTGGTACAACAGCCAACATTCTAGGTAGCAAAGAAGAAGCAGCCAAGTATGTGGGTTCAGGTGGCGGCCAACTAGGCGGATCTAGCCTATTCAAAGGTACACCAAAAGAAGATAATGCAGGTAATATCAATGTTCCAGGCGGCAAGGCAGGTGGTGCTTTTTCAACGAAAGAGCCAGGTCATGGTGCAGAGAAGAAAGGTGAAGCTGAAGGCAAATTTAGCGGCACAGGTGGTTCTTCCGGTTCAGTTGATAAAGCAAGCCTTTTCCGTGGTCGTAGGTAATAGGACATAATGGTGAAAACTAACCTTAGCGAACAATTGAGTTTCGATCAGGCTAAGATTGTCTTGGAGAGCGAAGAAGAGAACGGTAAGAAATCGCTGCACTTGAACGGTATCTGCATTCAAGGAGATATCCGTAATCAGAATCAGCGAATTTATTCTTCTCAAGAGATTGGCAAGGCTGTCAAAACGCTCAACGAACAGATCTCTGGCGGATATTCTGTTTGCGGAGAGTTAGATCATCCTCAGGATTTAAAAATCAATCTAGATCGTGTTAGTCATATGATTACCAAGATGTGGATGGATGGTCCTAACGGCTACGGAAAACTTAAAATTATCCCAACTCCAATGGGTCAGTTAGTTCAGACCATGTTGGAGTCGGGAGTAAAGTTGGGTGTATCGAGTAGAGGTTCCGGTGAAGTAGATGGCAGTGGTAATGTTCAAGGTTTTGAAATTATCACAGTTGATATTGTAGCACAACCTAGCGCCCCGGGAGCTTACCCAACTCCAGTATACGAACATTTAATGAATACATTAGGTGGAAATCAGGCATTTAAAATAGCACAAGAAGTCAAAGGCGACCCAAAGGCACAGAAATACATAGCAGAGAGTCTGGTGAAGATCATCAGAGGTCTCAAATAACAGTAGGAGAATCACATGCTAGATTTCGTTAAACAGTTGTTTGAAAACAATGTGATTTCCGAAGAACTTAAATCGGAAATTGAATCAGCTTGGCAAAGCAGAATTCAAGAAAATCGTGACCAAGTCACTGCCACACTTCGTGAAGAATTTGCACAGAAGTACGAGCACGACAAGACCGCGATGGTAGAAGCCGTTGAAACAATGTTAGCAGACCGCCTACAGGCAGAGCTATCAGAGTTGGCTGAAGACCGTCAAGGACTTATCGATGCACGTACAAAATACACACAAAAAATGAAATCAGATGCTACAGCAATGGAAGCATTTGTATTGAATAATTTGCGCAAAGAACTTGCAGAATTACACGAAGATCGTAAAGCAGTTGCTAACAACGTTGGTAAATTAGAATCTTTTATCGTGGATGCACTAGCGAAAGAAATCGCGGAATTCCATGCAGATAAGAAAGACTTAGCTGAAACTAAAGTAAAACTGGTGCGCGAAAGCAAAGCCAAGTTTGAACAGATCAAGAAAGATTTTATTGCTCGCTCATCAACTATCATTCAAGAAACAGTCTCTAAAGGACTCAAAGCTGAAATGGTACAGTTGCGCGAGGACATTGACGCTGCCCGCAGAAATGATTTTGGCCGCAGAATTTTTGAAAGTTTTGCCAGCGAGTACGCTGCCAGTCATCTCAATGAGAAGTCTGAAACAGCTAAACTTCTAAGAGTAGTTGCTGCAAAAGAGCAAGAACTTGAAGAAGCAGCAAAAATTGTTGCAGAAACACAAAAATTAGTAGAAAGTCGTGAACAACAGCTACGTATTGCACAAAACACAATGGATCGCAAAGAAGTTATGAGCGAATTGCTTGGCCCATTAGGTGGAGACAAACGTGAAGTGATGAAAGAATTACTTGAGTCAGTTCAGACAGAAAAACTATACACCGCTTATGACAAGTACCTACCTTCAGTAATGAATGGTGGCAATGCTCCAGTCAAGAAAGCGTTGACCGAAGGCAAAGAAATTACAGGCGATAAAAATCAGGCACAATCTTTTGGCAGAGAAGAAAAATCTGCTGAAATTTTTGACATCCGCAGGCTTGCGGGACTAAAAGTTTAAGGAGAACTATAATGTCACAATTACTCGAGTCACGCTGGTCGGAGACCAAAGAAGCTCTTTTAGAAGGTCTTCAAGGTAACAAGCGTTCAGTAATGGCAACTACTCTAGAAAATACTCGCAAGTATCTAGCTGAAAGTGCTACTGCTGGAGCTACATCCGCTGGCAACGTTGCAACCCTAAATCGTGTGATCCTTCCAGTGATCAGACGTGTACTACCTACCGTTATTGCTAACGAATTAGTCGGCGTACAACCAATGACTGGCCCAGTTGGTCAAATTCATACACTACGTGTTCGCTACTCAGATAGCTTCACAGGTGCTACAGGTGGATCTACAACAGCTGGTGAAGAAGCACTAAGCCCGTTCAAGATTGCTGAAGGCTATTCTGGTAATACCAACGGTGTAGCTGATGCAACAGCTGCCAAAGAAGGTGTTGCTGGTAACAAACTAAGCATTCAAATCTTGAAGCAGACAGTTGAAGCCAAGACACGTAAGTTGTCAGCTCGCTGGACATTCGAAGCAGCTCAAGATGCACAAGCCCAACAAGGTATTGACATCGAAGCTGAGATCATGGCAGCTCTTGCACAAGAGATCACTGCTGAGATCGACCAAGAAGTTCTACGTAGCCTAGGTACTTTGGCTGCTGGCGCAGGCAATACAGTAGCGTATGATCAGACAGGTGTGTCTGGTACAGCTACATTCGTTGGTGACGAGCATGCTGCATTGGCAGTTGCTATCAACCGTGTTGCTAACGTGATCGCTCAGCGTACACGTCGCGGTGCTGGTAACTGGGCTGTTGTTAGCCCACAAGCATTGACAATTCTTCAAAGTGCTACAACTTCTGCGTTCGCAAGAACAACAGAAGGTACATTCGAAGCACCTACAAACACTAAGTTTGTTGGTACATTGAATAGCGCAATGAAAGTGTATGTTAACACATACGCTGCTGATGACAGCGCAATTGTTGTTGGTTATAAAGGTTCTAGCGAATCTGATGCAGCAGCATTCTATTGCCCATACATTCCATTGATGAGCAGTGGTGTTGTTCTAGACCCAAGCACATTTGAGCCAGTTGTTTCTTTCATGACCAGATATGGTTATGTTGAGTTAACAAATACTGCTTCATCTCTTGGTAATGCAGCAGACTACCTAGGTCGTGTAACAATCGCTGGTGTTTCTTATACCTAATCCGTATTAGCAATTACTACGACAAGTTCAAAAAGGCTCTTCGGAGCCTTTTTGTTTGACTTAAATATCGGTATGAAAGTAGAAAGCGATCAAGATTTTAAAAAATTACAAAATCAATTTAGCTTATGGCGCACACGCTTTCCTATGTTTAGACACGATGTACAACAAATAGAACGTATGATAAACATGCACATACAAGAGCATAGTAAAATTATGGTTGCTCACAGGCAAACTCACAGCAGAAGCCATTTAGAACGAGCTCAAAAAGAAATAGATTCTATCAATCAGATTATAGCCACAGTAGAAAAATTAGAGTTAATGGCTATGCTGAGTCGCGGATAAATAAAGTATCTAGAAAAGATTGTGCGGAGCCACCGTGCATGACCTAGAACGTCACTCAAAGGAGAAAATCAAATGGCAAATAAAGTAAATAACCGATATTTCGGACAAACAGGTGTAGCCGCTACACCAACACTACCAGTTAGAGTATATAACGGTTCTGCAAAAGAAGGCTATATTGTAAATCAAGTTGGAGCACGTAGATTTAAATGTGCAGACGATACCACAACTTATACCGATGGAACAAATGCATTAACAGTTGGCAGTCAATATGTTATTGTATCTGTTGGCGATTCAAACTTTGCTGAAATCGGTGCAAGAGCAAATGCAGCAGGAATTGTTTTTACAGCTACAGCTACAGCAACTACTGGTGGAACTACAGGCACAGTCTACGAAGTAATTACAGCTAAATTAGTGCAAGGTACTGCTAGCGATCCTACCGCAGCTAATACAGCCACACTAGTTGGTATTGTAGCGGGTGCGGGCCAACGTCCTGTTACACTAAAGAAAATTAATTACAGAACAGCAGTTGACTTTAGCGGAAACCGTTATAAGTGGTCATTAAGTGATGACTCTACACAGACCTTGTTAATTTTAACCGCTATTTAATCTAGGAAGTAAACATGGGACAGTTTGTACAAGTAAGTGGTGATTACAATATCAAATCCGGTGAAGGCGCTGTTATCACGCTGGATACTGGTGCTGGTGTTGGCACCACTCGCGTTACTGGAAATTTAATCGTTGAAGGTGATACACTAAATGTCTCTGTTGAAAACTTAAATGTACAAGATAACATCATTACCCTAAACTACGGTGAAACAGGTAATGGTGTTAGTTTAAGATATTCGGGGATCGAAGTTGATCGAGGACTTGCAACTAATGTTTCTTTATTGTGGGATGAAAACGACGACTCTTGGAATTTAAAAGAAGGCGGCGGATATAATACCAGCAAACTTAGATTAAAAGAAATTTTAACTAACAGTGATACTGATAGCGGTGATTTAACTTTAATTGGTACAGGCACAGGTGTTGTCAAAGTAGCAGGAACCACGGCCTATGAACTACAGGTCACCGATGATGACGACGTACCCAACAAGAAATATGTAGATGATGCAATTCAAACCAATCCTACTTTCCAAATTCTAAGAGGAGACACCAGAGCCGCAGCATTTGACATTGGCAATCCCATTGATCCTGGTTTATTTCCTATCGGACCGTTTTTCACACAACCACCAGAAAGTGTTATAGGATTTGCTGTAGATGATAATATTGTGGCGCAATTTTTCCGTAACAGAGTGCAGCTTGCAGGCATCAATTTCTTTCTAGAAGACCCCACACCCGATGCTCCCGGCATCCCCGATGCCACCGTGCTACAAACAGTCAACACCAACGGCAATATCAAATTAGAAACCAATGGCACTGGCAAAGTTCAAATAACCTATGCTCTGCAGTTGGATAATCCTGGCGCAACTCCGGCAGCAGTTTCAAATGCCAGCTTGGTCTACGGTGGATCGATTGGTACTGGTAGTACAGGTGTTTATTTTAGAAACACTGTTAATAATGACGAATTAATAAGCAAGAGCAAGGCTCTTGTTTTCAGCATGATATTTTAAGAGATAATAAAAATGATATACAGCACACGACTAACAACTTCAGGAGATACGCTAGTGTTTACCAGCACTAGTACAGGAGCCCCAGTTGGTGGCGCGGTGGTTGCGCAAGATAATGCTATTACAAATATTATAGTTTGTAATACAGGAACACCAAACTTAACTGACGAAACTGTTAACAGTTGTACTCTTACATTGAACCTAGTAGCAGCAGGTGGAGTAAGTTCTGATACCAATACTATTGTTAAAAATCTAATTGTACCTGCAGGAGAAACTGTGTTTTTCAGCGATGAAAGAATAGTATTAAGAGGAGCCAGCAGTTACGGTAACGATCAAATACGTGCTACAGCCAGTGTGGGCAATCTGTTAAGCATCACAGTGAGCGCACTACCAGTATGAGATTCCTAAAACAAAAAACTCTCAGCAAGTACAGTCCCAGTGATCAATCACTGTTTACCAACCATTTTGGTCGTGCAGTCATGCAGCTCACTGGAGGACTTAGATTACCCAAAGGAACCACAGCACAACGTCCACAACTCAGCGGTGTTAGAACCACAGGTGCTGCCAATGGATTTATGAGATACAATACCACCACCAATTCCATTGAAGCCTATATTGATGGAGTGTGGGAAGTGGTTAGAGCTCCAGGAGCCACTGCTATTACCAAGCAGACTCTAGGTCCCGGTGATAATGTAGAAACTACATTTGGTCCTTTAACAAAAATACCAAACAGTGACAACAACATTTTGGTATTTGTGGAAAACGTATTTCAAATTTCCACAACCAACTACAATCTTGTAAACAACTATCTTGGATCAGGCAATACCCATATTGTTTTTACCAGTTCAGTGCCTTTAGACAAATATATAACCATATACTTTGGCTACGCTGACTAATATTACTGGAGCGAGTCAATGTCAGAACCGTTTGTAGCACAACTTGGTAGAATCAGCGGCAAGCTGCTGTCAGACAACCTTGTTAGAAACGGCACGCCTCTAACTTTTAGAAACGGTCCAGTAGATGCCGATCTGTTATATCTAGATGTCAACAATGCAAGAATTGGTATCAATACCAATCCTCCTACAGAAGCCTTAGATATCACTGGATCGTCTAGAATTGGCACAAATGTGCTGGTAACTGGTACTGCTGCAACCATAGACAACATAATTTTAAATACTTCCGGTACTGTGACGTCCACTGTGGGTCCTATTATTATTTCACCTACTGGGGCGGATGCTTATGTTCAATATGGAAAAGTGTTAACTCCTGAATTTGAAATTAAAGATAATCGAATTAGAGGATTAGATACTAATTCAGATATCACATTAGATACCAGTGGTACAGGCAAGGTTGATATTTTAGCCAGCACAGATATTGCCGGCAACCTAGCAGTTACTGGAAATATACAATCAACTGGCAATGTTAGATTAGATGGTCAATTTATCATAGGTGATAGTCCTTTAGATACAATTGCTATTGCTCCTGATTTTACACAAAGTATTTTGCCTGGACTAACAGATACCTACGATTTAGGTACAGCAGTTAAGAGATGGAGAGACCTTCACCTCTATGATATGAACGGTGCTGATGCAGTTACCACACAAAATTTATTCATTAGCGAACAAGTACAATTTAGTAACACTAATACTATTTCAACACTGCAAAGCAACGATAATTTAATTGTGTCTTCTGCTAGCGGTGTTGTTAGAATAGATGATATTTCTATAACAAAAACGTCAACAATTGGCCTATCAAGAAAAAAATATGCAGGAGATGCTGATCTAGATTCACAGTGGTTTGCTGGAAAAACTCCAGTTGAAACAACGGTTCTTACAGCAGGCATTATCCAAGGTGTCGACAATTTTACAAGTCCTGGTAGCTTAACTCCTTTTAGTTTTTTGTATACTGGATTCTTTCTAGCACCAACTACTGCCACATATACATTCACAATATTTGCCGACGAGAAAGCATACATTTGGTTGGGCAACTATGCCACAGCAGGATATACAAATGCAAATGCCAATGCCTACAGTGATTACTTTACTTCGCATACTGGCACTTTTTCTGTTCCGCTAACAGCAGGACAATTTTATCCAATAAGGCTGCAATGGTCAAATTTAGGCGGTCCTGGAGATCTTACAACGTTCACGTGGGCAAATGATGCAGGCCAAGCAACCACAGCAGATTTTACAGGTAGAGTTTTCACAGAACCATCAGCCGCAGGTGTTCAAGCCAACACAATTACCAACCTAACAAATGGTGCGCTTACTCTAAGTCATACAGGTCAAGGCTATCTAACCATCAACGATACCAATGCTTTTAGAATTCCATTCGGAACCACTGCTGAACGCACTGCCTATGAAGTTGGTGCAACTCGTTGGAACAGCGAAATAGGCTATATGGAATGTTTCGACGGCGGAGTTTGGCAAGTGGCTACTGGTGGTGGTATTGTTATTACTGCACCTATCATGGAAGAACTTGGCCACGTTTACACTCTCATCTTCGGCTAATTAGCCAATTGAACTAAATACTTGTAATTGCAGCTAACGACCAATTTGCTGCAGGATTCGACTGTGGTAAACCAGCAGAGAGCGCAAGCTGAAAATTTGGTTATCGGTGAAACACCGGGTATATAGGAGAGCACATGGCTATTGGTCGTATTTCCGGTCCGCTCTTAAAGTCAAACTTGATTCGTGACGGAGTCAATTTGGCCTTTGAGACGAACCTTCTTTATCTTGATGTTGTTAACTCTCGCATCGGTATCAACACGGCTGCTCCTCAATACCAATTAGACGTAGTCGGCACAGCCCGTACTACAGATCTCGAAGTTCTAAATCAACTAGACATTGGAAATTTTACCATCACGGGTAACACTATTTCTAGTGATCTACCAACCATAAGTTTTGTTGCATCTGGTGGTGAAGCTACAGCCTATCATTCTAGACTGGTAGTCAACGACATAGAACTCAGCGGCAACAAGATTTCTACCACAGCATCCAATGCCAATCTAGAATTAGATCCTAGCGGCACAGGCAAGGTAGATATACAAAGTGCTACAGACATTACGGGTAATCTACTGGTAAACGGTAACATCACTGCAACTGGTGATATTACCATAGGTGGTAATCTTACTATTGGTGATGCATTAACTGATACCATCACTATCAACGCCAGCATACGCAGCAGCCTAATCCCAGAAACAGATAACACATATGACCTAGGCTCATCGTCATACAAGTGGAGAGCAATTTATACACAGGGTATTTTTGCCACAAATTTAAGTCTAAGCACTTTCGATATCGGTAACATACATTTAGAAAATAATGCTATTACCACAACTGGTGGTACAGACCTTGTAATAGATCCTAGCGGAACCGGCAATTTAGTAATTGGTGATTTCCACATTAGAGGTAACTCAATTACCAATGTGGCAAACAATAGTATTACAGAACTATCGCAACAGGGTAGTGGTTATTTTAAAATTGCAGGTACAAATGCTTTTGTTGTACCGCGTGGTACAACAGGCGAGCGTCCAACTGCTTATGCTGTTGAAGGCATGACTCGTTATAACACTGATGCAAAAGCATTGGAAATTTGGGACGGCCTACAGTGGTCTAGTCCTGCAGGTACAATTGGTGCTGTATCAGAAAGTACAGCCAACGACATTGCAATTAGATTTGCATTGACACTAGGATAACACAATGCCAACCACATTCAAACACGCAGTCAACTCAGGCATAGGAACAACACCAGTAGATGTGTTGCAGATTCCTGTGGGATTTAGAGCAACAGTAATCGGATGCAATATTGCAAACTCAACAGAATACGACACAGTCAGCGTTGATGTCTATGTAGTCAGTGATGATAGCACTCCGGCATATTATGTTAGGGGTTTAGCAATACCGCCAAACTCAGCAGTAAAAATTATTACCAATGGTGAAAAATTAATTTTACCAGAAACATCAGGATTGAGAATTGTCAGCGATACCGCAAACGGTGTTGACACAGTGATCAGTTATGTGGAATTATCTTAAGGACTAAATTATGGCAAACAACTATTATCTAGGTAATGATCCGCAAACTGCACTGGGAGCTACTCCAAGATTTTTTTACGGACTGAGAAAAAATGAAAACGGCAGCTTGTTCCTAGAGCGCAGTGATCAAACCAAGGGCAATGATTCAATTCAACTAAACAGTCCTGGACTAGAAGAAGAAAACTACACAGATTTTGAAGTAGGAGTTGATTTTTTTGAAGGCATTGATGTCAATCACAATCCAGTCTATGATAATTTAAGATATCAGCAATATAGATGGGATGATAGAGCATTGTTCTATTTTATCAACGACGAAGGTGAATTGGTAGTAAGAATAGGCAGCGGTCACACCTACGACAACGGCGCATCAGAGGGTTAATGTAAATCATGGCAGAATTCAAACTTAGTAGATTCAAATATACATGGCACGGAGAATGGACTCCGGGTGCTAGATACAATCCCGACTATGTGGTCAGCTACGGCGGCAAAGTATATGTCAGCTTAGAAACACATAATTCCAACACCAACTTCTATGCTGATCTAGACTACTACAACAACGACAGTCCACCCCTGTTGGTTCCTAAATGGGAATTAATAGCAGACGGAGTTAGCTGGCTGGGAGATTGGACCAACAGCACATACTTCAAACGAGGTGACACGGTCAAATACGGCGGAGTGGTATATCTCTGTGTAACAGGGCATACTTCAAGTCCAGCCATTATATACGATGCCGAGGGAAATGTAGTATCTTCTCCAGGTTTAGCAGCCTTTGCTAGCGATACTGTAAACTGGACAGTGCAGGTTAGTTCACAAGACTGGAAAATCGATTGGGCTGTCAATACCTACTACAAGATCAATGATGTTGTGAGATATGGAGGTATTGTATACCGTTGCGTAGACTCACACCTGTCAGCAGCTGACCTTGCTGGAGGACTTGAGGGTAGTCAAGCACAGTGGGCGGTGGTATCACTGTCAGACGATTGGCGCGGCGACTGGACCATAGACACACGATTCAAGGTCAATGACGTTGTAAAATACGGCGGCAATGTCTATAAATGTCAGTTAGCACATACATCTGCATCTAATGCTGCTGACGGGCTACCGGCCGATCAAGCTAAGTGGGCGTCATTGCATGTTGGAGTGGAATACAAAGGTTCCTGGACCGCATCACAAATATACAAGTTAAATGATGTGGTAAAATATGGATCATATCTATATGTGGCCACAGTCTTTCACACAAGCGGATTAGATTTTGATTCTATACATTGGAGCGTGTATTGTCCAGGACAAGAATATGATGTTGTATGGACAACAACCACAGTATACCAAGCAGGCGATATTGTCAGCTACGGTGGAAATCTTTATGCAGCCATAGAGGCAAACACTAATCAAAATCCAGCTGTCATACTGTCAGCTTGGGAATTGCTATTTGAGAATTCAAGAATTAGAGGCGATTGGACACAGATTGAATCTTATAAAATTGGAGATGTTGTCAGAAGAGGCGGGAATGTCTATCTTGCACATCAAGACAGCGTAAATCAAGATCCCGATTTTTTAAATGATGACAGTACCACCAATGAGGACTATTGGGATCTAGTGATTCCCGGTGTAAGATGGCGAGGTGTTTGGAGCCAAGATCAAATTTATCTTGCAGGCGACACCGTGGTATGGGTGGCCAGTTCATATCGTTGCCTGGACAAACACCTATCAAGCCAAACTAATAGACCAGATGATGACGGTGAAGTGGGTTCTACTCTAGAAGGTAGATATTGGGCAAAAATTACCGACGGCAACAAGATCAACCGCATGAAAAACATAGGTGATCTAAGAACATTTGGCCCCACAGATGACGGCAGCACAGTGGGCTACAAGGCTTTAGAAATTGGCACACAGGGATTGACTTTGGGTGTAATTAACGGTGAACCTCAGTGGGATCCTTTGGCCAGCACAGAAAAAGTATACTATGTGGCAGAATTCGGCGAGGATCTACCAACTGCCGGCACTAGCCCTCAAAATCCATGGCGTACAGTGAGATATGCCTGTGAGAATATCACAGGCTATGCTACAGTATTTGTTAGAACCGGAGTATTTGATGAGATACTTCCGATTCGAGTTCCTGCATTTGTGGCCATAGTAGGAGATGAACTTCGCAGTACTGTGATTCAACCTGCCAACACAGTGCTGACCAATGACTACATATTGAGAATACTGGCTGCTGCAGATTATGTCAAGACCATGTTGAATTGGATTATTAGAGAATTACCTGTAGGCGATCCAGTGTTGGCTATCGGGTCTGTTGTACGCGGCACTATTGCGCAGGATTTTTCAGGCACACCTGCCACATCCAACGAAGTGTTGATCACAACTTCATTGTTGGATCAATTTGAAACAAGACTAGAAACAAGTAATCCGGCCAGCATCAATGGTACCAACGCTATTACGGCAGATGCGGCACGACTTGCGGCTAGAGCACAGATAGTAGCCAACAAAAATTTTATAAAAAATGAAACTACATTATATATTGATGCAGAATTTGATGATTCAACAGGAGCATTGGGCACTGAATCTCCAAGATGGAGCACAGATCTAGACAGGATATTAGATGCGGTGATCTATGACATAGCCTATGTTGGCAATTATAAAACCATAGAAGCTGCTAATTATTTTTTATGTGCCAGCGACTATGATGTCAACAAAGTTCAAAACATGTTCTTGATGCGTGATGGAACAGGACTAAGAAACTGCACACTAAGAGGTCTTAGTGGAACACTTGGTGCACAAAGCATACTTGGTACTCGCAGACCAACTGCCGGAGCATATGTTTCATTGGATCCAGGTTGGGGAGTAGCAGACTCTACAGCTTGGGTAGGAACAAAATCACCGTATGTACAAAACGTATCAACATTTGGCACAGGCTGTATTGGCTTTAAAATTGACGGCGACCTACATGCCGGCGGCAATCAAACCATGGTTGCCAACGACTTCACCCAGATTCTTTCGGACGGTATAGGAGTATGGTGTAACGGAACAGGTAAGTCAGAGTGTGTGTCAATTTTCACATACTACAATCACATAGGCTATCTCTGTACCACTGGCGGAAAAATTAGAGGAACCAACGGCAACTGTTCATACGGAACATTTGGCGCAGTATCTGAAGGATTTGATTTGGCAGAAAGTCCAATCGAAGCCACAGTAAACAATCGATACTATGAAGCCTCTACCTATCAGACCTTGGTGGACAACAATGGCGGATTAATGAAATTGTTTTATTCACATGCTGGAAATGAATATACCACAGCTACTGCATCAATTCTAGCAGCCGGCACGGGAGGTGAATTTGCATTTGACGATATCAGAGATGGAGCTGTATCAGAAATTAGAATTACCAATCTTGGTGACAGCTCAGCAGAAGGAGGCAGCAGTTATTTGTTTGCTACTAATACTGCTCAAAGTGGCACAAACAGAATTATTGTGCTTGCAGGATCTGATGTTAATCTACGTACATCATATCTAGGTGTACGCATAGTTATTAGTTCTGGAACAGGCGTAGGGCAGTATGGTTATATAGCGGAATATGAATATGCTAGCAAAACAGTAACGGTTGGCCTAGAAAGACAGCCACAGGTGTCTGCCACACAGACATTTAGTATTGGCAATCTAATACAGTTGACCAGTGCTAGTCACCTATCACTGGGCGATCCGATTGTCTTCGTAGGCACTAAGTATGGAAACATTGTGGACTACACAACATACTATGTTAAAACCATTGATACTGCCACAAATAGAATCACAATTAGTGCATTGGCAGATATCAGCACCACATTTGGTTTGGTCAACGGGGTGCCAACTGGGGGCAACGACGCTATGGTTGTGCATTGTGTGGGTTGGCAGCATTTTGTAGAAGGCACTCCTATACTGGCATTGCTTGATACTTCTACTAACTATTTCATAGAACCGAGACTCACATTCAGCAGTCCAGGATTTTCTACTTCTAGCTCAACCTTGCCCGCTAACAGACAATGGACCAGTATAGCTTCCAATGCCAACAGATATGTTGCAGTAGCTCTGGACACTGCCGCAACTGCCTACTCGGCCAACGGCACAACATGGCTTGCAGGAGCTCTTCCTACTAGTGCGTTGTGGACCAAGATCAAATATGTTGGCGGAGTGTTCATGGCCTTTGCATCTGGCGGCCAAGCAGCTAGAAGCACTGATGGTATTTCATGGTCGGCAATGACAATGTCATCCACTGCAGAATGGCGAGATGTGGCCTATGGGGTTATAGGCTCCGTGGGCACATGGTTGGCCGTGGCTGGCGGTAGCAACAAAGCTGCTAAGTCAACTGACGGCATTAACTGGTCAGCCTTTAATCTTCCAGAGGGAGCAGATTGGAATGCAGTAGTTTATGGCAAAGGCAAATTTGTTACCACTGCTGCCAGTGACTCCAGCGTAACCGGTGCTGCATTTGCCTATACCAATGCCGCAGCTACCGCTTGGACACAGGGTACGATTCCACAAGGCAGTTATTCATTGGCCTATGGAAATAATAGATTTGTAGCACTATCCGGAGGATATGCTGGAGCCACTGAAGTATCAGTGAGTTTTGACGGTATAACCTGGACAGAAGGAACCATACAAGCACAAGATTGGCGTGCAATTACCTATGCTCAAGGAGTATTCTTAGCAGTGGCCACAGGCACAGCGGTGGCTGCCACATCCATAGACGGTAAAATTTGGGAATATCAAACACTAGGTGCTTCAGGTCCTTGGTGCGCCATAGGATTCAGTAACATTACCAAGCCAGGCAAATTTATAGTAATAGGCGGCCTTACAGAAAATTCAGTAGCCGGTAGATTGATCAGCACAGGAAAAACTGCACAAGGCCGAGCACAAGTGGTAGCTGGTAGAATTTCATCCCTGTATCTTTTCGAACCTGGCAGCGGGTATACATCAGCCCCTGCATTGGTTTTCACAGATCCCAACAACAGCGCAGAAGTTTCCACAGCAGTGAGAATTTCAAACGGAGTTCTAGGGCCGCCCACCATTGTAACCGCTGGTACAGCCTATGAAACGTTGACTACTACCACAACTATCACAGGCGACGGCTACAGAGATCAATATCAAACAGGCAGTTCATTGGTTATAGATGGATTAGATCGACTGCCAGGTCCTGGTGACAACGTCACTATTCTTGGCATCAACGATTACACATACAAATTATTGACCACAGAGATACTGGCTGGCGCCTTTCCTAACGCCACAGCCAGATTGACCATAGCCAAAGATCTTGGAAGAGAAGAATCTCCTGACCACGGTACTGGAATTGAAATACGACAAAAGTACAGTCAGGTACGACTAACTGGACATGACTTCTTGGATGTGGGATTAGGTAATTTTGAGCAGACCAATTATCCAAATACACTGTTTCCAAATGGCACAGTACTAGCGCCGCAAGATGAAATTAGAGAAAGTGATGGTGGTCGGGTGTTCTATACATCAACTGATCAAGACGGTAACTTCCGAGTTGGTGAATTATTTGCGGTTGAACAAGCTACAGGTACAGTAACTCTAAATGCCCAGTTTTTTGCATTATCTGGTCTTGAAGAATTGCGACTAGGTGGAGTTACTGTAGGTGGATCTGGTGTGGTAATCCGTGAGTTTTCAACAGACAATACATTTACTGCTGACTCCAACAACATCATTCCTACACAAAAAGCCATCAAGGCCTATCTACAAGGTAGAGTATCTGGTGGTGGCGCAGATGCGGTAACTAGCCAATTAACAGCAGGTGTTATAGTGATTGGTCCAGACTCATTGTCAACAACTACAGGCGAAGAAATAATTTTTAATGCAAAAGTGAATATAAATGCCGGATTCGAAGGTTCGTATCTGGCACAGTTTTTGTTTTTATCAAGCGGGGCATAATACCACTTGTGGGATTTGAATAAATATAATATGCAAGAAAATGGAGCTATAAATGGCTGAATTTAAACTAGGTAGATTGAGATTTGTATGGAAGTCAGACTGGGTAACCGGCACTACATACTTCAAAGATGACATCGTTGCTTATGGTGGCAAAACATTCTTATGCGTGGTGGGTCATACTGCTGCCGCTGATTTTTACACCAATTTAGATAATATTCCCACTAAGTGGAATCAATTCAGTGACGGCCAAGATTGGAAAGGCAACTGGGGATCTTCAACGCTGTATAAAATCAACGACATAGTGAAATATGGCGGATACCTGTACATCTGTAATGACGGTCATACTAGTTCAAGCACACTAGAAGCTAATCAAGGCGATTGGGATATATTTGCAGAATCGTTTGATTGGCAAAATGCTTGGTCCACTGGTTATGTCTACAAGGTAAATGATCTTGTAAAATATGGTGGTTACGTTTACCTATGTAACACAGGTCATACTTCAGCTGCCACCGCAGCATCAGGTCTTGAAGCCGATCAAGCCAAATGGGATCTATTCAACAAAGGACTTGATTGGAAAGGTGTATGGAGTACTTCGGTACGATACAAGGTGGGAGATCTTGTAAAGTATGGCGGAAAAACCTATGTGTGTAATCTACATCACACATCAAATGCCAGCGCAGCATCTGGTCTTGAAGCCGATCAAGCCAAATGGGACTATTTCAATGAAGGCATAGAATACAAAGGACAATGGGTAACAGCCACTAGATACAAAATTAATGATGTGGTAAAAAATGGTGGCGGTACTTATATCTGTGTGATTGAACACACAGGCGCCGGCAATTTTACCACAGACTACAATGCCGCACGTTGGAATCAATTTGTTGAAGGCATAGAATTTGAAGGTGAATGGTCCGCAGGCCCTACCTATCAACCAGGTGATATTGTACGCTACGGCGGCAACAGCTATATCGCTAAAACTGCACATATTTCTTCAGGTGGATCTCCTCCAAGCACCAATACCACTGATTGGGACCTGTTTACTACAGGATTTAGATTGCAAGGAGATTGGAATTCAGGCACAGCCTACAAGATTGGAGAGATTGTTCGCCTTGGTGGATACACCTATGTGGCCACAGCGGACAATACCAATCAGTCTCCGCCTAATGCCAGTTACTGGAGTCTGCTGAATCAAGGTATAGATTGGGAAGGTGATTGGGTATTAGCATCTAGTTACGTGTTAGGTGATGCTGTGAAGTTTGGAGCCAACAGCTACATTGCTGTTCAAGCACACACATCTACTACCGGCCTAGATAGACCAGACAACGACACTATCGGTGCCTATTGGAATTTGTTGACAGCAGGTAATGAAGAATCTGCACTGTCGGCCACAGGTGATCTAGTATATTATTCAGGTGGCGGACCCACAAGACTACCAGTTGGCGACGAAGGACAAGTTTTAACTGTTGAAAACGGTTTGCCTACTTGGAATTACTTTGGTCAAGTGGCCAAGGTGTTTTATGTTGCGCCACACGGAGTAAATTCTCCTGCGCCAACATACGGAGTCACTGTGGACAAGCCATGGGCCAGCGTAAGGTATGCCTGTGAGCAGATCACTAATGGTACAGAATATCCTAATGCTGCCTATTTGCTCAAGCAGAACAGAACATTTATACAAAAAGAAATTGTAGAATATGTGAATTATCAAATCACCTATTACACAACCACAGTGCCTACACCGTCCAGCATTTGGTACAACTTTGTAAACGACAGTATTTCCGCATGCCAACGCGACATGGGATTAATTGTTGATGCCATTGTACATGATCTTACACATACTGGCAATGTTAAAACTCTTGAAGCCACTGAATCTTATTTTTCAGCAGGTGTATTGATTGCAGCTATCAATGATGAAGAGTTTCAATTAATTGAGGCAGTGAACTACGGACTTGTATTAATATCTCGTATACTGGCTAATCTTGCTCCAGCTCAAAACTATCAAACACTTAATGGCATTGGCGCAGGCAGTAGAATCAAACAGATTATTGATGCTGCATATACTGCTGAAGCCACTGCTTACACTCAGTGCGAGTCGTTGGCAGGCATACTCACAGCAGCGTTGGCCGCAGGTGTAGACACCGGTCTTCCAGTGTTGAATACTCCCGGATATACCCTACAGGTCAAGACCGGACAATACTATGAAGTATTGCCAATTCCAGTTTTTCCAAACACAGCCGTTGTAGGTGATGAACTGCGTTCTACTAGAATTAGTCCTGCAGGCAGCTACACATCAGCCAATGACAAAGCCAAATCAATTGCTACTTTGCAAAGACTGCAATCCATCACAGATGAAATTATTACCAATGCGGCAGTTACTCCTACAACAGGAAATATAGCCACACAGGACACCACATCACAAAAAGCAGGTAATGTAGGTAGTGCAACAGCAGTGTCTTCAGTGTCTGCAAACGCTGCTGAAATCAAAGACATTGTTACAAACAATACTCCAAATGCCTATGTAAAACCAACTCCAACAGGCGGAACTGGTAATGCATTTACCGCAGGATACTTTGATGCTGCTCGTTTGATCAATGCTAACAAGGCGTTCTTGCAAGACGAAGTCAGCGAGTGGATACTGGCACAAATTGCTGCAAGTACCGTAGGATTCGTTGGATTTACCTATACCGGCACACGTAGAACTAAATGTGAACGTGATGTAGGACTGATTGTTGATGCAGTGGTCTATGATTTGACCTACGGTGGAAATCTAGCAACTCAAATTGCTGCTAGATCATACTACAGTCTTGGCGTATTCCTTGAGCCAGCAGCAGAACTAGCACCAGCATTGGCAGTACAATTACGTATCAAAGATATCATTGACAATATTGCCACAGGCGATACTGCCGGTTGGACAAAAACTACAGCACTATCACAAGATGTTTCTGGTACAGCAGGATCAGCGCCAGCAGCTACCGCTGCTCAAGCACGTATTCAAGAAATATATGATACCATTAACACTGGTACTGAACCAACTACCATAGTACCAGATATCACTTGGCCAGCTGCTGCTTTGATCACTGCTAGAACAGCATTGAACACTGCTAGAACAACTATTCGCAGCAATGCCGTACAGCATGTGAAGAAATTATTTCCTACATTGAGTTTTGACGAAACACTGTGTTCACGTGATGTGGGATATATGGTAGACGCTCTAGGATTTGATCTAATGTTTGGATCAAACTTTTTGTCAATACAAAGTGGACTGTCATATCAAAGAGGCACTACATCAACACTGGTGGTTCTAAATTCACAACTAGCAGCGCAACAGGCTGTGATTGATTTTATATCTGTTGAAGCACAAAAAATTGTGGCTACAGGAGCTGTGGTACTGGCTGACGGACTGTGGACTGATATCATCAACTATGCCAATACCGGCACAGTGCCGCTTACTGTTGGCACCAATAGTCCCACAGAAGATCTTGACAGAATTAACGGTGCAAAAATACTGCAACTAAACAAAGAATTTATGGTTGCAGAAGCCAATGCCTATATTGCTGACACATTCAAGGCCACAGTAACATCGTCAGACGCCGCTACTGATGTATTCACCTGCAGTTCACAGACATGGATGGTAGCTGGAGACACAGTGAGATTCACAGGCACTGTGTTTGGCGGAATTGCTATTAACACAACCTACTATGTTTTGTCAACAGGACTAACAGCAACAACATTTAAGGTTTCAACCAGCCTAAACGGCACAGCAGTTGATCTTGGTGCGGCATCAGGCTCAATGGTAGTCAAATGGTATTACAATTCTGCTAGCTGTGAAAATGATGTTCGCAACTATATTGAATCTATTGCCTATGACATGGTATACACAGGCAACTACAAATCAGTTCTAGCTGCTAGATACTATAGAAATTCATTAACTGGATCTAAACTTGAAGATCTGTTCTACTTCAAGAACGGATCAGGTCTACGCAATTGCACACTGACTGGACTCGACGGCAGTTCCGATGGTACCAATACAGGATATCAAAGTGCGTTGACTACTACGGCCAACGAATACGGCACCTACAGACCACGTGCAGGAGCCTATGCATCACTAGATCCAGGCTGGGGTCCTAATGACACCAGTGCATGGGTAACCAACAAATCAACCTATGTTCAAAACGTTACCACATTTGGTATCGGTTGCGTGGGTCAGAAAATTGATGGCAGCTTACACGCAGGCGGCAATGATTCTATCGTGTCCAACGACTTCACCCAGGTATTGAGTGACGGTATTGGAGCATGGATTACCAATCTAGGTCGTGCAGAACTTGTGTCAGTGTTCTCTTATTACAACTACATCGGCTATCTAGCTGAAAATGGTGGTAAGATTCGTGCTACTAACGGTAACAACTCATACGGAACATTTGGTGCTGTAGCAGAATTCATAGATATTTCAGAAACACCTGTCACAGGTACAATCAACAACAGAGGCACAGAAGCCGATGTTCGCAGTGTGCTCACAGACGGCACTCAGATTCTACTGCATGAATTTGGCAATGCTGGTTCGGAAAATTCATCTGCATCATTTACCATAAGCGGTACTGGAATTTCAGTGGCCACTGTGGCAGATGAATTTAGAGATGGAGCTGTATTTCAAGTAAGACTGACAGATCCAGGAGATTCTACTGGTCCTGGCGGAGTTGGTTACATCACAGCTCAAAGTCTAGCACAGGCAGGAAACACAACTCAAATTACCCTGGCAGCTTCTGATATCAACAGTTCAGCAGCCTATGTTGGCATGAGCATTTACATGATTGGCGGCTTAGGAGCAGGTCAATACGGATACATAAACTCCTACTCCGCAGCCAGCAAAGTGGCCACAGTGTACAAAGAAAGCACAGGCACCCCAGGTTGGGATCATGTGATACCAGGTACACCTATTGTGGCTGCCATGGATCTTACTTCTAACTATCAGATCACTCCTAGACTGCAATTTTCAGCACCACCCTTTACCAAAACCACTGCCGACTTGCCAAGCAGTCAAACATGGTCAGATGTGGTGTTCGGTGATGGATATGCTGTTTATAGTGGTGTGGCTTCAACAGTATCAAGCGGCTCAGGTAGCTTGGCCACATTCAACGTCACTAGACGCTATGGCATCTACTCAGTAACTATACAGGCCGGCGGAGTGTTGTATACGGTAGGAAATACCTTGACCGTTCTAGGATCAAGTCTAGGCGGCACATCTCCTGCCAATGATATCACAGTCACAGTAGCCGCAGTTACTTCGCCTGGTGGCGCAATAACTAGATTTACCAGCAGCGGAACAGCAGTAACAGCCAAATTTGTAGCCATAGCAGGCGGTGTAAATTCATCTACTAACGCAGCCGCTACCAGTCTAGACGGCATAACATGGACAGCAATGACCATGCCATCGTCACAGCAATGGTCAGCCATTGCCTACGGTGTGGTCAGCAATGTCAGCTATTATGTGGCAGTGGCTAGAGAAAGCTCAGTGGCTGCATATTCTAGAGATGGTGTAAATTGGACAGCTTCCAATCTAAATGAAGTTGCTGACTGGTGCGACATTGACTACGGCAACGGTGTATTTGTTGCTGTATCAGAAAGTGATTCTAGTTCAACATTCAGAGCATGGAGTTCAGACAACGGCATTAATTGGAACACCACTACATTCGCATCGGGCGCCAAGGCCATTGCCTATGGTTTCAGCAGATTTGTTGTGGTAGAAGGCAACTTCTCCAACGCAGTGGCATATTCAACCAACGGTGCTACATGGACAGTGACCACATTGCCAAGCAATGATGACTCTACAGAATCAAACTGGGTAGACATTGCCTACGGTAATGGACGCTATGTTGCAATTTCAGATAGTTCTGCAATGGCAGCATACAGTTTCAACGGTGCCACATGGTACAAGAGCAACTTGCCTAGCATTGCTGAATGGAGTTCTATCGGTTATGGTCAAGGCGTATTTTATGTTACCAGTGCAGGAGATGCAGCAGCAACTTCGCCAGACGGTGTCACTTGGACTCTAAGAGACGGTTCATATGCATCCTTTGATATCACAGAGACCGCACAGAACGTAAACACTGCCTATGCAGAGACAGCTACATTAACAAGTGGCACATGGAGTGATGTTATTTGGACCGGCACACAGTTTGTTGCTGTTGGTTACAGCGGTGCAGCTGGTCTAGTTGCAACCAGCACAACCGGTACATCATGGACTAATGCTACATTGCCCACAGTTAACAGCACATATGAATATACCACAGTGGCCTATAACGGCTCAAACCAATATGTTGCAATCATTGGCGGAAACGGCGGCACTAGAAATATTGCTACATCTCCTGATGCAGTGACCTGGACAGGAGCACTGAACGCTCTAACTACTGTTTCTTTTTGGAAAGACCTAGCCTACGGCAACGCAACTTATGTGGCCATAATGGGAGATCTCAACAGGATCAACTATTCAGCCAACGGAACAACATGGACATCAGTAACGCTAGGCGGTGTAGCGTCGAGTGAGATGAGTGCTATAGCTTATGGTGCAATCGGTGGAACTAACTACTTTGTTACCGTTGCTGGTTATTCAACAGGTAGTCAAGTATCTTCTTATTCTACAAATAACGGTGTTGCTTGGACTTCAGCTGCTTCACTACCTAGTTCAGACTTCTGGGCAGATGTGGCATTTGGCAACAGCAGATTTGTTACTGTTGCAGGCGGAACAGGTTCTACTTCAACCAAGGCAGCATATTCAACCAACGGCACAAGTTGGACAGCAGCAACGCTACCAGGTGCAGCCACACGTTGGAACAAGATTGTCTACGGTGGCGGAGCATTTACTGCATTTGCTTACAACTCAAATAGAACTGCTTACTCAGTAGACGGTATTACTTGGGTTGAAGGAAATACACAAGCAGCCACTAGAAACTGGGGACCTGCAGCATACGGAAACACTAAAAACGTTGTATTAGCGACAGGCACAGCAATCGGATCTTACAACGACTTTGCATTGAATACCAACTATCTAACCACTTCAAGCACAACTACCAAGTTAAACGTCAATGACAGAATTAGATTTATCAGCGATTCTGCAGGTTCTGAAATATTTGGTGGAGTTAGAGCTGACTCAGGTGGCCAGTTATGGTATTATGTAACCAGCGTGGTTGACTCAACAAGATTTACACTGTCACAAACACTGGGTGGTGCTAATATTACACTGACCACAGGCAGCGGTTCTATGTTGGCTTTATCATCCAAGACCTATGTGGCCAGTGCGTTGGGCAACAACAACGGTACTCCAAATTGGGTGGTATTGGCGCAGAACAGCCAAGGAGTGCAAAATATTAGACAAGGTGCTACAGCTCGTGCTCGTGCTTATGTGTTAGATGATGCACTAACAGAAATTTGGATACATGAGCCAGGATCGGGTTATGTGACTGCTCCAACAATGACCATTACTGACCCTAATAACACAGGTGCAGATGCTCCTACTGTGGTACGTATTGGTAATGGTGCTATTGCACAGCCAACATATACCAATAGAGGCACAAGTTACTCGGCTGCGGCTACTACTATAATTGGCAACGGTTATGCCGATAACTATCAGGTGGGAACTTTTGTGGGATTCACTGGTCTCAGTGGTATTCCAACAGCTGGTTCAAACGTGCAGATAGCTGGCATAGATGACATATGGTACAGACTGGTCAATGTTTCCAGCGTGTTGCCTTTGGCTGATGGCACCTACTCTGCTACTCTGCAGGTAAGCCCACCAGTTGGTGTTGCTGAAGCTCCAGAGCACTTGAGCGGCGGAATTATAAGACGTAGATACAGTCAGGTACGACTAACTGGACACGATTTCTTGGACATAGGTACAGGCAATCAAGTGAATACCAATTATCCAGGACTGCCAGTTACTGACCCGATTCCTGCCAATGAAACCATAGGCAGTGGTGGTGGTAGAGTATTCTACACTTCAACGGACCAGGACGGTAACTTTAGAGTTGGTGGATTGTTTAACGTTGAGCAATCAACGGGTGTTGCAACGCTGAATGCTGACGCTTTTAACATTGCAGGATTGAACGAGTTGAGTTTGGGCTCAGTGGCACTAGGCGGTTCAGGTGCAACAATTACTGAATTCTCAACAGACCCGTTCTTTACACAAGATTCCGACAATATTATACCTACACAGCGAGCAATTAAAGCCTACATTACCAGCCAAATTGGCGGCGGCGGGTCTAGTTTGAACGTAAATAGTCTTACAGCCGGTGTTATATTTGTGGCCGGACAAACTATTACTACAACTACAAATGTGGCAATAAACATAAATACTAAGGTGAATTTCAAAGGCGGTATTGCTGGTTTACCCCTTGTGTTAAATTACTTCTTACTAAACAATTGATGGAGATCAGAGAATGGCAACAGGATTATTAGGTCAAGCGGCACCGGCCGCAGCAACATACACTACACTGTACACAGTGCCTGCAACTACTTTTACAGTATTGGGCCTCAGTCTCTGTAATCGCGGAACAACCACAGTGTCAGTGAGAGTGGCGTTGGCCACATCAGCAACACCAACAAACTCAGAATTTATAGAATATAATGCTGAAATTGGTGCTAACGGAGTATTGGAAAGAACCGGTATCATGATGAACGCAAACAAATTGCTGGTAATCTATGCTAGTAATGCAAACGTATCGGCCAGTGCCTTTGGCATTGAAACTTCAACATTATAAAATATTAGGAGATAATATAAAATGGGACGACAAGTATCATCCTTTGGAACAGATAGTGTAACAAACAGAACTGTGACAACATCACAGTCAGTGCTAGCCGGCGAACGCATATTTGCAAACGCCACATCAGCATCGTTTACTCTGACACTGCCTGCTTCACCTAGTGAAGGGGACACTATACAAATCATCGACGTGGCAGGAATTTTCGCAACAAATCCTGTTACCGTTGCAAGAAACGGATTAAAAATCGCCAATCTTACAGAAGATTTGATTTTGAACCTCAACAACGCAGCAGTGACCTTGATATATTCCGGTGCAACATTTGGCTGGGTATTCATTGGACCATAATCGGAACTTATAATGGCAAAACTATCTGACCTATTATCTACAAGAGAGATTACAGCCAACCAGAATAATCTGGAAAAGGGCAAGGTCTGGGTCGTAAGTCCAACTGCAATGGCCACTTGTATTAGAAGTGACAACTTGTGGTGTTGGACATCTCCGGGTTGTGGAACACTCACTATTGAAATGTGGGGTGCTGCTGGTAGTGGCTCTCGCATGTGTTGCTGCGGCTTTGGACTACCTGGAAATGCACCTGGCTATACCAAAAAAACTCTAGCTGTATTTTGCGGATCAAACATTTGTGGCTGTCCAGGCCAGGCCTGCAATGCGCATGATCTTTGCTTCTCAGGATGTAGTCTACCCACATATTTGCAGTGGAAACAGGCTCGAGACCTATGCGGATACACCAGCGGTTGCATGTGCGCTCAAGGTGGTCGAGCAGGTACATCTATCTGTTCCACTGGTACCGGCCCCTACTGCTGTTTCCGTGCTGCAGGATTTTGCAATTCACAATTTACTTCTGGTGCTGCTGGTTGCGGTATTATCTGCAATCACTGCTCAGGAGGCTTCCTTGCTTGCGGTTATGGTGGCGACATCAACTGCTGCGGCTGTATTTCATACATGCACTGGATGTGCGACATCGGAAACGCAAGACCCTGTTATGTACACCAATTTATTGCTTTTGCAGCAGGTATATTTGCTGAACAGGGTGGTATAATTGCATCCAAGCCCGACGAAGATCCAGAATACTCACAGTGGTCAGGTGCAGGATTCATGGAACACATGCATACTCTACATGCTACCAGTCGTTCGCCCACTGGCGGCGTTCCTTGGATGGGATGTTGGACCGGTGGTCAATTCTGCGGTTGCTATGAAAACTCTGGCTGTGTGCCATATTCACCTTATGGTGTAGGCGGAGCTGCACCTATGCCTTGCGATGGTGTCAGAGATCACGGCAAACGTGGCGGCCACGGTGCCATACGATTAACATACAGAGGTTCGGGCGCCTTGAATCAAAACTGCGCAGTACTAGGAAGGGGAATATAAAATGGCACTACTCACACAATTATTAGGTAATCGCGAGCAGGCCTTCGAAGACAATCTTGAAAAAGGTAGAATTTGGGTCTATACAGACGGCAATATGTACACCTCATTCTGTAATGGCTTTTGCTGGCGTTCTCCGGGTACAGGATGTATAGTGATCGAATCCTGGGGTGCTGCTGGTTCAGGAGCACAGATGTGCTGCTGTGGTGCAGGCCTACCAGGAAATGCACCTGCGTACACAAAAAAATGTCTTTGCGTGATTGCAGGCAACTATGTCTGCGGCTACATTGGACGTTCATGCAATAACTCATCAGCACTATGCTTTAGAGGTTGTTCAGAAGCCACCTGCGTTTGCTGGTTTGGATGTTCACCAAAAGCCCTATATGAAGGTGGCTACTATCCAGGTGACAGCGACAGCTTTAAGGGCAACAATCCTTGGGGTTGGGGCTCAGGCGGCGGCGATCCATTGAGCTCAAATGAAGGCAACGTAAACTTTCAAAACGGCGGCAATTGCGGTATCACTGGCGGCAACACATTGAACGCTAGTGGCAACGGCAACTGCTGTTCGTGGACTCAATGTCGTGCAGCAGGTGCAACTAACGGCTGCATATGCGCACAAGGCGGCAAAGGCGGCATATCAATTTGCATAGATTCAATATCTGCATATACAGTCTTTAGATGTAATTATTTCTGTGGCAGCCCCCTTGGCCCAGGCAACTCGGGTTGTAATACAGGATCACATTGCGGTATGATCTGCAACATTTGTCAAACAACGGATGCATCACTAGGATTTATTGGCTGTGGCTACGGTGGCGACGTCAACTGCTGCGGTGGTTGGTCATGCGTATCATTCCAGGGCTGCTGGCCAATTTGCCCATGTCTAACACAGTATCATGTGCCTGTAGCCGCAAATATTTTTGCAGAAGAAGGCGGACAGTTTTCGTACACAACAAATTCAGACGGACAAGGGCCGACTGAATGGTCAGGAGCTCCGACACTCAATCAAATTAATGCCTTGACTACCATGAGTAGACAGCCTGGTCCAAATGCCTACACTACATGTTGGCCTGGTGAGCGAGGTTGTGGCTGCTATGAAATGCAGGGCTGCATGAACTTTTTTCCATACGGTGTTCCGGGCGCAGCTCCCCATCCATGTCCAGGTGTGCGTGATCATGCCAGTCGTGGTGGTATGGGAGCTGTAAGAATTAAATATATTCCAGCAACAGGAGGCACATCGTACTAACATGGCAAACTTAAAAACACTTGTAGAAGCCAAACTTGATCAAATAGAGTTTGACGAAACAAATCTAGACAAGGGCAGAGTCTGGGCCTATAGCCCAGGTTCAGAATACACAAACTTTGTCAACGGATTTTGTTGGATTGCCTGTACCACAGGCAAGGTCATTTTGGATGTGTGGGGCGCTGGCGGCAGTGGTGCTAGAATGTGCTGCTGCGGACACGGTGTGCCAGGAAATCCAGGTGCATGGTCACGCAAATGTATTTGCGTAATAGCTGGCTGTTATATCTGTGGTCACGTGGGCAAAAGCTGCAACAATGCTGATGCACTGTGTTTCCGTGGGTGTTCCGAAGCATCATGTGTGTGCTGGTATGGCAGGAATCCTTCAACTGGCGCTGCCATAAACGGCTGCATGTGTTCACAAGGTGGACGTGGGGGTACAACCTATTGCAATCCATCGGGCGTAATTTTCTGCTGTTTCATCAGCGGCAACTTCTGTAACACCAACTATTCCAACGGTACCTGCGGCATTATTTGCAATTACGGTTCGGGTACAGGATCATGCTGCGCAGAGTCCTACGGCGGCGATATAAATAAACGCGGTGGATTTAGCTGTGTGACATTCTGGACCTGTTATTCAAACTGCCCATGTTCAACACACTATCACACAGCCATTCCTCCAGGCATGTTTGCCTGTGATGGCGGCGTAGTCAGTACAGGTATGGATGACAACAACGGATTTTCCAACTGGTCAGGAATGGGATTCCATCAGTTCAGCCAAGGTATCAATGCCATGAGCCGCTCACCAAATCGAGGAATCCCATTTACTGCATGTTGGACCTCCAACAGAGCCTGTGGCTGCTATGACGTACAAGGATGTATGCCATTCTTTCCAGTAGGAGTAGGTGGTTTACCAGCTAATCCCTGCGGTGATGTTCGTGACAACGGATGGCGCGGCGGCCTAGGATTGGTTAGAATTAATTTTATTGCAAAGGATTAAAAATGAGAAAAGCGTTTACAACGGTTATGCCGGACGAACCATATAAAACAACCACCAAGAAAAATATCACAGTGGATTGCGTTTACATCGGTAAAAGATATCTGCTGGTTAGATTCAACAACGATGGCACCATATTTGCCTTGGAAAAACAAGGTGAAACACTGCCGGAAGTTGAGATGTACAAACTCACAGAGCAACAACTGGCAGCAGAAAAACAATTTCAGATTGTTATAGATGCAGAAGTCAATACATGGGAAGCTGCACATCTAACACACGATTATGAACACGGAGCAGTAGCTGACCCAACATTTACTCTAGCAGATGGCAGTACATGGACCTATCACTATGATGATTTTCATGGCGCATTGGATCAACCCTACTATACCAACGACATGAGGTACGATCGTGCTACTAATACTTTGATTCGTCCTAGATATCGTACTCATGCGGTAACCAAAGAAACGTTTTGGGCAAACATGAACGATCAACTCAAGGCCTTTGAACTTGCTGCCGGATCAACTAGCTATCTACCAGAAAGACTAACAGAAATTAGAGCACATAGAGATTGGTTAAAAACTGCTATTACAAAATATGCAGGTGAAGATCACTGGAAAGTTCCGTTCCCAACTAGTACGCCTTCAATTTAAATAAATTAAAAGCCAAGAAAGGCCTTGCACTTGTATCCGAGAGGATATATAATCTAAGTGCAAGGCTTATTTTTTTGGAGTTTAAATGTCTAGATCGAAAGCATTTTTTATAAATGGCGGCGCTGGTAGAATGATTAGTTCTGTTCCAGCTTTTGAAAAATACCTAGAGGAATCAGATGATAAAGATTTTATCATTGTTTGCGAAGGTGGAACAGATGTCTTTAAAGGACATCCTAAACTAGATGATCGTGCCTACGACATCTGGCACAAGGGTCTTTTCAAAGACTACTTGAAAAATCGTGAAATTGTCACAACAGAACCCTATAGAGTCTGGGAATACTACAACCAACAATGTTCAATTGCACAGGCCTTTGACATACAGGTCAACAACAAAGGACTACGAGAACTGCCAAAACCTACACTTAGGTTGTCCAAAGATGAACTACTGAATGGTAGATCAGTGGTCAGCGAAGTAAAGAAAAAACTTAAAAAAGAAAAACTAGTGGTATTTCAACCCTATGGCCGAGGTGTTGAATACATTGACGAAACCTTGCTTGACCGCACAGCACGAAGTTTTGAATTAAAAGACGTAAAAGCCATAGTGAAAAAGCTGCAACAAAATGACTATGCAGTGATAATGATGAGCGAGTTCAAAACAGATCTATCAGATGCTAAACTCAAAGAAGAAGTGGCCATGCCTGAAAATGTCAACATGCGAGTTTGGGCAGCAATAATCAAATATGCCGATCATTTCTTGGGTTGCGATAGTTTGGGACAACACCTTGCATATTCAATGGAAACTCCATCAACAATTATCACAGGAGCCACATATCCTATAAATGTGTCTTATCCGGATTGCGAGTATTTTGAAATACTAGACATGGGCGAAATACATAGAGAATACGATCCTATCAGAATTTTACCTGATGAGCGAGTGAACAGAATAAATGAAAATATCATGTCAATGACAGACGACATAACTACACTAGTAGTAAATCACGTATTAGGAAAAAAAGATGACAGTTAAAACCATATCAGCAAAAAAATCAAATAAACCCGTGTGGGTCGCAGCCATTGCTCGCGGACATAATGCAGGCATCTGTCTACTAAAAGACGGAGAGATTGTATTTTCTATCGAAGAAGAAAGATTGAGTCGTCAAAAGTATGACGGCGGTCCGCTTGCGTCAATGGTTAAGATTTTAGAATACACAGATAAGCTAGACTTTTTGGTTGTAGCACATACACAGAGTCTTGCAGATTCTTCGGGAAAAATTGATTATACCGGCGACGATATGTACACTGGCCTAGCTCGAAAGTTAGGACTAATTGATAGAAAAGTAGCTAACCTACACAAACATCCTCAGGTGATTGATCTCAGTTTCATGCATCACAAGCTGCATGCTGCCTGCGCATTTTATCGTTCAGGTTGGGAAGATGCAGTTTCTTTGATTGTTGATGGTGCAGGCACATTCTATCAAATGAGTTACAACGACCAACCACTGTGGGTATGGGAAGTTGAGTCTATTGTTGATTGTGCATATCCTGCAGATTTCAAAACTCTTTACAAAAATTACGGTGCAAGAGATCCTATTGTTGGAACATTTCAAGCTGAATTTCCTTCTGCAAATTTAGGCGAGGATGGCGAAACACACGAAGCATGGGTTAGTGATCGTGCAGGCATTGTCAAGGCCTACGAGGGAGTAACTGAATATTGTGGATTCTCAGCTATTGAAGCTGGAAAGACTATGGGATTATTTCCATACGGAAAAGCCAACAATAAAATTCCTCCGTTGTTTGATACAACATCTAAAATTCCGTTAACAAATAGAAACTTATTGGTGCCAAAATATCCAATGAGTAGCATGGTTAATTCACAACTATTTGATTATATTGACGAATTTCCTGAAGATCCTAAAGGTGATGTTACCTACATGGACAATCGTAGAGATATGGCCTATGCTGTTCAGACACAGACGCAAGAACAGGTGGTAAGACTAATCAAATTAGCCGCAGAAAAAAGTGGAAAGAATCGTGTTGTTATTTCCGGAGGCTATGGATTAAACTGTGTTGCTAACTATCATTATCTAGAAGAATTAAAAGATAGCGGCATTGAAATTTATGTTGAACCTATCAGCAATGATGCAGGTACAGCAATGGGCGCAGGTCTGCTGTTCTATCATGGCATGTATGACGATACTACCATACGTAAATACGATACTTTGTATTATGGCCCTGTACACACTTATACCAGTGAAGAAATTGCTGCAAAGGCAGAAGCTGCTAATGCAGAAGTTACAGATGCTACAGCTAAAGACATTGTCAAGCTGTTACGTGAAAAAAACATTGTGACTATCTTCCAAGGACGTTCAGAAAACGGACCACGTGCCCTAGGCAATCGTTCAGTGCTGTTTGATCCAACATTTGAAGACGGCAAAGACTATGTGAATGCAGTCAAGCATCGTGAATACTTCCGCCCATTTGCGGGAAGTATTCTAGAAGAAGATGTACACGAGTGGTTTGATTTACGTGGAATGAAAAACAGTCCATTCATGATGTACGCTGTAAACTGCCAGCCAGGAGTTGAAGAAAAGATTCCAAGCATTATTCACGAAGATCATACCTGCCGTATTCAAACAGTTAATCCTGAGCAGAACAAGCACTACTATGATTTGATCAAAGCATTCAAAGATGAAACAGGCGTTCCTATCCTGTTTAATACCAGCTTTAATCTAGGTGGCGAACCCCTAGTAGAAACACTAGATGATGCTATTTGGACATTACAAAAGTCAGAAATTGAATACCTGTACTTGCCCGAGTACAGTAAACTAATTAAAATTGCCAACTAAAAAAGCCCGCAAGGGCTTTTTTGTTTTATGATAAATACACTACTATGATCAACTTCACAAAATATTTCTTTCAAGGAGTTAAAAACACTCTTAGAATTCAGAACGGAGTGCAATTTGCCTACAAGGGTCCTTGGCAAACAGTAACACCCAACACCATTATAGACGAATGGTATGTTGGTGATTTTATGGCTGCAGAATACACAGTGGTAGTTGACGTGGGCAACACAAGAAAAGAAATAATCAAATGTCTAGTGGTAGCAGGCCCTGAAAATGCCAATCTTACCATTTATGGTCGTACCAATCTCAGCGAAAATCTAATAGATATCACAGCCACTGTTAATGCATCAAAAATGCAACTGGTGGCAAATCCGGCATCCAGCCCGGACGGATCAACCTATGATAACAGCACGTTGTTATTGGGTAGCAAGATGATATTCAGTGCCACTTACTATCACACAATCAACGATCTTGCGATTACTTAAAGGTTAACTCCGTATAAATACACTAGCAATCTTTGTGGAAGTTGATGGTGGTGGAATAGCGGAGAACTAAATGTCAGTAAATTACATACCTTTAGAATCAAAAAGCGGCTTTCGCAGCCCGGGCTTCTCAGTGGATGAATTGGGAAATTTAACGGTCACTGGTGCTGTATCTGTTGCAGGTTCTATCGATACCACTGGCAGTTTCAAAATCAACGGTATTCCTATTATAGATGCCAGCGATTCGATCATCGGCCTTGACCCAATCATAGAAAGAGCCATCGGACTAAGACAGTTGGGCACTTTAGATTTTCTAAACATTGCCGGCGATCTTATTATCAGTGAAGGATCCACACCTTATTTCAATGTGGTCAACGGACATGTCGAAATGACCAGTGTGTCTTCAGTTGGCGCTATTAATAACATGGATATTGGGTTAATTGAACCCGGTGACGGAAATTTTAAATCATTAAATGTTGGACCTGGCGATAGTACAGGTGAGCTCACAGTACAGGGAAATATCTATACCACCGGAGTTATAGATATTGCAACAGCCCCTACAGAAACTACACACGCCACTAGAAAAGATTATGTTGATGCAAGAGTAGCTGCATTTTCAATTGCTTTTGGTGCTTAAGGAAAAATAAATGGCAAAGAAACAGATTAAACAATACGTATTTGAACCAGGAATAAGCAAAGATGCCAGCCTGTATCCTAAGGCAGTGGCTCTGCTGTTGGCCAACAAGGCCTTCCTTCAAGCTCAAGTTGTTGCATTTATCAATTATAATATCACAAATAATATTGCTCCGTATGTTGGATATACATTTGCTTCTGCAAAATGTACTAGAGACGTTGGTTTCTTTATTGATGCTGTTGCACATGATTTAAGATACGGCGGTAATGTCAATTCAAGACAGATAGCAGAATATTTCTGGATCGACGGCGAGCCAATGATTCGCGGAGATGTCACTCCAGAAACCACGGGACAGGCCTATCTAGCCAGCGTTATCAACGACTATATCTTTACCAATACCACAGTGTCTCCTAGTTACAGCAACGCCAGTGTGCAGACCAAATACATAGGTCAGAATGCAGAAGCAGGTGCTAGCTCAAGAAACACCAGCCTATGGAATATCTTTACCACAGTGATCACCAATGGTGTTGATTCTGTACCTGCCAAAGTCACAGGTGTTAGCAGTATAAAATTATTGGGCAATTACACATCCAGCGAACTGTTGTTGATTACCAACACAGCAAACAATGAGATTCTTTATAATTTTGCTGACTCTGCGTTTCCTGTCACACTGGTGCAAAAACAAGGTAGAAGCAGCGGCGACGGAAAACTACTTAGCGATCTAGATTTTCCCTCATGGTGGCAGACCAGTGATGCCATCACCACTCTGTATCTGGCCAAAGACACTTCTACTGCGTCTGCCACAGATGACATTCAGATTTTTGTTGAAAATGAATCACAAACAATTAGACCTTGGGACTTTGGTACAGATGCTATTGAGCGTATGCGTGTGGCTGCTCCACAGGCCATGTTGGATGCTGACTTTGAATATGGATTGCAACCAACCAAATGGCAAGCAATTGGCCTAATGAGAGGTTATCCATCTCTTTTTGAAATTCCAGGCACAGATTTAACAGTGTCTGCGATGACAACCGATGCATCTGTGAACACAGGAAATTTTGGAAGTTCATTAATCACGGTTACCACTTCGGGTTCACATGGATTTAGTATTCAACAACCAATTACAGTAAAAGGATTAAATGCTGCTGTGAGTGGTTTTGCAAGAGCAGAAGGCAGTTTCTTGATCTACAGCGTTCCAAACTCAGTGACATTTACCTATTATGCATCAGCTCGAGTAGGATCATCAGATGGTCAGAGTTTGTTCACTTCGTTTGTTCAAATACGGCAAGCAGGATTTTACACAGGAGCCTCAATAGGCCAGCCCACTTTCAGTGTGTTCAGTAATGGCTCTAACAACAGTATTACCAGCGTGTTTTCAACTCCTTCCGGATCATTCAACATTGCATTTAATGGAACATCACCTACACCAGGATCTCCTATATCCGGCAGTCCAAATATTGCGGCAGCAACATCTGTATCTGGTGTTGTTGGAGCATCTACAGTAACAGCCAATGCGAAATTTACCACCTTGATCACTGATACAGAACTATCACTGGTGGATTTAACTGGAGTTCAACAGGCCATGGCCATTGACAACGGTTCAGGTAGCGCAATTTTTATTAACTCACTTTCTGGCAACTTGTTAAACTTGTCAGGGGCTTGCGGACAGGTCTACATAGGTGCCAATGCAACCAATACAGCAGTGAGTGGTACCAATATCAACGGTATTGGAACAAACGCACACTTTGATGTCAGCAGAAGTGGTACCAGCTACACAGTGACTGATGCTCTTGACAGCTCATCAAACGGAGAAAATTACGCAGTAGGAGATTCTATAATAATTCTAGGATCAGTGCTAGGTGGCACAGATGGGGTCAATGACGTCATCATCTCAGTTACTGCGGTTGACAGTGGTGGTGCCATAACTAATTTTAGTTTTGCAGGCACAGCTATATCAGGCGGTGCCACTTATAATAATCAAAATTCTTCTTCAACAACCAGTATAGCTGGTGGAGGAGCTCAATTATCAGTTGCACGAACAGGTGGCACTGGCGCTTATGCCATAGCTTTATCTGCCGGTGGAGCAGATTACCTAGCTGGCGACACAGTTACTTGGGCAGGTACACTGTTTGGAGGCACAAGTCCAGCCAATGACATTGTTATCCAAGTTGACGGTGTTACTGCAGGAGCCATAGTAGATTTCCAGATAGTGGGAACTCCTGTAGGAGCTTCTGGTGATGCATCTTATCCAGGTGAGACAGCTGCCAATATACCAGTATCTGGTAGCGGCGCAACATTTACAATTATACGCACTGATGGTGTATATTCTATAGTGAGTCCTATAGTTGTGCCCACAGGACTAGGATATGCTATCGGAAACAGAATACTGATTAGTGGAGCCAACCTTGACGGTGCAGCAGGTGTCAATGACTGTACTGTACAGGTAACCAACGTTAACGGCACAGGAGAAATACTCAGTGCTACAACTACAGGAACTCCTTTTGCGGGTTCTCCTATTACCATTTACCCAACACTGAGTATCAGTGAAGCTACCACGGGTATCATTGGATCTGGAACAGTGTTGAATGTGGGCGCCATTGCCACAGTGCAGGTTGACTTTGCCACAAATCATGGTCTAGTACCAGGCACAACTATTTTGACCAGCATTTCATCACTGCCTGCTCCTGATTTTACGGCCACAGCAAGAACGCTGCCATCGTCAGGATCTTGGAGCGGAGTTGCATTTGCTGGCAGTACATTTGTGGCCGTGTTACCAGCCACTCAAACATCAGCAAGATCTATAGATGGCAGCAGTTGGGCCAGCGGAGGCAATCTGCCGTCGTCAGCCACGTGGACTTCAGTGGCTGCAGGTGTAGTTGCATCCACTACCTATTTTGTTGCTGTGGCCAGCGGCGGCACTGCCGCAGCATATTCCACTAATGCAGGAGTTTCTTGGTCAGCGGCCACCTTGCCATCAAGTTCAACTTGGTCCTCTGTGACCTACTACGGCGGATTTTTTGTAGCAGTAGCCAGTGGTGGTACTGCTGCCGCCTATTCTATAGATGGTGGTCAAACATGGGCAGCAGCAACCCTACCGTCCAGTGCCACTTGGACAGACGTAGCAGGTGGACTAATTGGATCTTCAACATATTTTGTTGCTATTTCCAGTGGCGGTACAGCAGCTGCCTATTCAGTGGACAACGGAGCCAGTTGGCTGGCCACAGGAGCATTACCTGCCAGTACCACTTGGTCATCGATCGCCTACGGCAACAGTAGATTTTTTGCAGTTGCTACAGGAGGAACCATTGGAGCATTTAGCACCAACGGAAACACATGGACAGCTTCTGTGTTACCTGCATCCGCAAATTGGAACAGTGTGACATTTGGCGATGACTCGTTTGTTGCAGTTGCCAGCGGCAGCACATCCGCACTGACCAGCTTCACTGGTGAAACTGGCAGTTTTACATCACAAGTAACAACCTCTGCTGCTACCTGGGAAGAAATTGCATTTGGATCTTACACAGGACTTGGTAAGTTTGCGGTTGTTGGCAACAGTAACAGTGCCATGGACATTGTGTTGACCAGCGCCAACCACCAAATTGCCACAGGACCACACGTGGTCACTCAAGTTCCCAGTCTAACCAGTATTAGATATCCTGCAAGAACCACAGGAGCAATCAATACCTCCGTGGCTGGCCTTACTGGATTTGTTTATGCAAGACCGGACAGTTTCTTTACTCATAGACCATTTGATGGTGGAGTGCAACTAGGAACCGGCGGCCCCAGTCACGGTGCGCAAGCCATACGTCAGAGCAAGAAATACATTCGTTACCAATCTGGTAAAGGCATGATGTATACCACAGGTGGCCTATTTGCACCTAGTTACAATTTATCATCAGCCACTGCGGTTTCTCCTGAAGTAAACAGTTTTATCACATTTACCTGTGATGATACAGATCACGGATTGCAACCTGGAGCTGAAATCGAAATAATTGGCTGTGTATCATTTGAATACAATGGCGACTATGTGGTAGAAAGTATTGTTGATGCTAGAAGTTTTAGAGTGAGATCCAACGCTTATCTGTCAACTCTGTCTGCACAGTTGGGCACCGACTGCAAGGTTTTGTTGAAACGCTGGGCAGGCGCCACTGTGCGCATAGGTGCATTTGACGAACAAAATGGTATATTTTATCAATATGATGGTCAAGAAATGGCAGTGGTTAGACGAAGCAGTACTAACCAGCTCAGCGGTACATCCAGCATCACAGTGGACAGTAATCTAGTCACCGGCAGCGGCACACGTTTTCAAGATCAGTTGAAAGTGGGGGACAAAATAGTTATAAGAGGTATGAGTCATATCGTATCAGGTATCACCAGCCAAACTTCTATGACAATGACTCCAGATTGGCGAGGCGCCAATTCAGTCACAGGCGCTAGAATATGTATCACAGAAGAATTGTATATTCCACAAAGTGATTGGAACGTTGATACTCTTGACGGTAACGGGCCTAGTGGATACACCCTGCTGCCATGGCGCATGCAGATGTTGGGCATGCAGTATACCTGGTATGCTGCCGGATTCATTGAGTTCATGATGCGTGGAGCAGACGGTAAATTTGTATTCCTACACAGAATTAGAAATTCCAATACCAATACAGAAGCTTATATGCGTACAGCCAACTTGCCTGTGCGATATGAAGTTGAAAACAGATCAGCAGTGAATAAACTGGCACTGGCTCTTGGCAGTGGAGACAATAGTCTCACACTTACAGATGCCTATAGATTTCCAAGTACTGGAATCTTGTACATCGGCAACGAATTGATCAGCTACTCTGGAAAATCAGGAAGAACACTCACAGGATTGTCCAGAGCTGCATCATTTACTGCATTCACTGCAGGACAAAATAGAACTTTCACAGCTGGTGTTACAGCATCACATGCTGCGGGAGCAGGAGTTTCATTGATCAGCTGCACCTGTAGCCCCACAATCAGTCACTGGGGATCAGCACTATTAACAGACGGTTTGTTTGATTCTGACAGGGGATATTTGTTTAACTATGCGGTAACCGGATTGTCAGTAACTACAACAAGACAAACTGCTTTTATGTTGAGATTGGCTCCGAGCGTGTCAAACGCCATTGTTGGCGACCTCGGTGAACGAGATCTACTAAACAGAGCGCAGTTGTTGTTGAACGCTATCACATTAACAGCAGACACAGGAAGCGGTGCAATCGTTGTTGAAGGAGTTTTGAATCCTAGAAACTATCCTGCTAGTCCCAGCAATGTGACTTTCACGGGCTTGTCAAGTGCTGCCGCTGGCGGACAGCCAAGTTTTGCTCAGGTGGCACTGGGAGGATCTATCAACTGGGGTGGTGTACCTAGCTCAACAACCACTGCCACGGTGCAGGGAGCATTGACCACCACTATCACAGCTAGAGGTTTTGCCACAGTCACACAGACCGTGACTGCTATAGCACTGCCTACCGGCATAGATATTTCAGGACTTGCAGTCAGCAGTGCTAGAACTGATTTTTATATTTTAAACAGTGCTTACGATTTGATCACAGCAACTCCTTTGAGAGTTGGTGATGGTGTTTTCCTAACTAGTAGAGTAACCGGCGGACAGACCATTGCCAGTATAACCAGAGCCTATCTAGGCACTGCCTATACAAGAATTGTAATGACAGCGGTGGCCAATTCCAGCAGTCCTGTAAATACCAATCAAACCATAACCATAACCAACAGTATTTCTGTTAGCTATTCTAGGGCGTTTTTGGCGGGAAGAACAGATTTCTTGATAACAAATACCGATGCAACCACTTCTAATGTGACGGCAGGCGACTCACTGAGTGCTACAACATATGTGATCGGCGGCCAAACTGCAAGTAGTGTGACTTCATCCTATGCCACAGTGGCTGGTGTAGCTTATACAAGAATCATAATGAACACCGCTGCCAACGCCTCTATTGGTGCTAACACCAACGTGTCAACCACAGTCACTGCTTCAGGCACCACAGCATCATATTCAGGCACAAACTTTTTGTTCTTTACCAACGCTACCTGGAATTCATCTGGTGCTAGTGTGAGCACACGAGTGGCCACATCATTTACTCAATTTTCAGCGGGAACATCTGTATCTGCTGTGGCTACACGTAGACTGGGTGCTACCACAGTGGTTAGAGCTTCGTTCACACAGAACTTGAACACTGCTGTGGCAGCAGCAGCCACAGTGACATTCCAGTTTGGAGATCCGCAGTTTGCGCTGCCAGGTGAACAGGTGTTTTCATTCGTGGCAAATCCAGGTAATACCACAAGTTTAGATTTATTAGAATTGAAAGAGTTGACCACAACAGCAATTGGTGGACGAGGTGCGTTCCCCAATGGACCAGATGTGCTGGCCATCAATGTCTATAAGGTATCGGGTACAGCAACTCCTGCTTCAATTATTCTGCGTTGGGGTGAAGCTCAGGCATAATTGGCGTTGATCGATAGTTGGCAAGTTTCTGTTCTAACTGAGATTTGATTTTTATCAATTCTTGTCTTAGTTCAGAAACTTCAGAATTTATTTTGCCGTTAATGAACATCTGTTCATGGCATCGATCAATGTAGATCACTGTGTTCTTGAACTCTGCAAGCAGCTTGTTCAACTCATCTTGTTTTTCAGTATCCGAAATGTCCGTGATCTTTTTTTGAAAATTAGAATAATCTTCTTTGAAACGTTGACTATTTTGTATTTTTAGCATCATTTTCTAGTACCAGTATAGTGTCAATTTTAGCTCTAATCAGCTGATTGTTCAATGTGGTCTTTAATCCACCATGTAGATTCTTAGGAAGACAATCCACGTTTGCCCAACAGATTGTGTCACTTGCATCCGTTAAGAATTCTAGATCAGTTAGACACACATATGTACCGTATTCAAATCCTCGATCTTCAGAAAGATACAGTTCAATAGGCAGTATCCTACCAACAGCATATCTAGACATCAGCTGCTCAGCATCTTCCAGCAATGTTGAATTTCTAGGAAATGTAGGCACAGTCCATTTTTGATCTTCAAGAATCAATAGAATTCTGCTAGTGTTTTTGGCAAGGAAAAGCAGTCCGGCACGTTGTTGCATCTTGTACTTATACAGGATCTAGATCAAACCTCCAGTATCCTGATGCATACTCTCCTTCGAAACTCTTCATCCATTGACCATCACTGCCCCAACGATACTGTACCCCAGTTTTTAAATTTTGGAACAGTAGACTGATCTTGTCAAATTTATCATTGTTTTCTGGAATATCAGTGTTTTCAATCTGAGTAATATTGGCATTGGCCTTGTAGGCAACTCCATCATAGATCACAATCTGATTCACGGTATAGGCTACAAGAGCCGCAGTAGAAGGGCTAGGAGTAGATACCATCCATTCTGGCATAAGGTTAACCCAAGCTGCACCGCTCCATTCAATGATAGAATTGGCTATAATTACAGGATCGCTACCGTTGAGATTTTTCCAACCATCCGGACCATCGTAGTTGAATGTGGGATTGAATGGAGGTGTATCGACCTGTGTGCCCACGTTTGAACTGTTGTTAACGTCTTCTAACACCAAATATCGTGTGCCTGCTACCAATGGTTGGTCCGCAGTTTCTTTGTTGGGACGTTTGGGATTAAACTTGTAGGGATCTACTATGGCATCTATAGTGGTTCTACCACTGGGGTACACTGAACTCACTACTACTGTATTGGAAGGCTTGTCCTCTAGATTGACCAGCAGTAGAGTGGGGTCAATCTCGTTGACCACAAACGTGCCGCCCAGTTCATTACCATCTGCCTGTAAGAAAAATATTTTGCTGATACCATTGATATAACCACCATACAGCGCAATAATGGCATTCCAATCAATTGGATCACCGGTTTTTGTTGGTGGCTCAAGTCCGTTAGCCAGCAAGGCTTCATTTGGCGCCACGATGGATACATCATAATCATTGGCTTGATTGTTGTTGCTTTTCAACAGTAAAATTCTAAAATTGGCCTGTGTGTTAGGAGTGCGAACGAGACTGGGTGATCCTGCATAGATCAAATCATCCAACGACAGAATATCACCAGTATCACCAAACACATTTGCAACGATATTTCTCACCACGCCCAACTTCTTAACCTTGGTAGGCGGACTGATATAGATAGGCATTTTAAATTCTATGCTGCAAATGTCTATGTCACTGTCTGCGCCTTGAGGGATAGTACGTGAACTAAAGTTCAATGTGGCTAGATCGATCACACTTAGACTGGTCCAGTCAATGTAGTTGTCTGTGGTTTGTATTTCCAAGCTGGGATTGAACAGCACCAAAATCTGTTCCATTAGTTGTAGCTTTTGATCAGTGTTTGAAGTCCATATATCCGCTTTCATTGACAGTTTGAAAGGAGTAGGCATGAGTCTTTCCACTGTGTACCCTGCTCCTTGATAATTTTTATAGTTAATTTCACCGTCAACACTGTCATAGGCACGTTCACTGATGTTGAGCTTGCTGACAAAACTAGCATCAGCCAGCCTAGAAGTGTCTAACTCAAGTCCTGAAATATAACAGGCAATTTTTGGCACTGTGGACATCTTGTTTTCGCTGTTGTCTTTAATTATACTGGCCACTTGTCTAGTAAGATCGCCATACATCACAGGCACATGGCGCAGAGTGTCGTCACCAGCCTTGTATTTAAATCCTATGAACACACGCATGAACTGTGTGACATATCGTCTTATCTGCCCGTCATAAAAATAGTCCATTACTCGTCCGCCTTGGGTCTAAGAGCCTTGCTGAGGCTTTGTTTTTCTTTGATTGTTTTACCGTTCAACACAGCCTCTGCATTGTTATTGATAAAACTGGTTTTGTGTGTGAGTCGCACATCCTTGTCAAGGAACACATCATTAGGAGACCCACCCGCTGCCACATCTTCGGCGCCCATGTTGCTCATGGTCATTCTAGTGACATCTTCTACTTTTACCCAACGTGTGCCGTTGTATCGAAATAGACGCTTGGGTAAAAAATCGTTGCGTAGACAAAATTGACCGACGCTTGGCTGCAGAGGAAAACTAATGCCAGCTGAAAATGGAGCGCCGTTGGGAGGTACACCATCTCCGTCGCCAGTTCCTGGGCCATCATATTCCGGACTTTGATATATGGTGCTGGCTGTGTTGCCAACATATATTGGATCGTTATTTTGGTCGAACAACGGATTGCCTTCGGCATCGGTGGCCTGTGTTTGGAAACTGGCCAATGACGTGGTCAAAGATGCATCAACTAATTCTACCTTACCGTCTGAATCTTTCTGAATCATGTAATGGCGAGTCGTATCGTAGCCACTCTTGGGCGCATCAGATTCTGCTTGATTCAGCACTGCCTGAGTGATCTGCATTTCCTTTTCATAGGTGCTCATGATATCACGCAGTGATTGATCGCTACCTTCTCCAGCTGCTCCATCTAGAATTTCTTTGAATTCTTGACTGTCTACCAACGGCTTGCACTTGGCACGATATAAATGCGGGTACCAAGTCACAGAAAATCCTTCGGCTGCTCGGTTAACTTCTTCTACCACAAAGAAACGCTTCAAGGCAAATTGAAAATCATTCAGCGCATACTCGTCTTTGAGATGCGGAAGTTCTATAACATCGCCGGATATTATTTTTCTACCTAGTTTCTCCACAGTGTCATTGATATGAAATGTAATAAAAATTGTGTCATTTTGTAGGAATAAACCAAATTGACTGAGGTTGAAATCTATGTCCTGCAGACTATATACCCCTCGCAATTGATAAATGTCAGTGTCGTATTTACGATCTCTATTTTCTAAAAATAACAGATCCTGTATGTTACTGACACTGTTGCCTACATAATTAGGTGTAGTATCTGTGGTTTCTGTACTGCTTCCAGGGCCGATGTACTTGTGAACCAGCACGTCGGTGCCGCCCACTTGAAACATTTCCCAGGCAGTTTTATCAATGAATTTATAATCGTTGCCTTTTTCGGGCCGATATAGTGAGAGTCTTGGCATAGTCATATATTTATAAATAACAGTATGAGCCAAATTGATCAATCCAAACAAGGTGTTTACGACTACTGCAAAGCTATGCTGGGCGACGGCATGATCGATGTAGAACTAGACCCTATACATTATGAAACTGCCCTAAGTCGCAGTTTGGGCGTTTTCCGCCAACGTTCAGATAATGCTGTAGAAGAAAGTTATATGTTTTTGACATTACAAGAAAATCAAAATGACTATATTCTACCCAAAGAAGTGCAACAGGTTCGACAAATCTTTCGCCGGAGCATTGGATCACGCACCGGCAACGGATCAGGCGGTACAGTATTTGAACCGTTTAACTTGGCTTACACAAACACCTATTTGTTAAGTTCTACTAACATGGGTGGCTTGCTAACCTATGAATTGTTTAGTCAGTATCAAGAACTAGTAGGTAAAATGTTCGGATCGTTTATTAATTTTAATTGGCATCCACAAAGTCGCAAGTTAACTATTCTACAACGTCCTCGTGGATTTGAAGAAATTATGATTCAGGTGTATAATACCAAACCAGATTTTGCTATCATTGACGATACTTATGCAGGACAGTGGATCAAAGATTACACATTAGCTAACTGTAAAATGATGCTAGGTCAGGCACGTGAAAAGTTTGCTCAAATTGCAGGACCTGGAGGTGGATCAAGCCTTAACGGTGCAGCAATGAAATCAGAAGCCACTGCTGATCTAGAAAGACTAACCAAAGAACTAGAAACTCTAGTATCTGGCGGATCTGGGTACACATTTATCATAGGCTAATGTCTTGACCTTGTGCTAATTCTATAGTATAATTGCTTATAGGAGACAATTATGATTATTGGAATTTGCGGGTTTATCGGTTCAGGCAAGGACACAGTGGCTGACTATCTAGTCAACTTCCACGAATTTAGACGAGAATCATTTGCCAGCACACTTAAAGATGCTGTTGCCGCAGTGTTCGGGTGGGATCGTACCATGCTAGAAGGTCGTACTAAACAGGCTCGAGAGTGGCGTGAACAAGTAGACCCGTGGTGGGCAGAACGTTTAGATATGCCAACGCTAACTCCACGCTGGGTATTACAATACTGGGGTACTGAAGTTTGCCGCAAAGCCTTTCATGACGATATCTGGATTGCCTCCCTAGAAAATAAAATTCGAAATTCACGAGACCATGTGGTTATTTCAGATTGCCGCTTCCCTAACGAAATACAGGCCATAAAAAATGCAGGCGGCAAGATCTATTGGGTACAACGTGGTGATCTACCAGAATGGTATGATGATGCTGTGTTGGCTAACAGTGGTAGCAATGTAGGATTAAACAGCATGAAGATGAAAAAAATTCATGCTAGTGAGTGGGCGTGGATCGGTTGTGAATTTGACGCTGTTCTTGACAACAACGGATCGATAGACGAACTATACAATAGATCAGAAAGCCTAGTAATCGGCGACAAGATCTCCCTGCCGCCAGATAATACCGTCCTTGCTTAATACGCTTACGCAATTAGCGCATACTGTTTTTAGATTGCTGTGACGACAATTGTCTAAATCACCGTCAACGTGAAATACTCTAAAAACTTCCGGGTGTATTGATTTAAATCCGCACTTGTCGCATTGGTTTTTTATTCTATACCCTGCTCTAAACCAGCGGGGTATTCCATGATTAACTCCGTGAGCCATGCAGATTTCGCACAATGATCTATAATAGATCTTGTTGTTCTTTTTATAGTTAACAGCACGGGGTCTTTGCCCGCATCTACAAAGCGGTCTCATAAACATATTTACACCTTTTCAGCCCCTTTTTCATCTAGTATAACAGGCCAATTTTAGCGGATACCGCTAAATAATATGAGCAACTATTACCAGGAGAAAATGGGATGGCACTACAATCACCAGGCGTACAAGTTACGGTAATCGACGAGAGTTTTTATACACCAGCAGAACCTGGTACGACTCCTCTTATCGTTATAGCTACCGCAGAAAGTAAATCTAATGCAGCAGGCACGGGCACTGCTGCTGGTACCACGCAGGCAAATGCTGGCAAGGTATTTAAAATTACCAGCCAACGAGAATTGGTCGACACATATGGTGTGCCGTTCTTTGAAAAGACGGCTTCGTCAAGCCCTATACACGGCAGCGAAAGAAACGAATACGGACTATTAGCAGCATACAGCTTTTTAGGCGTCAGTAATTCAGCATTTATTGTACGTGCAGACGTCGACTTAGATGAACTGCAAGGCCAAACTTCTGCTCCTGGAGCAGAACCAGCTGACGGACAGTGGTGGTTTGATACTAGAGCAACATCATACGGTATTCAAGAATGGAATTCAGCCGCTGCATCGACTACAGGTGGTCAAAAGTTTGCATTGAAAATTCCTCTAGTACTTACCGATGATGACAGTGCAAAAATAAATTCAGGCACTAATGCTCCAAAAGATTCTGTGGGCGCTGTTGGAGACTATGCTGTAGTGGCACAGACCATAGGTGACACAGGTGAGGCAGGATTCAGCCTTGCCAAAGAAGCAATTAAAATTTACTACAAACGCAACCAAGCTCTGCTAGGTGGCGATCATTGGGTCGAAGTTGGTAGCCAAGATTGGGCAGGAAGTCATCCCACAGTGTCGGGCGCCAGCACAGTGACCACAGTCACTCCTAGCCAAACTTTTTCTATCAACGGCACAACTATTACAACGCCAGGCACCCCTACACTAGCAGGCTTTTTAACTTATTTCAACGGTGGCCTCGGTGGCCTAGTTACTGGTGTACGAGCAGTGGCATTGAACAGCCGATTGTATTTGTACACAGACGGAGCCACTGAAACAGATGGTGACTCTGCTCTAGCAAACTCTATCACTATTGCCGGTAGTACCGCAGCGGGCTCAGCACTGGCACAGTTAGGTCTTACTACTGGTACATTTTACGGACCAGCAATACAACAGACACCGCACACTAGTGTACCAGAGTGGAAGTCAACAAACACTAAACCACGTCCAACAGGTTCTGTGTGGATCAAAACCACTGAACCCAACTTTGGAGCAAGATACATTGTCAAACAATGGAATTCAGCTACTAAGACTTGGGTGACCTATTCTGCTCCTGTCTACTCAAGCACACACGCTGCCTTGTATTATCTAGATCGCAGTGGTGGTGGACAAGGCATTGCAACAGATAATTTATTTGTTCAAAGCAACAGCGATGAAAACAGCAACTATGACACGTCACCAGAAACTGCGTCATTTAGAATTTTCAAAAGAGCAACCACAGGCAATACCGTGGTAACATCCAATCCTATAATTTCTGGCACATTTAGTGTAGGATCAAACACATTCACATTCAAGGCATCCAGCAAAGGTAATTTAACATTGGATACTGCCAGCTCAGTGAGCTTTACTGCTCTAGGCACAGTAGGCGATGCAGAACTAATGGCCACAGCAATAAATGCTGTAGGCAGCACCACTGTTGAAGCTTCTGTGACTGCAGACAATGCGGTACAAATCATTCATAAAGAAGGTGGTGACATACGTTTTACAGATGGCACAGGCGCACCAATAAGTGATATATTCACTGCCTATAACATCGACACAGGCACTGGTACACAGAATATGTACACACCAGGCTCTGGTGCTGCAGAAACTTTCCTTGCAACAAATTGGATTCCATTGGCTGCAGAAGATTTTGCTGCATCTGCTACTGCACCTTTGGCCGAACCACAAGACGGACAACTATGGTACACTCCGGTGTTTGATCAAGTAGATATCATGGTACACAACGGTGATATCTGGGTTGGATATAAAACAACAACCAGTCCTTACTATGCTGCAAGCGCAGTTGATAAAACTGATCCAGCAGGACCAATTGTGGCGGCCAGCGAGCCAACAAAACAAAGCGACGGGACAGATTTGAAAAATGGTGACTTGTGGATCAGCACAGCCGATCTAGAAAACTTCCCAACTATCTATCGTTATGATGGTCTGGCCCTAGAATGGGTGTTAGTTGACAAGACTGATCAGACCACAGAAGACGGTATCTTGTTTGCAGACGCTAGATACGGATCAAGTGGCGCTTCAGGTAACACAGCAGCCACTATCGGAGATCTGTTGTTAAGCAACTATGTAGATTTTGACTGTCCAGATCCAGCACTATACCCCAAAGGCATGCTGCTGTGGAATTTACGCAGAAGTGGCGGTAATGTCAAAAGATACAGCAATAATTACATTGACACAGCAGCCGATAACGTGCGTTACGAAGCTTTATACAACGACAACGGCTCCAGTCCAGTTACCGGCGACAGTCAAAGCGCCTACGCAACCGATCGTTGGGTCACAGCTTCACCAAACAACGAAGACGGGTCAGGCAGCTTTGGTCGCAAAGCACAGCGCAGTCTGGTTGTGCAAAAACTCAAATCTGCGATTGACACCAGTTCAGAAGCCAGAGATGAAGAACGTAGAAACTTTAATTTGATCGCTTGCCCAGGATATCCAGAAGCCTACAGCAATTTGATCAACTTAAACCTAGATAGAGGAGTCACAGCATTTGTGGTAGCTGATACTCCACTACGTTTGCCGTCAGATGCAACCAGCCTCACAGCCTGGGGCACCAATGCTAATGGCGCACTAGACAACAATGATACAGGTATTGTTAGCTACGACGAATATTCAGCTGTGTATTATCCCAATGGATTTACCACTGACCTAAGTGGTGCTAACGCAGTGGTTCCTGCATCACACATGATGTTGAGAACTATCGCTCTCAGCGACCAAGTTAGTTATCCATGGTTTGCACCAGCAGGCACACGTCGCGGCGGCATTACCAATGCCACAGCAGTGGGATACATTGATGCAGACACAGGAGAATTCCAGTCAGTGGCGTTGAATGAAGGTCAACGCGACACGCTGTATGATCTCAAAGTAAATCCAATTCCATTCTTTGTTGGAGTAGGACTAGTTGCATATGGTCAAAAGACTCGTGCTAGAAATGCCAGTGCATTGGATCGTATCAATGTATCACGTCTTGTAGTTTATCTACGCAGTCAGCTAAACAAACTTGCTCGTCCGTATATCTTTGAACCCAATGACAAGATTACCAGAGATGAAATCAAAGGGGCTGTTGAGAGTCTGTTGATTGAGTTGGTAGGCTTAAGAGCGTTGTATGATTTTGCCGTGGTCTGCGATGAGTCAAACAACACACCAACAAGAATTGATCGCAATGAGTTGTATGTTGACATAGCGATTGAGCCAGTCAAAGCGATTGAATTTATCTATATTCCATTGCGTATCAAGAACACAGGAGAAATTTAAAAATGGCACTAACTTCCTTAAATAGAATTTCGGTTCCTACCTCAGGAGCCAACAGCGGCACAGCTTTGCTGATGCCAAAACTAAAATATCGCTTTCGGGTGATACTACTAGGATTTGGTGTTGAGGCCAGCACAGAACTAACAAAACAAGTTAGTGATGTAAGTAGACCAACTGTAACATTTGAAGAAATGACTATTGAAGTCTACAACTCAAAAGTCAAACTGGCTGGTAAACCAAGTTGGGGAGATGTCACATTAAATCTACGAGACGATGCCAACGGCCAGGTGCAGAAAATTGTTGGTCAACAGGTACAAAAGCAGTTTGACTTCATGGAACAGGCCAGCGCCCGTTCAGGTATTGATTACAAATTCCAAATGAACATCGAAATGTTAGATGGTGGCAATGGTAGTTTTGAACCAAACATCCTTGAAAAATGGGAAACGTATGGTTGCTATGTATCAGAAGTCAACTATGGTGAAGCCAACTATGGTTCCAATGAACCAATGACAGTGGCTCTTACTATCAAGTATGACAATGCTGTACAGTTCGCAGGTGGCACAGGCACAGGCACAGCACGAGGTATCGGTGCAGTTGTAGGCCGAAGTCTTGGCGAGGCTGTAACAGGCCGCGGCAGCTCGAACTAATATCAACCGCTGATCAAAAACCCGGATTAATCCCCGGGTTTTTTTACGGCTAAATAATTATATGTCAAATGTATTCACAAGATTTCTCGGCGGTGTAGGAGAAGGGTTACTTACACCCAAAGGCGGCCTCGCGGATTTCCGTCATGCCAGCAAACTGTTTGTTGAAAACGGCTACCGGCTTATGCCTCGCACCAAGTTCATGTTTTATGTGCGGTTTGAGATTGATAAAACAGTATTATCATCACCGGTATTCACTAACACTCATGCAGACGAAATTGGTTATCTTATCAAGAGTACTGATCTGCCTAAATTTAAATTTGAAACAGTCACCAAAAATCAATACAATAGAAAACACATAATTTATAAAAATTTTACCTATGAAGGTATCTCAATGAAATTCCATGACGACAGTGCAGGAGTAATCAATGCATTGTGGGCATTATACATGGGAACCTATGTACAAGATCGATTCAATCCCGAGGCAGCATTTAGCAAGACAAATCTTGCCGCTTCCGGAACTACATTTCAAGGCTTTAGATACAGTCTCGACAAGCAGGGAAAAACTGTGGACTTTTTTAAGTCTATTACTATATATACTATGAGTCGTCGTAGGTTTTTAGGATATACATTAATCAATCCTAAAATTACAAGTTGGCAACACGGTGATGCCGGATATAGTGCAAATGAATTTAATGAAACTACAATGAATATAGAATATGAGTCTGTAGTCTACAGCTCAGGAAGTGTTGCTAAGAATACTCCCAAAGGATTTGCTAACTTATACTACGATAGTGTGCCAAGTCCATTAACTGTAGCAGGCGGCGGCGTCGGAAACTTATTAGGCGAAGGCGGTGTACTAGACGGACTCGAAAGTATATTCGGAGATGTCAGTAGCGGAGCTGCATTTGGCAGTGTAGGAGGATTCCTTGGCACCGCCATTGCCGCAGTGAATACTGCAAAAAATATTGGAAAACTATCCAAGGCAAGCCTGCGAGCAGAAGCCATAGGATTATTAAGTAGTCCTGCTGCTATTGGAGGTATTATCAATACCGTAGGCGGAACTTTGGGATCAGTGTTTCCAAAAAACAACGGCGGCAACGGTGGTACACAGGCCACGCAACGCTCAATCGCCCCACCGCCACAAGACCTAGGACAATTCTTATAATATGCCAAGTTTACCAAATTCTCTTCAGCAAGATAGTGCTGCTGGAACAAAATTATTTTTTGATCGTTACGGCGAACGAACTTTGGAATTTGGAGCCAACGAAGTCGGTGCTGCTATTGCTTTTTTCCAAAGTCGTGGATTTGAAAACGAAGCGGCTCTTATCACAGCACAGGTTTTATTGAATCAAGCCAAACTCGACGACGTTCCGGTGTTTAAAATCATCGACACTCTCAAGAATTTTAATGGCGTTCAAATTAGTGCTCTGGTGGCTGAGATTCTAAACAACAATAGAAATGCCACAAGTTCACTGGGTTATCGCACTGACTTAATAGAAAAACAAAATCAAACTAGAAATATTTTTGCCTAATGCCAAAGTTTGCTCAAGGTCGATTTGAAATGAAAAATGTCGACAAATATGTTGGCAAAAAAACACCATTGGCTCGAAGTTCGTGGGAATTTATTTTTATGAAGATGTTGGACGAACATCCGGGTGTTGAAAAGTGGGCCAGCGAAAGCATACAAATTCCCTACAGAGATCCGTTAACCGGCAAGTATACAATATATGTTCCTGATTTTTTTATCACTTATGTGGATAAAAATGGGAAAAAACATGCAGAAGTTGTAGAAGTTAAACCAGCTAGTCAAACGTTTATAGAACAGGTGGGAAAGAGTCAGTACAATCAACAGCAGTATGTTAAAAATATGGCCAAATGGGAAGCTGCCGCAGCCTGGTGCAAACAGCAAGGTGTCAAGTTCCGCATAGTCAACGAAGGCGATATTTTTCATCAAGGCTCAAAACGCAGATAAGTAATGTATGACGAAAAAACTTGAAGAACTGTTTAATCTAGAAGAATCTAAACCTGCAAAGGAAACAGCCCCTGTTGAACCCAAAATAGATCACACAGAAGTTCGCAGTTTAGATGACAGCTATAAAGCGGTGGCTGAGATTACTCGCAGTTTACCACAAGTAAAAGAACTAGACGAACTTAATGATCACGAACTAGACAATCTAGCATCAAAAGCTGAACAGGCCTATGACGACCTAATGGATTTAGGAATGAATGTAGAAGTTCGTTATAGCAGTCGTATTTTTGAAGTGGCCAGCTCAATGTTAGGCCATGCAATTACAGCTAAGTCTAATAAAATTGAGAAAAAACTCAAGGCTATTGACATGCAAATGAAGAAATACAAAATTGACAAAGATAACAACGAAGACCCAAATGATGTTATTAACGGGCAAGGATATGTGATCACTGACCGCAACGAGCTGATCAAGAAACTGGGCGGAAAAGCATAAATACTACTATGAAAACTTTCAAAGAATATCTTGCCGAAGGCAAAAAATCATACAGCTTTAAAATTAAAGTTGCCGGTGATCTGCCCGAAGATTTCCAATCAAACTTAAAAACGTCCCTAGAAAGATGCAAAGTTATGAAAATGGAAAAACTCAGCACAACACCAATCCAAGCAGTTCCTATGGATTTTCCAACTATGAAAAACTGTGAAGTTCACGTTTTTGAAGTTGCTTGTGAATATCCTATTACTTCGCCTGAAATCAGCAGTGATATCAAGAGTATGGGTCTAGACGAAGCTAGTTTTAGAGTAAGAGGAAGCAACGAATCTTCTGAAACTGATCAAGGTGAAATAGAAATTTTAAACACTGACGGGCTGTTAACTGACAGTCAGTATAAAGAAGGTACCAATGTCAAGCACAAAGATTTCTTTGGCGATGACTTTAACAAGAGTTTTTTAAAAGATTTAAGCAAAGTTGCTAAACAACAAAAGAAAGACAACGGTCAGACAGAATATAAACTGCCCAAGGCCAAAATTGATAAGACCGGCGTAAAAAGCGCCCTAGGGAGTTAATATGAATTTCAATGAATTGATGTCTAAAATGCGCGAGCTGGATGCTCCTGTCGCTCCATTGGGGGCGGTTGAGGCCTGTGGCGATCCAATGGGCATGCCCCCGCCGAGTATTCCTAGCAAGCCCGATGAACCTCCCCCAAGCATGAGTTTGAACCTCAATGCACAGGGCATGGACAACATTGCTGAATTAATGAAGTTGATGACCAAAGTCAATCCAGACATGATCAATCAACCAGCACCAATGAGCATGCCTCCAATGAGTGCCGAACCAAGCATCATGAGTATCAAGCCTCCAATGCCAGGCATTGGAGATCTAGGAAATCTAGATTCAGGACCATTAAAAATGTTGCCTGACCTAGACAAAGACGAACCACACAGTGAGCCTGATGCAGATAATAGAGGCGGTCCTAGTGACATGGATGCAGACAATATGCCTCCAATGGGTGACCTAGATCGTGACGATAAAGGCATTGACTCTATTCAAAAGTCTATGGGCGACCGAGACGGTGACGGCGATCATGACATGGATGATCATGACATGGAAAAAGACGGCAAAGAAGGCGACAAGAAAGACAAAGAAGAAGCATTCGGTAATGCACCGGAAGGCGCATCTGGACAAGAATATCATGGCATAGATGCTGCTATTCCAGACGGCGACGACTTGAACAAGCCAAAGAAAAGTTTTAGCGGTAAACCATATCGTGGCGACAATCCTATGGCTGCCGGCGCTTACGAAAGCAAAGAACAACTACGTGCCAGCATCAAGGAAGAATTACGTAGACGTTTATCAGAAGCAAAAAGTGAAAAGTTTGATCCACTAAAACATGTTAAGAATCCAACACAGGGTGAGAAGAATGCAGCACCCGATGTTAATCGTGAAAAATATGGCGATCGGGCAGCAATATTAAGATCCGCCGAAAAAGACGGTCGCTTAAAGACTACGTGATACAAGTCAAATCCAAATAGGCTCTCCGGAGCCTATTTTTTTCAGTAAATAACAGTATGGCAAAATCACTAGACGGTAATTTAATTAAGAAAGCTCATGCACCTCAACGATATACTCTTGAGGAAGTCAAGCATCTTGAAGCATGTATGGATCCTGTCACTGGTCCGCTGTATTTTTGTAAAAACTTTTTAAAGATTCAGCACCCTGTACGTGGATCAATTCCGTTTGCACCTTACGAATATCAAGAAAGACTAATAGATGCCTATCACAACAACAAACAGTGTATTGCCATGCTGCCACGACAGATGGGTAAGACCACCTGTGCCACAGGATACTTGTTATGGTACACAATGTTTGTGCCAGAAGCACAGGTTTTAATTGCTGCTCACAAATACGAAGGTGCGCAGGACATTATGAATCGTTATCGATTCGGTTACGAAAACCTGCCAGATTTTATTCGTGCAGGTGTGTATAGCTACAATAGAAACACCATTGAGTATGACAACGGAGCTCGTATACAGGCAGTGACAACTACAGAAAATACAGGTCGTGGTAAATCTCTTTCACTGATCTATTGCGATGAGTTTGCGTTTGTGCAGCCTCCAGAAAAAGCCAAAGAATTCTGGACTGCACTGTCACCAACATTATCAACAGGCGGTAAATGTATTATTACATCAACACCAAACAGTGACGAAGATCAGTTTGCGTTAATTTGGACTGAGGCTAACAAGCGATTCGATGAGCATGGGAATGAACAGCAATTAGGTATGAATGGATTCCACAGTTTCTTTGCACACTGGGCAGAACATCCAGATCGTGATGAGAAGTGGGCTCAGACAGAACGTGCAAAGATTGGTGAAGAGCGTTTCCGTCGTGAATTTGATTGCGAATTCTTGATCTTTGACGAAACGCTAATCAATGCTGTGCGACTGGCAGAAATGAAAGGTGTTGACCCTATCATGACCATGGGGCAAACACGTTTTTATAAAGACATTGACCCAAGAGCAACTTATCTAGTTTCCCTAGATCCTTCATTAGGCACTGGTGGGGACTATGGTGCCATACAGGTGTTTGAAATGCCCAGTATGGAACAGGTAGCAGAATGGCGACATAATCTAACTCCTATTCAAGCACAGGTTAAACACCTAAGAGAAATTTGCAAGTACATTCAAGACCGAGGACTAGAAAAGGGCGGTATTCCGCAACTTTATTACAGTGTTGAAAACAATACACTAGGCGAAGCTGCTCTTATTGTTATTAGTAATCTAGGAGAAGAAAACTTCCCAGGATTATTCCTTTCTGAGCCTATGCGTAAGGGTCATGTACGTAAATTTAGAAAAGGATTTAACACAACACACAAGACAAAAATCACTGCTTGTAGTCAGGTTAAACACATGTTAGAAACACAAAAAATGAAGATTTACTCTAAACCTCTAATATCTGAGCTTAAAACATTTGTGGCACACGGAGTGGGATTTGGCGCTAAAACAGGCGAACACGACGACCTAGTAAGTGCCATGCTGTTAATAATACGTATGGCTGGAGTATTATCAGATTGGGATCCCAAGATCTACGAAAAGATGACAGAAAAATTAAGCGAAGATCAAATGCCCATGCCGATATTTGTCTCTAGCGGTTTTTGATAAATATAACTATGGACGCAACAAACAATATAGCCACCGATTTATTCTATAAAATTAGAAGCCGCTTCAAAGGCCTAAAACTAGGCGATGGAACCGGTTCAATTACCATCAATCCCGAAGATGCCCGATTCTTTGACTTTGATTATATGGAAGGCGAAACTGCAATCGGGCATGTTAGTATTAGCCTAGCAGAACAAAATTCATTAAAAGTATATTTCTCAACAGGAATTACAGAATCAATGGATGGCGGACAAAAAGATAATTGGTATGGATTTCTAAAAGAATTACGTACATTTGCAAAACGTAGACTAATGGCGTTCGATACTAGAGACATTGCCAAAGACAATCTAGATCAAAGAGATTATGAATTTCTAAGTCAGCACAATCAGCCTAAAGATCAAGCAAACACAGTAGTTAAACCTGTTGGAGAAAGCATTATGAGTGAAAGCGCACTATACGGATCAAAGACCGTTAGTTATCAAAAGTTAATGGACACACGTCTTATCATCAAACACAATCAAGCAGTAATGGACGATGCAGCACCTGGTGCTAGAAGCCGTAACATTTCTGGACTGTTTGTTGAAAATCAAGACGGAGAACGTTTTAAATATCCATTTATTCATCTAGCAGGTGCCCGTGCAATGCAACGTCACGTGGCCAACGGTGGCGTGCCATATGACGACATTGGTAAAAGCATTGTTAACATGAGTGAAGAAATTGCACAGCTAAAGAGTTTTGGCAATTATGTTGTGCGCAACGATCTAATGAATTCAGATACAAATAATGTTGTAGAAAGATCAGCAGAACAACTAAACAGATTGCGCGAGCAAATTAAAGCTATGAGCAAGCAAAGCCACTACGAACAATATCGTGAATCATTCCAGGCACAAACACAAGAAGAAGTTCCACAAGAATTTGTAGAAGAATTTACAGAAAAATTCACAGTTAGAAACTTCAAAGAAGATATTAAAAATGTGTTCCCGGTCTTGTATAGACTGATGAAAGAAAGCGACATAGGCTATGACGACATAGTCGCAATGACAACCACAGAACAAGAAACCGTAGAGGATGTTGAGCTCGATGAACACAACGAGTTCGATCGCTTTGAATCTTGGGTTATGGGGTTAGGCGAAGACTCAGCTATTGCTAGTCAAGATCCACAAGAACAACAGACAGCAAAACAAGAATTACAAGAGTTGGTTAGTCAGGCATTCCCAACAGGCGTTGATGGTTCAAATGCTATCGAAAGTCTAAAAGGCATCATTGAAGATCCACAATTATTTAAAGCTATCAAAGAACAAGCACAACAAGATCCAGACTCTGATGTTCGTGGTATGGTAAAAGATTGGCTAGAATCTAATGCTCCAGAAGCAATTGAAGGGTTAGATTTTGGAGACTTTGAGGAACAGCCTGCAATGGATGCTGAAGAACAACCACAAGAAGCCAGTGATGGTCCTAACAAAAGCGATGTACCTGCATATCTACGCAAACAAAAAGGTGGAGATGATTGGAAGGTCAGCACTAAAGACGTAGAAGATGAAAAAACTAAATCTCCAACAAGTTCAGCAGGCTTAGCACGTAGAAAACAAGAACTAGGAATGGGAGAAGCTGATAGCGAGCCTAGCAAAAAAGATGACGACAATTCTCCTCCTTGGGATACCGACGACGAAGAAAAGTCACAATTTAAAAAGCCCAATAATCCAAATCGTACAGGCCAAGACAGTGCTAGAGCATTAGCACAACGAGGCATGCAGTCTAAAATGAATGTACAAGAGTTAGCAGAATTCATCAGTAGTTTTTATGATAGAAATTCAGGTACATTCCCTAAAGGTCCAGAAGGCGTTGTTATCATGGTAGGCAAAAAGTTTGGTGAACAGGCAGAAATGGTTGCTCGCAAAATGGTAGAAAGAATGGCTCCACAACAACAAGATCCACAAATTGCAGAATTAGCACGTATTAGAGAATTAGCAGGCTATTAAGATTGTTCGTAGCAGTTAGAGTCTAGTTAACTCTATTAGATTGGGCACTTAGGTGTCCTTTCTTTTGGCGAAATCAGTTGTCAACGTAATTGTCAACTAAGGCGTTATATATATGTAGGGGTAGAAATTCCTACTTAACCAAAAGGAAACTTTAAAATGAAATCAGCAATCGCAATCCTCGCTACCGTGTTCGCAGTATCAGCATTTGCACAAGCACCTGCCAAGAAAGAAGAAGCCAAGCCAGCAGCACCGGCTGCAACAGCAAGTGCTCCAACACCAGCTAAGGCTGAAGTTAAGAAGGAAGAGAAAAAGCCTGCAAAAAGCGAACCTGCTAAGAAAGAGCCAGCTAAAGCAGACGCAAAAGCCGCTAAGTAAACTTGACCTAGAAGATAGCGATCTCATTGTTGATGATGAGATCACATTTGGTCGTAATCTAAAGGCTCGCAATTTTGGTCAGTTAGTAGAAGATGACTTATCAGACTATGTGAAGTTTAGATTATGGCTAGCTAGACAAAGAGCAATGGCAGCATATAGAGAAAAGTGGGCTTGACCCACTTTTTTCTTTTGGTAAAATAAATCAAAAAAATAGCAGATAATCATTGACCTTGCTAAATAAAAAGCGCATAATAATACATGTGCATAAGGCATATAAACATTTTAGGCATAACACAAGGAGGCATTTAAAATGGCATCACTCGCAGAAATCCGTGCTAAACTTCAAGAAGCACAATCAAAGTCCACAGGACAATCCACAGGCGGTGGAGACAACGCAATTTACCCACATTGGAACATGCAAGAAGGCAAGGAAGCGGTCATCCGTTTGCTACCCGATGGCAACTCTGCCAATACATTTTTCTGGGTAGAACGTGCAATGATCAAATTGCCGTTCGCAGGTATCAAAGGTGAAACAGATAGTCGTCCAGTTCAAGTGCAAGTTCCTTGCGTTGAAATGTACAACGATGGTACAGTTTGCCCAATCCTTTCAGAAGTGCGTGGTTGGTTCAAAGATAAATCATTGGAAGAGATGGGTCGTAAGTATTGGAAAAAGCGTTCATACATTTTCCAAGGATTTGTGGTTGAAGATCCTATTAAGGAAGATAAGCAACCTGAGAATCCAATTCGTAGATTTATCATCGGTCCTCAAATCTATCAAATCATCCGTTCAGCATTGATGGATCCAGAGTTGGAAGAACTGCCAACTGACTACCTCAAGGGCGTAGACTTCCGTATTGCCAAGACATCTAAAGGTGGCTTTGCTGACTACTCTACATCAAAATGGAGCCGTCGTGAACGTTCTTTAACGGAAGTTGAAGCAGCAGCCATTGAAGCTCACGGCTTATTTAATTTAAGCGACTTCTTGCCCAAGAAGCCTACCGATGTTGAGCTCAAGGTCATGAAAGAAATGTTTGAAGCGTCGGTAGACGGTGAAGCATATGACATGGATCGTTGGGGTCAATACTTCAAGCCAGCAGGTATGGGACAGGCCACGGGCGATCCTAATAAAGCTGCCGCACCACGTGCCGCAGTGACCGCTCCTGCAGCCGAAGACGCTCCTTTTGATGCTGATGAACCAGCTGTCAAAGCCAGTGCTCCGGCAGCTCAACCAGCTAGCGATGGTGCTAGTCGTGCGCAAGACATTCTTGCCATGATTCGCAATCGTCAGAAGTAAATTGCTAGTCAAGAGTACGAGCGTGAGCTCGTACTCTCTTTCATTTCAGGAGAATAATAATGGCAAAAATATTAAAAGTAAATGAGAACTTTTCTCTAAGTTATAATAGTCGCGAAGATCAATCTGGCGACACTGTGGCGGATATTGATATTAGATTCGATAATCCTAAGGATGATTCTGTTATAATTAAAAGACTAAACACTTGGCTACAAGCAATTGGTCGAGAAGACATTGTTGTAAGCCCAAAGAAATTACCAAAGGGTGAACTATAATGGCAAAAGCATTTGATATCAGTAAATTTAGAAAGTCAATTACCAAGTCTATCGACGGACTGAGTATTGGTTTTAATGACCCAACTGACTGGGTTAGCACAAACAACTACGCATTAAACTATTTGATCAGCGGATATTTCGATCGTGGTATTCCGTTAGGTAAGGTAACAGTATTTGCTGGTGAATCTGGTGCAGGTAAGAGTTTTATCTGTTCAGGTAACCTAGTCAAGAATGCACAAGCACAGGGCATTTATCCTATCTTGATTGATACAGAAAATGCACTTGACGAAAAGTGGCTACACGCTCTCGGTGTTGACACAAGTCCAGATAAGTTGTTGAAACTTAATATGGCCATGATCGATGATGTGGCAAAGACCATTACAGAATTTATTGCAGAATACAAAACAATGGATGAAGCAGATCGACCTAAGATATTGTTCATCATAGATTCATTGGGCATGTTGTTGACTCCTACTGATGTTAATCAATTTCAAGCAGGTGATATGAAAGGTGACATGGGTCGCAAGCCTAAGGCGCTAACCGCACTTGTTCGTAACTGTGTCAATATGTTCGGTAGCTACAATATTGGCATGGTATGTACTAATCACACCTACGCCAGTCAAGACATGTTTGATCCAGATGACAAGATTTCGGGCGGTCAAGGTTTCATCTACGCCAGCTCTATCGTTGTTGCTATGCGTAAATTAAAATTAAAACTTGATGCAGATGGTAATAAGACTACAACTGTACAAGGTATTCGTGCAGCCTGTAAGATTATGAAAACTCGTTATGCAAAACCGTTTGAAAGTGTACAGGTTGAGATTCCTTATGAAACAGGTATGAGTCCATATAGTGGATTGGTCGATCTGTTCGAAGCAAAAGGCATGCTCAAGAAAGAAGGAAACAGTCTTGTATACACTACCAAAGATGGTGAGATTATCAAGCAGTTCCGCAAGGCCTGGGAACGCAACGAGAAAGACGGACTAGACATTGCAATGGCTGACATTTCAAAACACGGTGAAATTTCCACTTCTGAGATAACTACTACAGTTGAATCAGACTTGGAGGTCACCGAATGAAAGACGACTTGATTGCAGATATCTGGACATTGGTCATTGAGCATATTCCAGAAAAGCATAGAAAAGATCTAGCTGCCGATTTTGTTAACACACTATTAGATTACGGTATTAAAGAATCAACACTTGAAAGCCTTCTTGGCGTCGATCCTTACCTAGACACTGCAATAGAATATTCAATCGACGGTGAAGAAATTGTAGACGAGGAAGAAGAATACTACGACGAAGACGAGGAATAAATGAATTGGTATGACAGGGTTAGCAAAGATATAAGCAACATTCCCGATGCTGTGGCCTATTATGAAGCTGAGTTAATCGAAGCAAAACAAGATGTCCGCATAGCGGGAAACATCGAGAAGGCAAGTTCGCAGATGCCCGGCATTGTGGAAGAACGCTTTAATCAACTTCAAGAAATTGAAGGTATCCTTGAGTACTTAAACATTGAACTTCGTAGACTTCGCAGTCAACACTTTCGCAAATATCTCGAAAACTACCAACGTCAACTAAGCTCTAGAGACTGTGAAAAGTTTGTAGAAGGTGAAGCTGACGTGGTAGATTTTGAAAAAATTATCAACGATTTTGCCCTACTTAGAAACAAGTGGTTGGGCATTATTAAAGCACTCGATCAGAAACAATGGCATCTCAGCAACATTGTTAAATTACGAGTGTCGGGATTAGAAGACGCATCATTATGAACATCTTAGTAACTGGCGGCCAAGGACTTATCGGACACAATGTAGTAAGTAAATTAGAAACACAAGGACATAGTGTTGTAGTTGCCGATACTCAAACTAATTATGGAATTATCCCACAGCCAGAACTCGTTTACCTATTATCTGAACGTTCTAAAAAAATAAAATCAAGCGAAGTTTATCTTATAGATATATGCGATCCAATTGGCATGAATCAGTTATTTTCAAAATATAATTTTGATATTGTAATTCATCTTGCTAGTTTTCCAAGACAAAAAGTAGTTAATGCTAACCCAGCACTTGGCTCACGTACTATGAGTGAAGGACTGCTTAATCTATTAGAACTAAGTGTAAAGTATAATGTAAAGAGATTTGTTTACACGAGCTCTAGTATGGTCTACGGTGATTTTACAGATTTTGTTAAAGAAGATGCAGTATGCCGTCCGCAAGGACAATACGGCATTATGAAACTTGCAGGTGAGTGGTTAATTAAAGACTACACACGTAAGTATGGAATAGAACATACAATATTTCGTCCAAGTGCAGTGTATGGCCCGCTTGATGTTGAAGACCGCGTTATTAGCAAATTTTTGTTAACTGCCATGCGAGGAGGCGTTCTCAAAGTAAACGGCGTTAATGAAACTCTAGACTTTACCTATGTGGACGATGCGGCCGACGGAATTGTAGCAGCTTCTCTTGCAAAAAATACTGCAAATAAAACTTACAACATAACCAAAAGTCATAGTAAGACACTGTTGTCTGCTGCTGAATTAGCAGTTAGCCTAGCAGGTAAAGGCACAGTCGAAGTCAAGGAAAAGGATGCGGATTTTCCTAGTCGCGGTGCATTAGACATTACCGCAGCACGTCGAGATTTTGGGTTTGATCCTAAAGTTGATATCGACGAAGGATTTGAAATATATTATCGCTGGATTAAAAATTCAGAATACTGGAAGAAAAATTTATGATTCCAAAAATAATACATCATGTTTGGCCAGGTGATGATCCTTTTAGAGAAAAGTTTCATGCTTGGAGAGAAAGTTGGATGCGACTGCACCCAGACTGGACTTTTTATTTTTGGAGAACTTCTAATCTACCTGAAAATATAAATTCTTTGGCAAAACAAATATTGTTAAATCCATCGTATGCAATCACTCCTAAATCCGATGTACTGAGATTTGAAGTATTACGAATATACGGAGGAATTTATGTCGACACTGATATGGAATGTCTACGTCCGTTTGACGAATTTTTAAATCTTGATATGTTCACTGGATTTGAAGATGATTATAGAAGAGTATGCCCAAGTTTAATAGGCTGTGTTTCGGATCACCATCTGTTAACTGAAATGTCTAACGTTAGTGTTTCTAGAGCAATAAAATATGGACCTGAAGTTTCTAACGAAAGACCTCATGTTATCACTAGCGTAAAACCTTTTACAAAAATAATGCAAAAATACTTTAATGACGAGGATTTTGCACAAAGAAAAGTTGAAGACGAAAAAGTTAAAATATTTTCTAAAGATTATTTTTACCCTGTATATTTTAACGAAAAGCATCGCCTTACCGAAGAAGCTCCAAATTCTTATGCCAAGCACCATTGGACAGGCAACGATCCCGATGGATGGACAAAAAATCCTAAGTTTCTGTAGTCCAGTATGGAAATTTAAAAATTACATCGGATACTGGCTTAGGATATTTGTAATCCACATATTGTGTTTCGCATTTGTGATTAATAGCTAATTTAGTATCTTGTTTTTTAAGTGCATCGAGTACTTCGTTCGGATCTCGATACTGCGATTCTATACAACTTTCAACTTTACTTTTTATTCGATTGTCGTTGCCAATCCATGTCCAGTGCCAGCCTACTATATCGGGATGTCTAACACAATGACTTCTATTTTTTTTCTTGTATTGATCACCCTTGTATAATTCTTGAGGAGTGTTGAACATGCATTTTTTAGCAACAACTGGTCCACTCCATGTCCTGTATAATTTTTGATCAAATTTAAAGATGAACATATCTAACGTGCAATTTACTGGTTTATTTTCTTTTTCTAATAAATCTAAAATAGACTGTATCTTTTCAGGGTCTAATATTTCATCTAGATCTGAGTGAATTACAGTATCGTTTGCATCACATAGGTCAATTCCAGATTGCAAAGATGCTCTACTAAAATTTTCGCATTTCCAATCTTTGTAATCGGCCGGAATATCTAAATTTATTAACTGTATTTTGTTATTGTATTTTTGTTGATATTCGTCTATTCTAGCAGCCAAGTGGTACGGTTTTTCTTTCCCGCTCCATGTCCGATTGCCTTCTAAAATAATCCACTTATCTACATAGTTGTTTGAAATGTCTAATCTGATATCTAACATTTCAAACTCGTCGTTAAACATAAAAGTATCAATAATCATTTTTAAAATTTATAAATTACTTGATGAGCATCATAAATGGGGAATTTATTTTTTTTCTCTAAATATTCTATGATAAGTCTTCCTTTGCCAGTCCGTCTTTTAGAATCTTCAAAGGTTGAATTATCGTCAATAGCAACAATAGCACCTGGCTTTAAAAATCTTTCTATTTCTAAAAACTCATTGAGATGATGGGTGGCGCTACCCAAGTCGTTGTTCCATTTAACGTTCATACTATCTAGATAGAATAAATCAACCAAATTTAAATCTGGTTGATCCCTGAGCCACATAACACTGTCTGCACAATAAGATTGATGATATTTTTTATCTATGTATTGATTGGCTGATTCTACAGCTTCTAAATCAATATCAACCGACCTAACAAATCCACCGTGAAATTTTACAAAATCTGCAAAAATAAAGCCACTGTTCCCATCCTTCCAATTATTTGGTTTTCTTGTTGATCCAGTTTCTATAATTAAGAAATTATTAGGTTTTATCGAAAGAAGTTCTTTAAAAACAATCTCAAATCCGTTGCCTCGGTGATACAATCCTGGCGTTAGTCCTCGTTTAGAAAAGCTAACATTTACGTCTAAATGAGGTTTAAAAATATTTTGATAATGCGAGATCCATGTGTTCATATAGAATATTTAGCATCATTAACTGCTCTGATAAATATTCGATATGAATAAAACGATTTTAATTTCTTCTATCTTCAGAAATTCTGAAAAAAAGTTAAACCGATATCATGAGCAATTAAAAACTTTAGTTTTAGGATTTCCTGATATTAAATTCCTGCTCTCTATTTACGAAAACGATTCGTCAGACCATACTAAAGATATTTTACATTCTTTAGACTGGTCGTTTGTTTCTGAAAAATCTATAATAACAGAAAATATAGGAACTGACTTTTACGGGTCAGTAGTTGACGAGCAACGGGTAAAAAATTTAGCAAGCGCAAGAAATAAAACACTCGATGTTGGAGATTTTTTAAATAAATCCAATTATGTTCTTTCAATAGAATCTGACATACAGTACGATTTAGAATGTGCTCAACGAATTATAAATTTTGAATCTGACTACGGAATTGAAGCCGATATTGTATCAGCTGTTAGTTGCAAACCTAGTAAATATGACAGAAAACGGTTATATGACCTTTGGGGGACTCGAAGAACTCCAGATGAAGAGTGGGGTAGTATTGATAACGGTACAGATTATAAAGAATATTATGCTACCTACAACTGTTTTTGTTTTTACAAATCAGAACCAATAAAAAAGGGAGCAAAATTTGGATGGTATAACAATCGATTAAAAAAGTTTGATTGTGATACAATGGTCATTTGTGAAAATTTTAGAGACATCGGCCATAACAAAATTTATATAAATCACCTTGCCAATTGCTGGCATATTTAACTATGAAAAAATACACCTGGCCCTTAATGAAAGACACAATAACATTTTTAGATAAACTAAAAATGATAAATTTTATTCTTAGATCAAATAAATTTACAAACGGTAATCAAGTCAAACAATTTGAAAAAGAATGGAGTGAATGGTTGAATGTAGACCACAGTCTTTTTGTATCGTCTGGTAGTACTGCCAATTTATTACTACTGTCTGCTGTAAAAGAAAAGTTCGGATTAAAAGATCAAGACAAAATTGTTGTGCCTGCCTGCACTTGGGTCACAAACATATCCCCAGTTATACAATGCGGACTACAACCTATTTTTTGTGATATTAATTTTGAAAACTACAGTTTTGATCTTGACCACCTTAAAAAAATCTCGTTAGAGCATCCAGATATAAAAGGAATATTTGTAACTCACTTGTTGGGGTTTGATGCAAACATAGAAAAAATTAAAGAAATAATTCCCAGTGCGTTGATCTTAGAAGATGTATGCGAATCACACGGTGTTACAGATAGCATTGGGAATAAAAGAGGATCTTCTTCTTTAGGAGCTACATTTAGTTTTTATTTCGGACATCATATGACAACCATAGAAGGCGGCATGGTGTCTACGACTAACGAAGAGCTGCATGAACTAATGAGGCTGAAAAGAAGTCACGGATTAGCTAGAGAAGGTTCTCCTGCGTATTTTGAAAAATATAAAAAAGAATATCCAGATTTGCCTCCAAGTTTTCTTTTTTTAACAGAGGGCTACAATTTTAGAAATCATGAAATTCCAGCAGTATTAGGGCAAAGTCAACTAAAACGACTAACCAATATGGTAGATATTCGAAAAAACAACTTTATAAAATATTTTAATATAATAAAGAATTACGAAGATAAGTTTTACCTTCCGGAATTTAATGATACAAATAGTAGTTTTGCATTCCCGTTTGTGTCCAAATCTAAAAACACACACCTGCATCTTATTGAGGCTTTCACGAAATTCAATATCGAACATCGTCCAATAGTTAGCGGAAATTTACTCGCCCATCCATTTTTAAAAGAATATAAGTTAGAGCCCGGGAGTAAAAATAATGTTAATCTTTTACACAATAATGGAGTGTATATTGGCAATAATCATTTTGTAAATCAACAAGATTTCGATGTATTAACTATAATTTTAGAGAGTATAAAATGAAAACAATAGTAATTGCAACAGGTGGTTTTGACCCTATTCATTCAGGTCATATTAACTATATCAAAGAGGCTAAAAAATTAGGCGATGTTTTAATCATAGGAGCAAACTCCGATGCCTGGTTGCGCCGCAAGAAAGGGCAAGAGTTTATGCCATGGGACGAACGTGCTAGTATTCTAAGTGCTATCAAAGATGTAGATCGTGTTATTAACTTTGACGACGCAGACGGTAGTGCAAAAGACGCTATTAGAAAAGTAAGATCAATATACCCCAACGATAAAATTGTATTCGCCAACGGCGGTGATCGTACTAAAACTAATATTCCTGAAATGGATGTACTAGACGAAATGTTGCATTTAGAATTTGTTTTTGGTGTAGGCGGTGAACACAAAATGAATTCCAGTTCGTGGATATTACAAGAATGGAAAGCGCCTAAGACTGAACGACAGTGGGGCTACTATCGTGTACTGCATGAAGTTCCTGGAATGAAAGTTAAAGAGCTCACTGTGGAGCCCGGAAAGAGCCTAAGTATGCAACGCCACCAACTACGTGCTGAGTATTGGATGGTTAGTGAAGGCCAGTGTATAGTTAACAGCATGATGCCTAACGGGTATCGATTGCTACCTGCAGAATTAATTAAGCACCAAGAATATAAAATTCCGGTTGCCGAGTGGCATCAATTAACAAACCCTTATGATGTACCTTGCAAGATTGTCGAAATACAATACGGGCAAAGCTGTATTGAAGAGGACATTGAAAGAGTATGAACAATTGGATCTTTCTCAGCAAGGGCGGCGAAGACGAATATATCAATTCCTTTGCTATAGGCAGTGGCGGTAGAGTAATCAATTCTGATGATTTTAATTATGACGACAGTGAAGATCCAATTGTTTTACGCGGAATCCTAAAACATAAAATAATGAAACGCTGTTGGTTTGAAGGCAGAGATTTTTATTTTATGGACACCGGATACATGGGCAATCAACGAGGTCCGTTGAATCCCATGGGCTGGAAGTTTTGGCACCGTATTGTAAAAAATGATCTGCAACATGATCAAGTAATTCACCGACCGCCTGATAGATTCAAGAAGCTGGCCATTCCAGTACATCGCTGGAAAAAAGGCGGTAGAAAAATACTTATTGCCAAACCTGATGAAAAACCCATGAAGTTCTACAATCTAGAACTAGAGCAATGGTTAGAAGAAACCATTGCAACTATTAAGCAATATACTGATCGTCCTATTGAAGTTAGAGAACGTGTAAAAAGTCGCACTGATAGAATGATCACTAACTCACTCAAAGAAGCTCTAGACGAAGATGTTCATGCGCTAGTGACATTTAACAGCAACGCTGCCACTGAAGCAGTGTTGTATGGATATCCTGCTTTCACTCTATGCTCAACACACGCAGCTAAATCTGTAACTGAACAAGATCTCAGCAAGATTGAAACACCATATTATCCCGATCTACAACAAGTTGAAGCGTGGGCACATCATTTGGCCTACTGTCAATTTCATGTCAGTGAACTTAAAGACGGCTCAGCCTGGAGAATGTTAAATGAACAATGATTTTTTACCCGTATACATCGGTTATGACAGCAGAGAAGACATAGCGTATCGAGTCTGTGAATATTCCATATATAAAAATTCTTCTACGGCCGAGGTTAAATCTCTTAATCAGTCTAAACTTCGTAGAGATGGTTTATATTCTAGAGATGTTGATCAATTGGGATCAACAGAATTTACTTTTACAAGATTTCTTGTTCCAACACTGACTAATTTCCAAGGATGGGCCTTGTTTTGCGACTGTGATTTTGTATGGGACGGTGATATTCAAGAAGTTTTTAAACAGGCAGATCCAAAATTTGCTGTGATGGTTGTCAAGCACGATCATGTGCCAACCAATACAACAAAAATGGACGGAAAAACACAGACACAATATCCTCGAAAAAATTGGAGTTCGATGATACTTTGGAACTGCGAGCATCCCAGCAACCAGCGGTTGACCATAGATGATGTCAACACCAAAGATGGTGCTTATCTACATAGATTTCAATGGTTGCAAGATAATGAAATTGGAGAACTGCAAACAAAATTTAATTTTCTAGTAGGATGGAACAAGGAATCTGCTACCGGAAAACCGTTGGCCTATCACTGGACCGAAGGTGGTCCTTGGTTTGAAAATTATAGAACCTGCGAATATGCTGATGTTTGGTGGAAGTATCTTATAGACTACGCCAATGAAATAGGCAGAAATAATACGCAGGTATATGCACCTATTACCTGGGTGACTAGTCTATCTAGAGAGTATTATAATTATGCAGCCAATTTAACACTACCGTCGTGGGATAAATTGCCCGGAGATGTAGTTTTTGTTTGGGATGACAAGCCGGTGGATCTAGGTTTTGGCAAAGTCTATAATTTTTGGAAAGATGTAGCAAGTCCAGAAGACCCCTGGATAAAAGAAGGTATGGGCGGTAGCAAAGCTGATAGATTCTGGAAGAAGAGTCGTACACAAGTATGGGCTGCTAGAAAATTTCGAGGGCTGGTGGTGTGGATAGATGCTGATATAATGGTAGAAAAAGAGTTGTCACGAGCCAAGGCCATGGAAATTTTACATCCAGGCAACAATATCTGGGCAACACTAGACACTGGGTCAGATTGGCCGCACAAAGACGATTGCCCCATAGACACCGGTATAGTGGCATTTGATACAAAGAATCCAGAATTTAATAATTTTATTAGAGACTATTCTATGACCTGGTACAACGGCGATATTTTTAAATTGCCGCAGCCATACGATCATCATGCAGCAAATTATGTGAGACGAAAATGGCCCATGTCAACATATTGTCCACACTACAACAATTGGTTAACTATTCCTCAAGGCCATATCAGTAGATTTGCCATGGAAAACAGCAGACTGAAAGATTATTTTACACACTATCTTGGTATAGATAGAAAAGAACTGTTAAACAACAACAGTACCAAGAAAGAAAAGAAAGATAAAGGCACCAAGTGAAATTTGTTTCCTATCTGGCCTGTTTACCGCCTAACAATAAAAATGTAGAGAAAGGCGAGATCCTTGATCGATACGCTATGGGAGTAGCCTACATGGGTGATCAAGTTATAGCCCATACTCAACGAACATTAGTAGACGCAGACGTGGCCATGATGATAGGTTGGGTACATGAAAATTCCAAAGAAAGTTCTCATTTGGATTTTCGCAAGCAGATTATCGATTATCAAAGAGCCAAAGGCAAACGAGTGTTGCTTGCAGACAGCAATTTATTTCTTTATAAAAACACAGCCAACCCATTGCACTACTTGAGATACAGCTATGATGGAATATTTCCCAATACTGGTAATTACTGTGACAAAGAAATTGATCCTGCCCGCTGGAAAAAATTATCTACAGATCTAGGTATCAATCTTAGAGATTATAGATCAAACGGCAATCATATTCTATTATGCCTTCAAAGAAATGGCGGGTGGAGCATGGGTGGCTACGATGTTATTGACTGGACAGCAAAAACAATCAAAGAACTACGCAAACATTCTACGAGAGACATCGTTATTCGTGCGCATCCAGGAGACAAAGGAGCCAAGGGATATCTAAGTCCCAACAACCTCATTAAAAAAATAGGCATGTTGAAAGGAGTGAGATTATCCAGAGATGGACACTCGTTGGAACATGATTTAAAAAATTGTTGGGCAGTGGTCAATCATAATTCCAGTCCTACTGTGGGTGCTGCCATTGAAGGGTTTCCTATTTTTGTTACAGACCCTACAAGAAGTCAATGCGCAGAAATTGCCAACACTGATCTAGCCCAAATCGAAAATCCCAACCTTCCGGACAGACAAACTTGGGCAGAAAGACTGGCCATGTTTCATTGGAACTTTGCCGAAATTGAAAGCGGCGAGTGTTGGGCACATATGAGAAAATACGTATGAACATAGAAATTATAACAAGTTTTAATCAAAGGTATTATGATCTTATAGGTAAAGATTGTGTTGAAACATGGCTCAAATACTGGCCAAAAGAATTGACATTGACATGTTATGTAGAAGAATTTTATTTGCCGGAACATCCTAGATTGAAACAGATATCGTTTGACGATTTTAAATCTGAGTATTATGAATTTCAGACCACTGCTGAGAAACAGGTTAAAAAGTTTGCAAAAAAAGCATTTAGTTTTATCCATGCTATGGAAAACTCAACAGCAGATAGAATTGTTTGGGTAGATGCTGATGTGTTATCAGTGAAAGAGTTGCCAATGGATTTATTATTGGAAGTACTACCCAATGAGGTACTTAGCACTCATATGGGAGTGACATACTTTGCGGCTAAAGATGGAAGTCCCGGTAGGTGGTTCGTTCCAGAGACTGGATTCTTTGCAGTTAATACTCGTCATCCGCAGTTTAAAGAATTTGCCAGTGAATACAAAAGACATTACGTAGAACGCGACAACACCATGTTGAGAAGATTTTATGACAACGATGTCTATGGATATGTTTTTGAGAAATTAAAAGCCCCGGGAAATGATCTTTGCAAAGATTTCACCAAGGGCTATAAGACACCGTTGCGTCATACTGTGCTTGGACCTTACATTGAACACTACAAGGCCAAACATTCTAAACACGAATTTAGCCTGGAGAACTGATCCAGTATTTTTCGTGGCGATTTACAATTAAATCACTCTTTGCGCTCTTACCGTAGTCTTTGCGTTTGCCCTTAAGGTGATCAAGGTATGCACCCCATGCACTATTGATTAAAGGATGGCCTTCACCTTTGAATAAACCTGCACTCCAGTCATACCATTGCCATTCTGGATGACGTTGTTTGACTTCTTTCCTAACAATGTCAAAAACCCAACAGTCGTTCCACTCACTCATGGTAAACAGTCTGCCAGTGTCGTAGGCTTTTTGAAATTCAACAAGAAACTCTTGAGTGTTTTTGTCCTGCAAGTTCATGGAATACAAGCCGCATTCTGTAAACTTTTTCTCTCTACCTAAAAACCCTAGACCAATGTTAGAAGCAGCCATTTTATCTATAAAGTGATGGGGAACAGGTGTATGACACACCATATCAGCATCCATCCAAAATAGTACATCGGCATCACAGTTTGCGGCAGCGTGGCACACTGAATAAATTTTATGGCTAAACCGGATAGCGTCCCAGCGGAATCCCACTCCAGGTGCTTTGCCTTTTCGATCAACAGGTCCAGTGGCTACAAGACCATTGGCCCTGGGGTCATTTTTCCACTTTTCTTTAAATGCTACTAGTGCAGGCACAGTGGCATGTAAATCTCTAACCACTAGATTAGGGGCAGACTCGGTTATTTCACAGTCTTCTGGGTAGACATACAATGTAATATCTGATGGCCATGTTTTTAAAAATGTTTCAATCATTTTTCGGCCATATTTTTCATAACCAGCCTTGTGAAATGTAGTGACTACTGCTTTTTTCATCTTGTTTGTAATGTCCAATCTGCACCTTGGTTGCCACCATATCGTTTAATGTCGGCGTCGACCATCATTTTAACAAGAGCGTCAAAATCAGTCTTACGCTGCCAACCTAGCACTGATTCTGCCTTGGTAGGATTACCACATAGGCTGTGTAATTCAGCAGGACGTACAAATGCTGGATTAGTTTCAATATAATTTTGCCAATTGTCAATGCCAGCATACTTAAATGCACGTTCTAACAAATCGCCAATGGTATATTGCACACCTGTGGCGATCACATAGTCGCCTGGCTCGGGCTGTTGCAACATCAACCACATGGCTTCCACAAAATCTCCGGCAAACCCCCAATCACGTTTGGCATCTAAATTTCCTAAGACAATTTTATCTTGAAGGCCAAGTTTAATACGAGCAACACCGTCTGTGATTTTACGTGTGACAAATTCTTTGCCTCTAATAGGACTTTCATGATTAAACAAAATACCGTTTGATGCATGTAGGCTATAACTTTCACGGAAGTTTACAGTCATCCAGTATGCATACAACTTAGCAACACCGTAAGGACTACGTGGCCAAAACGGAGTTTTTTCGTCTTGTTTTCCACCTGAAATTTCAATACTGTTGCCAAACATTTCACTAGTACTAGCTTGGTAATATTTGGTATCTGGACTATGTTGTTTGACAGCGTTAAGAATATTTAAAACTCCAACAGCATTGACCTCAGTGGTCATTTTATTAAGATCCCAACTGGCTCCGACAAAACTTTGAGCAGCAAGGTTATAAAATTCGTTTGGTCTTAAACTCTTTACCAAATGATTCATACAACCGTCGTCTGTAATATCACCGGTAATTAACTCAATGTCGTTTTCAATTCCTAAGAATTTGATATTATCCAAATTTGGATTTGAATATCGTTTGACCAGTCCGTAGACCTTGTAGTCTTTTTCTAAAAGTAGTTTGGCAAGGTAAGGACCATCTTGTCCTGTCATGCCTGTGACAAATGCAATTTTTTTCATATTTTTCCTAGTTTCGATAAGGTGAATTATTTATGAGATATTTTCAATGCTAGGTTATTTCTTCCACACGTAGTAATTTTTAGCAACTTCTCTAATAGCGTAGTGATCTGATTTCAATAATTTTTGACATTCTTTAGATATCAGTTCAGGTCCTTCAATTATGATCGTGGGCTGTGTTCGGCGCCATATCTGCTGAAGTTCAGGTATAAATTCTTCATGTACAAAATCAATAATTATTAAATCCACATCAGACACCAAATGGATATTATCGAAATTTTCTCTGTATACCACATTTCTTTTTTGAATACGTGGTAGTGTGCCATTGACCACAAATACCGTGTCAAAGGTTTCTAACAGATCCTCTAGATTACCCAACGCCGTGCCTACAGCCAGCACATTTCGTGCTTTACGGTGAGCCTTCTTCATTCGTTTTGAAAATTTTGTCATAGATATTGATTAAATACACATATATTTATTTGACTGATGAGATTCAAAATTCATAAAACCCACGGAGCTCTTAACAGTGCTCCAATATTTGCAGCCTTGGAACAAGGTATCAAAAATACCGGTTTTTCGGTGGTAGATTCGGGTCAAGACGTGGATGTGATTTGGTCAGTGTTATGGCATGGTCGCATGCAGGCCAATCAACTCATCTACAATCAATGCCGAGCAAAAAGAAAACCAGTGATGATCATTGAGGTGGGCAATCTCATCCGAGGCACCACTTGGCGTATCAGTTTAGACCACATCCATGGCCTGGGAATTTTTGGAAATAGTGAAAATCTTGATCAAGCACGACCAAAAATTCTAGGCGTGGATTTGAAACCCGTTGACGATAATAGAAATAATAAAATTTTAATTGCTTGTCAACATGAGCGTAGTCTTCAGTGGGAAGGGCAATCATCCATGGCGGAATGGGTGAAACAAAAAGTGGCAGAAATTAGAAAATTCACTGATAAATCTGTGGTAGTGAGACCGCATCCGCGATCGCCGGTAAGTTTGAATATTCAAGGAGTCACAGTTGAGCAGCCAAAAAAAATTCCAAATAGCTATGATTCATTTGATATCAATTACAAATATCACTGCGTGATAAATCACAACAGCGGTCCTGCTGTGCAAGCGGCGATCAGTGGAATTCCTGTGATCTGCGACCACACAAGTTTGGCATTTGACGTCAGCGATGTCATTGAAAATATCAATAGGCCAATCTTGCCAGACAGAACACAATGGTTTGTGAAACTGTGTCATACCGAATGGACAGTGCAAGAAATATCCACAGGGATTCCAATACAACGCCTTGTTGCCGCATTAAAAAATTATTGAAAAATCATTGACTTTTGTTAAGAAATACAGTATAGTATTAGTATGACAAAATTTTCTTGTGTAGAAGATCTATTAGTTGAATTTTATAATCAGACACTGTTTGATATAACAATCTTGCAAGATCAAGATCGTGCTGCCATACATGGATTCTATAATACACTAGATCTCGGTAATCAATTAACTGCTAATCAAGGTGGTTTTTTACTGAAAATTCTGTCCAAGTACAAAACGTTTGCCAACAGTCTCGGCATAGATTATGGCACGTTGATAGACACACCTATATGGAAAACCACCTTTAGAAAATTAGATCTTACTAGAAAAATATTTGTAGAACAGTCCGAAGAGGGTGAGATCACAGTGTGTTTAAAATTTCCATATGCATTGAAAGAAGCCTTCGAAAAAGAATTTCATACTGAAAATACACCATACAGTTCCAACACCTGGGACAGTGATAGAAAACTGCGTGTGCTAAATGTTTACAAATATAATATCATACAGCTTGAAGAATTTTGCAGAAAGCATGACTTTGAACTTGATGACACTTTTCTCACGTTGGTTGACACAGTGGCAGAGATTTGGGATCAACAGGATCAAATTATCCCCTGTGCATATATCACAGCTGGTGAATTAGTGCTGTGTAATGCCACTGAAGATGCAGAACTATTTTATCAAAAACACAAACAGGATGATATAGACCAAAATATATTCTTGGCCAAAAGCATGGGGTATCCTACTCGATTTGATCGACCAATAGAGACCAAACTTGAGGTTATCTGTTCATCTAAATCAAGATTTTTTTGGATGAAATCTAATAGAGATTTCTTTGACCTTTACAAGCAGGTCGATGGGATTGTCTGTGTGTTAATTGATCGCAATACTCAAGACAGCATTGATTGGTTGCAAAAATTTGTCGAGTCTGCTGATATTGCCGGTATACCAAGATCAGATATCAGGGTGTGTTTTCGAGACCCCACTGAAAAGAAATCTCAGCTAAATGCATGGATCAAAGACAACAATCTTGGTGGTAAAGTTCAAGAAGGTAAAATACTTATATTCTTTCATAAACCCCCTAAGTGGTTGTTTAAAGACAACATTGATGTTAAAATAGTTGTAACAAATAGCTACACACCAATCAACGAACCCACTTCATCTGTGTGGTTAGATACTCATCCTTGTGTGTGTTATTTGAGTGACATAAAACCAACTCCTACAAGGAAACAGAAAATTGTCAGTTTGTAAACTAGTGATTCGAGATGAAGTTAATATCAAGTTGGAAGGACTCAGTGTTGAAACACGGCGTAAAATTGTTAACAAATTGAAATTTGATCTACCATATGCCCGACACATGCCATCATACAAACTGGGTCGATGGGATGGTACAAAAACCTATTTTAGCATCGGTGGTACTGGTTATCTTGCACACCTTGATGTTATATTGCCCATCGTAGAAGAAGCTGGATATGAAATAGATATTGAAGATCAACGACATCACACCAAGATAGAATTTGCTCCTATAACAGAAAACTACTGGGCAGACAAGGGCAAGACATGGCCCAAGGGGCATCCTGAAGCAGGAACTCCTATTGTACTTCGTGATTATCAATACGACGTTGTTAACAAGTTTTTAGAAAACTCACAATCATTACAGGAGGTAGCTACAGGTGCAGGCAAAACAATTACTACAGCGACATTGTCGCATCTTTGTGAGGCGTATGGGCGTACGATGGTTATTGTTCCGAACAAATCTCTTGTTGTACAAACTGAAGAAGACTACAAAAACCTTGGACTAGATGTGGGTGTATACTTCGGCGACAGAAAAGAATTAGGTAAGACGCACACTATCTGCACCTGGCAAAGTCTTAATGTACTCGATAAGAAAAGTTACGATGACGAAGTGTTATCGTTAGCTGAATTTACTGCTGGAGTATCTGCAATTATTATCGATGAAGTTCATCAGGCCAAGGCAGAAGTGTTAACGAAATTGTTGACACAGAACTTTAGCAACTGTGCTATACGATGGGGACTCACGGGAACTATTCCCAAAGAAGCATGGGAATTTCAAGGCATCCTTGCCAGCATCGGACCAGTTATCAATCAGGTATCGGCACATGACCTACAGGAGAAGGGCGTTCTAGCACAATTACAAATTAACATTTTGCAAACCAACGAAGTACAGGAATTTAGAAGTTTTGCAGACGAATATGCATTTTTGGTCACCGACGATTCTAGAATTACTTGGATGGCAAATAAAATACAATCACTAGCTTTAACAGGAAATACTCTAGTGTTAATCAACAGAATTGACACTGGGAATAAATTGATTGAGCGCATACCGGAAGCTGTATTCGTTAGTGGTGGAATGAAGCTAGGCGATAGGAAAGAAGAATATGACGAGATTAAAACAAGTGATGGTAAGATTATTGTGGCGACTTATGGTGTGGCCGCTGTGGGTATTAATATCCCTAGGATTTTTAATTTGGTTCTTGTGGAGCCCGGAAAGAGCTTTGTCCGAGTTATACAAAGTATTGGGCGAGGCATTAGAAAAGCGCAAGACAAAGACCACGTTGAAATCTGGGACATAACTTCACAGTGCAAATATTCCAAACGACATCTCACTGAACGAAAGAAATTTTACAAAGAGGCCAAGTACCCCTTTACAATTACCAAGGTATCCATATGAAAATTTTAACCCTAAACAATAGATCTTTTGATCTAAACGAATTGCCAGATGAGGTAGACGAAGACACTAGATTTTCAGTATTAGATAATTCCAATCCTAACGAACCAGATTTCTTTTTTATGCCGTTGATATTTTTGGAATCATTTAACTCGCCTGCTATATTATTAAGTGTGGGAGGTTATGAAGTACAAATGCCACTAGACTGGTGCATGATCGTTGGAGATCGAGATTGTGGACTAGACCCTGAAGTTTTGCCCCTGACCAGCCTAAATGAACGTGGATTTGATGCATTTATTTTTAATCCCATAAATGGATTTAAATGTGAGTATATGCCCATTGAAATAGTAAATATCTATCAAGACGTGAGATGGTACTTTCCTAAAATGAAAAACGGACAATTACTCACTGTGCCATTGCATGATGGTCCTAGTCCGCCATGTGCATATTTTGTTAAAGAAATCAGTAGACAGAGCGAAATTTTACAATTAGATAAGGTTATTTAAAATGAAAGCAGGAAAAGTTTGGGGACAGACAGAATTATTAGAAGCCAATGGTGTATTGGAATTTCACCGCATTGAAGCCAAAAAAGGCGGCACATGTTCCAAGCATAAACATCAATACAAATGGAATGGCTTCTTTGTAGAAAAAGGTGAAATGATCATTCGTGTTTGGAAAAACAACTATGATCTAGTTGATGAAACACTTTTACGAGCCGGAGAGTATACAAAGGTAGCACCCGGAGAATATCATCAATTTGAAGCAGTAGCTGATTGTGTTGCTTTTGAATTATATTGGGCAGAGTTTGATCACGATGATATAGAGCGTGAAACTGTAGGGTACGCAAAAAATGGGAAATCTTAAACCAGGTGCTACCTATACATACGAACACAAAGATAGCGTTGTATATGCCTCAGAAGCAGGCGACTCGAATAAACAAGTACAAGGGTGGATGTATAATAAAGATAATCCAAACTTTGATCCGCGCACGAGTGATGGAAGACCGTTGCACGATCACATGATGGAAGATCAACTTTGGGGTAAAATTCGGCGGGCTGCCCGGACAAATCCCACTTTACAAGAAGCAATAGAACGTGTTATAATAATATATCACCTAAGCAAAGACAATGGCAAATAAACACATAGACCTCTTTAAAGAAATAATTCCAGCAGTTGATCTTGGAATGAAAGACTTATGGGATGCCGCCACTGATGATGGAAGGAAAGAGATCAAAGGAGATTTCTGGAATCTTAATAGATATATCAGCAGTGTTAAAAGCAGTGATCGGTCGCTTCAAGAGCATTTTGTTTTGACCGTAAATGAATACTACAATAAAAATTGGAATAATATTCAAAAACATCCCAAACTGGTTTGGCAGTCGTTGTGTGCCTGTAGTAGAGGCACAGGTCAAACCTATTTTCATGAATGGATTCCTCTTAAAAAACAAAAAAATAAAAAAGTAGATTTTCTAGCAGAGCTGTTTCCGAACATGAAAATGACAGATGTTGAAACTCTAGCAGCAATAACTACAGACAAAGAAATAAAAGAATATGCTAAGGACCTTGGTTGGGATAAGAAGCAAATTGCAGACATTAAATTATAAGTGCGAATACTGCGGCAAAGAATTTGTCAAAGAAAAAACTTTGGCTGTGCATGTCTGTGAACAGAAACGTAGACACATGAGCAAGAATGAAAGACATGTTCAGGCAGGCCTGTTAACATTCCAACGATTTTATGAACTGGCACAGCGAGGTTCTAGTCCCAAGACCTTTGATGATTTTGCAGGTAGTTCATTCTACAATGCCATGGTAAAGTTTGGTAGTTTTCTTGTAAACACTGCTCCTATCTATCCAGAGAGATTTATTGACTTTGTGGTCAAGAGTGGAGTAAAACTAGATCATTGGTGCAGAGATGAACTTTATGATACCTATATCAGTGAGCTGATAAAAATAGAACCAGCAGACGGTGCAATACAGAGAACCATCAAAACCATGATGGAATGGAGTGATGCTAACTCAGCCCCCTGGGAACACTACTTTCAATACGTTAATCTCAACCGCGCTACGCACGATATCAAGGAAGGATTGATTAGTCCGTGGATGGTGTTAAATAGCAAGTCGGGGAAGGAAATGTTAAAGCGTATGAATGATGAGCAACTAGATATAGTTGGTCCAATTATTGATCCTAACTATTGGTCCAGACGTTTTAAATCTTTACCCGCAGATGTAGAGTTAGTTAAAGACGTCATCAAGGAGGCGAAAATATTATGATTTATAAGAAAAGAAAAGAAGAAGCAAGCGCACCACCTGTAGAAGACGAAGAAGTAGAGTTAGCACACAACGAAGAACATATATCTAGAGACGATATAGACATTGAGATAGTGATTGCGGAAGATTCCGACGATGTATTTGTAAAATTTACGGGGTTCAATGATCGCGAAGATTCTGAAGAGTATGCACAGTTTCTAGCAGATACATTGCCTTTGCTATTGTTTGAAACCACGAGATTGAACTAATGCCGGATATTGACATAGACTTTGTAGACCGCGATCAAGCATTAAAATTGTTTGAACACATCCCTGCCAGTAGACTAGACAATCAACGATTGGTCAAGCATAACACAGGTGTATATCTACACGCTGTTCCTGTAGATGCAGTTAGTGGTCTATGTCAACTTCCCTATGAACAGGCAGAAGAAGAAAAGTATTTTAAAATAGATTTTCTCAATGTTGGAATTTATAAAGGTGTTCGTGATGAAGAACATCTAGTTTATCTAATGAATCAGGAGCCACTATGGGACTTACTTCAACAAGACGAATTTGTAAATCTGTTATTTCATTTGAACGGGCATGGAGATATAATCCGGAAGACCCTACCGACTTCCGTGGAACAATTATCTGCCGTCCTAGCTATGATCCGCCCAGCCAAACGTTATCTGATTGGGAAGCCTTGGACGACGATCATGACGGAAGTATGGACCAAGCCAGAGACTGGTGATTACTACTTTAAGAAGAGTCATGCCACTGCCTATGCTGTTGCTATCGTTGTACAGATGAATTTAATCTGTGAACAGATTAGTTATGGATTCCAATGAACTTTGATGCCTTTAGCAGTGCTCAGATACAGAGCAAGATTTGGCTCGTGGATCGATTAGAGCGTACACTTGAAGAACATAGACCTATTGAGGACGGTTATCGTATATGGATTTTAGCGGGATGGTATGCCTTGGCTAATTTTTTAATCCGTACTAGAAATAAAATACCTGTGCTGGAGGTCCGTAGCTTTGACCAAGATCCCGCATGTGAACCTATAGCAGAGGCCATCAACAATCTATGGGTCTATCGAGCTTGGGAATTCAAGGCACATACCGTTGACATCAATCTGTTGGAATATAAACCAAGACCAGATGTGATTATAAATTCCAGTGTTGAGCACATGACTTCGAGTCAATGGTACGCAAATATCCCAGCGGGCACAGTGGTATGTCTACAGGCCAGCGATATGCTAGATGAGGATCATGTTAATTCTATGTCCAGTATCAAGGACCTAATGCTAAAGTACCCCATGAGCGAACAGCTCTACGATGGCATTAAAAGATTTGAATTTGAAGACAAGGCCTTTAATCGAGTAATGATTATTGGCATCAAGTAGCCCGTCTAACCAATGTGATTGATTTGCGCTTGATACGTTTTACAATGATATTATTAAGGCTGGTACAGGGACCAAATAACACCTTGACATCTTTGGTTGAAAAGTTTTTGATGGTGTATCGGAAAGCATAAATTTCTTTAAGTAAAAATATATTAATAGGAATCTGTCTATTTGATTCCCACCACCAAACTTCTCCTAGTTCTAAGAATTTTGCTTTTTCTTCTTCAGTTTTGATGTGTGCATAGTCATACATGCTGGTGATAGCAGAATCTTGGTTGATTATGATACCCACATATTCCTGATCAACGTGGGTTACAACACTGATAAAAGGAAAGTTTTCTTGTAAGTTATGTGTGATTCTCATAGATAAATAGTGTAAAGGTCCGCTAGTGTATGCAACTTATTTCAGTTTATTTATATCCAAACAAGATAGACGTATTTACAAATACGTTAGCCGCCTGGCAAACAGAGAGGTATCGTAGAGTGTATAATCGCAACTTAAAAATCCATCGAGGTGTCGATAACAGAATAGACCTGCAGGTGCGTAATTCTGACCAGAAGGCCCAAGACATAACAGGATCATATCTAGTTTTCAATCTAGTGAATAGAGAATCTAAAGAACTCATACTGCAAAAGGATTGTGTAATTCAGAGTGCGTCGAGCGGCAAGGCATATGTTATTTTATACAATTCGGAATTGAGAGACATCGAACCTGGCTTTTATCAATACTCTGTAAACACCGAGACACGAACGCTTGATGGTGATGCACATGTGACCACGGCTAAAAACTCCTTGTATATAGATAGTCAGTATGGCGCATTTAGCCCCATAGAAATCACTGGGGATGTATTCGGAGAACCAGTTGATAGTCTAGTAATAAAAGAATTTAAAAATTATCAACCTTACGACCCCGGCACATCATTATACTATATCAGTGGTATTATTGATGCACAACCCCAGTACGGTACTCCGCAGAGTCTGCATACATTCCAAATCAACATGTCCAATTACATTGGCGATATCATCATTCAGGGCAGTCAAAGTGCAGGCGGAAATCCTGAACGCTGGGTTGATCTAGAAACTATAAGTGCCATGCAGGATCCTGTTCTTTATCAAAACATCACTGGCAAATTCAATTGGTTTAGAATCAAATATATTCCGGATTTATCAAACACAGGAAAAGTTGACAGCGTACTATATAGATAGTATACTGTATGTATGACTCTTGTTCTTGATAAGTTTAGAACTCTCCTTCCTTCAAAATTAAAGACCAGTCCCAGCGGCTGGATTAGTTTCAATGCTCCTTGCTGTCAGCATAGAGGTCATGCACACGACACTAGAAAGCGTGGCGGTATTATTATTACAGACAGTGTTGTCTATAATTGTTTCAATTGCAAATATTCTACAGGTTGGAAACCCGGCTCCCCAATCACTGCTAAATTTAAAAGTCTTTGTCAATGGTTAGGCGCCAATGACGACGATATCAAGCAGTTGATATTTGAAGCGATGAAAACCGAATCTACAGAATATCAACCAGAAGCATTTGTAGAAAAACCCACATTCACAGAAAAGCCCTTGCCCGAAGGTGCATTACCTTTAATTGAATGGTTGGATTCTCAATTGACTGATGTTCAAGAACAACAGTTGATCAAGGCGGTAGAATATGTGGTAGGTAGAGGCTACGATCCGTTGAGCGATCACTTCTTCTGGAGTCCAGAAGCAGGCTATGCAGATCGTGTCATCATTGCTTTCAAATATCTTGGAAAAATTGTAGGCAACACAGCACGTAAAGTCACAGACGGAAAGCCCAAGTATTTGTCCGATCAACATCCATTCTTTGTGTTCAACGTTGACGAACAATGTGAGGCACATAGATATCTGTTTGTGGTAGAAGGCCCATTTGACGCTATCAGCGTCGGCGGGGTGGCCTTGCTCACTAATGAAATCTCCGACCAACAGGCTCGGATAATTAACAGTATAGGCAAAGAAGTGATTGTGATCCCAGATCAAGATAAAGCAGGCACGTTTCTAATAGATCAAGCTAAAGAACTAGGTTGGTCAATTGCATTTCCAACTTGGGATGACTCTGTGAAAGATTGTGCAGACGCTGTGAAAAAATATGGCAAACTATTTGTTGTTGTTGATGCTATAAAAACAGCAACGGCAAATCCTGCAAAGATTGAAATTGAAAAAAGAAAGATGCTAAACAAGATAGCAGTATTGGAGAATCAAAATGATTAAAAAAATATTAGATTTTATTTTATATCCGTGGCACAAGTATCAAGAACGCAAGGCATGGAAAAAACGTTTAGAAGAATTGCGTAAACGTGATCCATTTATCTACAAATGATCATGTGGGGGGTAAATGCCCTTAATCATGGAAGTAGTCTTGCTGTATTCAAGGACGGCAGTCTGTGGTCCAATCAAGTGGGTTCTTCGGATGAATTAGACAGCAAAATAATTACCGATGCCCTGCATCTTGGAGCACCAGATCGTATCTTTTGGTACGAACGACCCTGGATAAAGAAAGCAAGACAGGCATACGCAGGACAGTGGCATCGTGCCTTAGATATGAAGGTACTTCCACGTAGATATATGAAAGCGCAACATTATGCTCCGATCACTTATACACCGCATCATGGTAGTCATGCAGCCGCAGGCTACTATACCAGTCCTTTTAATCATTGTGCTATTGTGGTACTCGACGCCATAGGTGAATTTGAATGTGCTACCATATGGGAAGGCCTACACGGAGAAATGCGCAAAGTGTGGAGCAGAAGTTATCCTAATAGTCTAGGGCTATTCTATAGCGCATTTACTAACTTGTTAGGAATGACTCCAATACAAGACGAATATCTATTGCAACAAATGGCTAAGAAGGGCGACCCACATCGTTATAAACATGATGTTCACAAATACATGAGCGGACTATTAATCTCTGGTAAGAACATGCACAAGGGCATCCTCGATTGGCCGCATGACATTGGAAATGAACAAGACCGTTACGATATTGCTGCCGCAGTTCAACGAGTGTTTGAAGATCAAATCCGTATGGTTATGCTAGAAGCTAAGAAATTAGTCAACACTGACTGTCTAGTTTATATGGGCGGTTGTGCTATGAATTCAGATGCTAATAAACGATTTGTGGAACCTGCATTTAAGTACAGGTGGAGTTTACCTAATCCAGGAGATCCATCTAGTTCTATCGGAGCAGTCTTGTATCACACTAAACAACGAGAGTGGAAATACAACTTTGGTGTTGCAAAGCACCTAGCAATTAGTGTATAATAAAATATATGTTTTATTATAATAAGAAATATCAAACAGGTGATCAATGGCTAATTGATACAGAATATACCAAGTATCAAGACCTATTGCCACTGGTTGAATCAAATCCCAATACTGAATACAGCAACGAAACTGTGGCGTTTAATGCTAGACAGTACCCATTGTGGAGTGATCCTGTGGTTGCACAGACAGTGAGACACAAACAATTTCTTGATAACTATGTTCAACACCCCGCTTGGGAAGAAGCAACACATGGTATATTCGAATGGACCAAGCGACGATTAAAAAGAAATAAAATTGACCTAAATTTTGTGCCAACTATTTCATGGAGCATGGAATATGCCGCAGGCGGCTGGCAAAGCATGCATACACACGACAACGATTGTGTTACACAGATATTCTATTTAGATGGAGAAATAAACCAAGACCCAAATGTTAGTGCAAAAGAAAATGCATGGGGGTCTATGTATGCTTTTTTAACTAAAGGCGATAAACCATTATACAAATCATTTAGCAGTTGGGCAGGCCGTTGCATAATACTTCGTGGCGATATTTTCCACGGTGTTTATCCTATAAAAACATTGCCACGCAGAACAATTATTATGGATTATAAAGTGATACGATGATAAAGACCTACGACTACGAAGTACAAAAATTATATCTTGAACTCATGCTGGCAGATGCCGAAGTATTTGTGCGCTGCCAAGGTATATTTGATCATTCATTGTTTGACCGAAAACTACAGGATGCAGCAGAATTTATTCATGAATATGCCAAGGGCTATAATGTACTGCCAGACTATGAAATGGTCAATGCATCGTGCCGCACTGATATGAAACGTCCAGAAGATCTTAAAGAAGGTCACATGGACTGGTTCATGGATGAGTTTGAGAAGTTTACTCAACACAAGGCTCTTGAACGTGCAATTATACAATCAGCTGATCTATTAGAAAAACATGACTATGGTGCAGTGGAAGTATTAATTAAAGAAGCTGTACAGATTGGACTTGCCCGAGATATGGGCACAGACTACTTTGCTGATCCTCGTGGCCGATTGATGGGCATCAAAGACAAGAATGGACAGGTGAGCACAGGTTGGCCCTGTATGGATCGTAAGTTATTTGGTGGATTTAATCGTGGTGAACTAAACATCTTTGCCGGTGGATCCGGCGCAGGTAAAAGTTTGTTCTTGGCTAACTTGGGTGTGAACTGGGCATTGATGGGTCTTAATGTGGTCTATCTAACTCTTGAACTTTCAGAAGCACTGGTCAGTATGCGTATTGATGCAATGATAACAGGAACATCAACTAAAGACATTTTTAAAGATCTAGATGATGTTGAAATGAAAGTTAAAATGATCGGCAAGAAGTCGGGCATGCTACAGATAAAATACATGCCCTCAGGCAAGACTGCCAACGACATTCGTGCATACCTGAAAGAATATGAAATTAAAGTAGGCAAAAAAGTAGACGTACTGTTAGTTGACTACTTAGACTTGTTAATGCCTGTAAGTAAAAAGATCAGCCCGGCTGACTTATTCATCAAAGACAAGTATGTGTCAGAAGAACTTCGTAATCTAGCAGTGGAGAAGAACTGTGTGTTCGTTACTGCGGCACAGTTAAATCGTGGTGCTGTAGAAGAAGTTGAATTTGATCACAGTCACATCTCGGGTGGTTTGAGCAAGATTCAAACGGCAGATAATGTGTTTGGTATCTTTACCAGTCGAGCTATGCGTGAACGTGGTCGCTATCAATTGCAGTTGATGAAGACACGGTCAAGTAGTGGGGTAGGCATGAAGATTGATCTAGAGTTCAATCTAGAAAGTTTAAGAATCAGTGACCTACCCGAGGACGAACAAGAAAATAACGGTGCAACAAGCAGAGGTAGTTCTAGTATAATTGAGTCAATCAAGGCTCGTAGTACTATTCAAGGACGCATCGATGAAGATGGTGTTATACAAGATCCAACTCAAGGTGTTGGTCTAGGCAAGGTTCGTGCCAATGTTGAATCAAGTAAGATGCGTGAGATTTTAAACAAGCAGTTTGGCGATGAAGACTAAAAAAGTAGAGTTGTATAAATGGTTAGATAGCGAGGGCGAAAACATTGAAATTGATTGGCCCAAAGTGCATAAAACGCTAGGATTAGATCATACCAATTGGTTGTTAACGCAACCTGAAGATCAATGTCAAATAGTATTAGAAAAAAACGACATGTATTGTCGTTTAGTAGCAGAATTCTACAACGATCATGTACTAACACATTATCATTTAATGTGGGCTAAATAGTAGATGCGTCTAAGAGAATTACACGAACGATCAGATATAATCACAGTTAATCGCCGTCTCAATCCCAAGATATGGAACGGTGATGCACTCGACCCAGCGGTGGCACAAAAACTCAAAGAAATTGCCGATGCATTTCAAGAGTTTATCGGCATTGATCTTGATGTAGTAGATTATACAATTACAGGATCAAATGCCAACTATACCTGGACCGAGCATTCAGACCTAGATCTGCATCTTATTGTTCAAGGTGAAGTAGATGATGCTGCTAGAGAACTATTCAATGCCAAAAAGGCACTCTGGGGCGAACAACACAATATCACCATCAAAGGTCTTCCTGTTGAATGTTATGTTCAGGGCAAAGAAGAAGAACACCACAGTACCGGAGTGTATAGCATAGCTGACAATCAATGGCTGGTCGAACCAAAGAAAATAAAACCAGAAGTAGATGACAGTGCTGTGGAAGCTAAAAAAGATTCAGTCATCCACGACATTGAAACTGCTCTATTAAGTAAAGATCTCAACCGCTTGAGACTAGTAAAAGAAAAGATCACTAAAATGCGTCAGGCAGGACTGGAACGTGCGGGCGAGTGGTCAGTAGAAAACCTAGTTTTCAAAATACTTCGAAACCTAGGTCTTATTGATGAAATTACAGATAAAATTCGCGAACTAGAAGATCAAGAGCTGAGTCTAGAACAGGCCCAGTCTTTAGATTAATCGATCTTATAACAGTCGTAGACATCCCAAGCGTATATAGAGTAAACTGAAAATCTCACAGCTTGCTCTAGTGTTGAGAATGTTTTAGATCTCAACTGCCCTGTGGCCAAATAGTATTTGAGTCGCCACATTAATCTTTCTTAATGCCAAACAACTGTAGTAGGTTGATAAACAGATTGATAAAGTCCATGTAGAGAGTTAATGCGCCCATAACTTCTTCACGACCTGTATCGCCATCTACTGAAACCATTTCACGAATCTTCTGTGTGTCGTAGGCAGTTAGACCCAGAAACACAATGATAGCAATAGCTGAGATCACCATCTGCATCACTGTTGAACCAATAAAGATATTGATTATACTTGCAATGATGATAGCAATCAATCCCACAAACATGAACTTGCCCATGCTGTCAAGACTCTGTTTGGTAAAGTAGCCATAACCACTCATTACAGCAAACAGTATACCTGCTGACATAAATGCCGATACAATTGATCCCATGGTGAACACCGCAAAGATTGTGGCAAAGCTCAAACCCATTAGAGCCGCAAACGCATATAAAAATAGTTGTAGTTGCCCTTTATTAAAATGCTGGGCAGCAAAAGCAAATGCCAGGATGACTACCAAGGGTGAAAAAATCACAATCCATTTCATTGCACCCGTAAAAAAGAACTGCAACAATTCTGGGCTAGAGCCCACAAAGTAACTCACAATCATGCTTACAATAACAGCAAGACTCATATGTCCGTAGACACGGCCCATTGCTGAGTTTACTTCTTCTGCTGAGCGGTAGTCTGTGATACCACCTGTATAATTTGTTCCAAACATAAAAATCCTCCTAGGTATAGTACAGTATACACTATTATTATTTATTTGTCAACCTGTCCTGTGTATATCTTGCGACGTTTTGCCCAAGGTAATACGGGCCTGTATCTGTCACGATGTTCTAGATTTGATCGTACAGTGGCCACGTCTAATTCTTTGAAAATAAAGTCATCGTCTTTAAGCGCATTGTTTTTGATCAAGCCTTTGACAAATCCTTCTGTAAGGTCTAGCTGAGTGTCTGTGAGAAGACTGTGAACCAATTTATCCGCTAGAATTTTGTGATTGCTTAGGCACATGTGATTGTATCTGCCATCGAGTCCGTACCAAAATTTAGCATCAAGATCTGCCGTGATATCTTCAAATTCCCATTGTTGCACATCATCCATCAGTACGCCCTTGGCCCAATTGATTTCCTGCCAGGTTTCAGCTTGATCCACATCCTGCCCAAAGCATTTCATTATTATAGGTCTGTTGAGTTTTTTCTTTAGAGTCTGATAGGCAAGATAGCCCATGCGATTGTTGATGTGTATGAGATCTAATCTAACTCGTTGAATATAACGTATGTAATACTCAATGGCTTTGGCTTCATCCTTGGTGACAAAACTGTCCAAATCAATGATGTTGCTGTTGGTCATTTCGGGTAGTCTATCTAGGAACCAAAATCTACTGGGATGCGTTAGAGCTATGACAATGTAGTCATTTTCTGTAATTCTATGTTCTAACAAATGCTGCAGAACGTCCCAACAGTAGTCTTGAGCACAGCCCATGATGCTGAGATTTTCTAAAACAACATCATGCCCCAATTGTTGTTTAAGTCCACGAGCCACCTGTTGTGGCCAAGTCACTGTGGTGTCTTCGGGTTTGGGCGGTACAGAAAAACTGTCACCGATCACATATAGTGTAGAGTATTTGTTGGTCATACAGTAGTTAGCTGCAGGGCATGGTCAGTGACAAAAAACTTGAAACTTCACCAACTGGGTCGTTTCATTATTTTTGACATAGTCCACGCAGGCCTAGCATGCATGTCCGTGATGCGATATTGATTGAATTCTCTCGCACAAAAATCTGTATCTCGCCAACTGTCTTTGAGAATAAGTCCTTGAACGAATCCGTCAGCAAGATCCACTGTTAGACCTTGTTGGAAAAAATCCACAATTTTTTTGGCCAGTATGCCATGATTGCTCAAGGTGATGTGATTGTATCTACAGTCCACGCCTCTAAAATATTGATCACTTTGAGTGCCTGGTTCCGCAAACTCTTGCGTTTGGATATCAAACAAGGTGCCCGTGGCCCAGGCTATTTCTTGGTGGTGTTGAGCTTCACTGACGTCTATGTCAAAGCAGCGCAATATCAAAGGCTTGGGCAAGCCCAGTCTAGTGATGTAACTGGTGAGCCAACCCAATCTCATCATCATGTGCAGAGTATCCAATTGTGGTCGTTGAATGTGCTGCATGAATCCTTCTATGGCCTTGTTTTTTTCCTTGGAAACATACTGATCCATACCTATGATGTGCATGTTACTGAGATTGGGTTCATCTTGCACAAACCAATATCTGTTGGGATGTGTTAGACATATGACGATTCGATCTTCAGCTGTGATTTGATTCACAGAATGAAATCCTGCTCTCAACTGTTGAAAGCACCAATCTTGACTGACTCCATGCTGACTCAGGGGCATTAATTTGAGTCCTAGGTCAGCAGCCACCTGTCGCGGCCATGTGATGGTGGCGTCTGTTGATTCCATGGGTTCAACAGAGAAGCTGTCGCCTATCATGATTAGTCTCGGAGTTGTGGTCATTTGTTATAATTATCTTCTTGATAATATTCACTGAATTTTCTTGACAAAGGTTAAATAGCAGTATATAATTAAACATAACTTAGTGGACCATCATGCTAGAAAGAATCACCACACTCACAGACGAATTGATACGACTGCTCAAGGACGATCCTGTTCGACCTGAGATCCCTGCAGACTTTAGAGTGGACAAGAACTCCAGAGTTTATGTGTTGAAGAGTGAAACAGGTGAGCCCATGGCTGTGACCTGTGTGAAGTTTCTAGCAGAAATTCCACAAAGTGTAGACGATCTTGCCAATGTGGCTGTGAATACTTCTACTGCGGTCTTCTATACCATTTGGAGTTATGCAGCCGGTGCGGGTCGCAGTCTTATAGAAGCGGCTCAAGAGGATATCAAGACTCACGAACCCCAAGTTAAAACCTTTGTAACACTGAGCCCAAAAACAGAAATGGCTCGCAAGTTTCATCACAAAAACGGGGCCACTACCTATAGAGAAAATCAAGACTCAATTAACTATCAGTATCACTGATCGTTAAAATTACCACACAATGTATCAACTAGGTGTTTTTCTTTTAGTTTATCAACAGTTGAATAATAGTGGTCGGATGTAATTGGCCCTTTGGTTATCAAGGGATTCAGTTCATAATAGCCCATTGACAAAACATATCTAGATTCAGTTCCGTAATTAATACTGTTATGTGGTATTTGTGTGTTTAACAGATAAAATTGATTGGGTTCGTAGGTGAGTCTAGTATAGGGGAAATAGACGTAGTCTCGAGGCATAAGCGAATCCTTCTTGTGCTCATGTGCAAACATAACCAAATACTGATCATCTTGTGTCAACATTAAATTAAATGCAGTAGCACGGTAAACATCTCTATGCCAATTATAGATGTATCCGGGTTCTATTAACAGTATTCTTGGGTATAAATTAAACTCTTGTATTAGTTCTAGAATTGGTTCGTTCTCGAAATAATTCTGCGGAACTTTATGCTGTTTGAACGTGGCTGATATCGCAACATCGTGGGTGACCCTGCCTTCTTTGCCTTGATTTTTAGTAACATCAACATGCCCGTAATCAAAAGTTTTACAGTCTTCAAATAAAGGATTAGACGGCGAAAGCCCTAGTGATAATTTTGTGAAACACTCATTCATGCTGCTATTTATTTTTTCATTTTGATCAATAGCAGCAAACGTGATTAGAACATTATCACTGACTACCGGGTTTAAAGCCCACTGTGTAGACAGCAACCACAGGTTCCCAATTTTCACGATCCTTGGCCGTTTGGCTTTCAGCAAACTGCTGTGCCACAAGATTGGCTCTGCTGAGATCGGTGATGTGTTCACCAGCGAGAAATTGACGCTGTAGTCTAATACCTGTGCGGCTGTTTCGGGCCATGATCTTGTATGCTTGCATTGTGTGCTCCTGGTCGAGTATTTATCAACCTAGACACATCATTACCTATTTGGATTCTTTAACTGTGTAGTTAATGGTTAACACATATCTGCTTTCGTGTGCAACGGGTGTGGTTGATGAGTGAAAATGCCTGCCGGGAAAGTCCATCCATAGATTGGCCGTGGGTTTTTGTCTGTGCCATTCTGTGTACATTTCCCTTTTAGGCTGTTCCTTGCGCTGATCAAATATGACAGTGTCACCATCACTGGTCGCAGGATAGAATATGCCTGTGCGATGATTCAGTACAGGATGATCTATATGCGGTGTGTGTTCCACACTCCAGGGTGTGCGTGTGCATAGTCCCAGGCGCACTCTTAGTACTGAATCCAATTGTTGATCTTGATGATCCAGAGCAGCCAATAGTATGAGCAGACTGGGATCCCATAATGGACTGATATTTTGACTGTCCTTGTAGATCAAATGACTAAACGATCCCTGATACTGGGGATCCGCCCCACTGATATCATCAGGGTTAGCAGTAAAGGGCAGATAGAACCAATCTATAGCAGGATCAGTGAGGCGTTGGCAGACATAGCTGAATTGGTTGGGTTTGAGTAGATCTTGTATGAGTGTGATAGACATGTGAGTATATATCACATGTCAATGATCACCACTCACAGAGTGGCAGCGATTAGGCCTGTCCTGCAGTGGGATCTAGTGAAGGCAGTGGGGGCTCAACGGGTGGCACATCTTTGGGACTCTGTAGATCCCAATAGGCCATGTGTGCTTTACGTTCAGTAGTTTCGGCTAATTTTTTAGCAGTTTCTGTGGCTGCGATTGCTTCGGGTGTCATTGGTCTTGCCATGAAGTTCTCCAAATTGGTTAATGATGTATTTAGCTGTGAGATTTCAGTTGTTGATGGCGCAGCCTAGCGCAAAATTTTTTGCTGCGAAGCAGTAGCGCAGATTTTTTGCGATCAAGAGTGTCTAGTCATCCTCATCATCGTAGTCCTCATCATCTTCTTCATCATCCTCATCGTAGTCGTCATAATCATCATCCTCATCGTAGTCGTCATAATCATCATCCTCATCATCGTCATAGAAGTGTGGAACTGTGCTCATGATAATCTCCCTGTGATCATGTATATAGCTGAAAAAAGGCTAGACACCACGAAAAAATACGTGCGCAGTTTTTTAAAGCCCGGTGACTGGATCTAGAGTGGGATCTACTAGAGGACAGTGATCACTGAAACGTAGCACAAACTCTGTGTATGCAGGCGTGTGAGTGTCTAGCCAAAAGCGAGTGCGATTGAGGTGTACTTCATGATCAAGCGCATGACACTGAATAAATTCAAAAACAGTCTTTAGAATGGGACTGGAGTTTAGAACATAGTATTGCTGCATGTGATTATATAGCGCCACGCAATATGCTCATGGTTATTTCTTGATCCGCTATACGAAGGACATTGTAGCACTCCCGCCGGATCTGCTTTTGACTGGGCTTGCTTCTACGACCACCCGCAGAGCTATTAAGTGGCTGTAGCTGTAGAAAATTACTGTTGGGATAGAGTTTAATGACTCGGGCCAGAATGAGTCTATTGTGTTCAGTGACTAGACAGTGATCTCCGGGTGCGAGAGTGTGGCCCGCAATGTCTCTGTGTTGTAAGGTATAGTTCATAGTAGGTATTGTGGTTAGTGTAGAAAAAGGTTACAAGATGGGAAAAAATTGGTCGCGTAAAAAATTAGGGTGGAGTACTTATCGTTTCATGGTGGTGATTTGCTACCCCTAGTGTTGTATATACGCAACACTGTGCATGTATACCCCGACCCCCCACCATGACCCCTCCACCTCAGCACCGCCTGGTCATGCCTGGGTTCATCTCATCGGGTCTCAGGTGACTGCCGCACCGTCTGATGGCAGCGTCATCCCAATTGGGTATCTGTTCGAACAACATGCGGCCCTGTGGCGGGTCATGTGGCGCTGTGCCCGCAGGGCGCAACAGCTTTGCCCTGTCCTGCACAGCACAGCCCGCAGTACTAGCGGCTGCTAACACGAGCAATAAGGTCAAGAGTATCCTGCTCATAGAGATCCAGTCTGTTATCTTGTTCTAGGCTTTCCTGCACAGCGATAGTGACTAGGCTAGCACAGTCCTGGCCATCACGTTTGGGCAGGCTCTTGATGAATGCTTCAACTGCGGGCATTGAATCCATAGCCCACATCACATCCATAAGCACCTTCTGCTTGTGAGTAAGTCCTTGTATAGTAATCATTCTGATGCTGCCTCGTTGGCATATGATGCACCCAGGGCCATAAAGCCTATGCCTACCAGTGCAAACAGGCCTAGGTATGCGCCATCGCCTGACAGTAGATCTGGGCTGGTTTCAATGCCGCCCACAACTCCTAACAGTAGCACAATACCTGCGTACAGGAAAGATAAAGCCTTTTGTCTAGTAGTCATTTAGTGTCCTTTGTGTGTATGTAGTAATTATACGGCAGTTTGGCTAATGTGTCAACCATTATTTGGCAATACGCACGATCAAGCCCTGTGGCGTAGCTGCCACATTGTAGCCATTGCTTTCGAATAACTCAACGACCTCTTTAGCCATACGATCTCTAGCTCTAGCACCTTCTGCTTTGACTGCTATGAACTTCTTGCGATAGTTGATGTAGAGACTTTTGTAGCTGAACGCTGAATCAAGTAGGTCTCTTACTGAGAGAGCCTTGCGGATCTGATCTTGTGAATAGGTGCTCTTGTTGTTTGAGTTTTGACGCTGTGCATCCATTGCGGCTGCAAATGCAAACCCGCCTGCGTCTTTAGTATCTAGTTCTTTCATTACTCGCTCCTGTTTGTGTGTATGTGTCAATTATACTGCCAAAAAGCCTCGGTGTCAACCTACGAAGTGCCCAGGCGTGTTGCAGGGTCTAGTGGTAGGCTGACACTTTGGCAACCCCTATTAAGCCGCTTGTCTAGCCATATGGATCATTTCAACGCGGCCCATGTATGCGGTATTTACAACGCAGGGCTGAGTCTTAGAAGCAATCAGTGTACCTGAATTCTCTGTAAGATGAATCTCTGTTACACGGCAGGTGAAAGGATACAGTTTTTTGGTCTCGCGATAGTCTTCAGCGGCCATCTCTTTCTCACGTGGCAAATATTCATACACACGCAGTTTGACCTTGCGCTCTTGTCCGTTAGGAAAGGCACTGGCAAATCCAGGGCCACGAGCACGTCTACGCACTGGATCTTTTGCGCCATCATTCTGTTCAAGTACCAAACGATTAAACGCATCGTGATCTGGAATGCCAGCTTCAACCATCGCAGCCTTGTCTTCTAGCATCTTGATGTAGTTGAGGAATCGTTTGGCTTTGACTTTGCCACCTGCGCCGTTGACATTATAGGTCTTGCCATCAATTAACCATTCAGCCACAAAGGTCTTATATGGACGGGCATCGCGAAACAGTTCTTTAGCTTTGGCCAATGTCATAATAGGATGTGTTTTCATCTTGCTCTTTCTGTGTGTTTGTGTATGTGTTAATTATAACAGGGTTTTGGCACCCTGTCAACCAAATTAGATCCAGCTGTCTACCATCATAACGGGCTTCTTCAAGACCCGTTTAACAAAGTCCTCGGGCTCGTCGTCAGCACGTACTAACATAAAGCCCATGCTCTCTACCAGGTCTACCTCGCAGATCTGGAGGTCCACACCTGCCTTCTCAAATGCAATGTTCATCTTGGTCAGGGCATACTTAACGCCTGCTTCAAATGTCTGGTATTCGCCGTCATGGACTTCATCGTAGTCAAACTCTTTAAGCATGACCTCTGCGTACTCTTCACCGTCTGCTACGATGAAAGGGCGGATCTTCTTCCAGGCCCGTTGATCGGTACAGTCAAAGTGGTCACAGGCTTCGTTGAGGTCAAACGAGGCAAATGCGTCATAATTTACTTTAGTCATTGGGTTCGCTCCTAATGTTTGTTTGTATGTGTCTATTATACAACTAATTTGGCTAGTTGTCAACCTAGTTATGAACAGTTAGAAAAGAATTAAAGGAACCATTGTCAACTCTCTGTCTCTACCCTAACCAACGTCTAGCTAGGGCCGTGACGGTCATTACTTCCTACAGTGCCCGCCAGCTTCAGCTTTCGCTTTGCCTTCATATACTTAGATTGAGCGTGAGCGGCCTCACTGTCCTCGCCTTAAGTACCTAACGGTGTAGGTAACCTCTAACTCTTTTCTAACTGTTCTGCTTAGGCCGAGTCTCTAAACTCGCTTCGTATCCTTTAGTTACAACCCTTTTTGCATTTCTGCTGGGTTCTTACATTTGAGGATCGCCTTGCTTTTTCTTTCTTCTTGTTTCTATTATAACGAACTTCCACCAATCTGTCAACCAAAATGCCGTTGTATTTTTACAACTCTATTGCCCTACGGAACACAATCTCCTGCTTGGCAAAGGCCTGGATTTCCCAGGGTTGATCAAGGTAAGGATGATTCCTCTTGTACAGCCGGCCCTTCCACATGGTGCCCTTGGCCGTAGGCTTCAAATGACCCTTGGCAAACTGCGCCACGTGGGTCAACTCGTGTGCCAGTGTGACGCCCAATGTGACCCAGTTGCGATTGGGCTTGAGCACCACAAGGAATGTGTCTATACCTGTTAGAGGAATGGTTGTGCCCATCTCTTCTAGTTCTGGATCCACCTTGATCACCAACAGTTTGCGGCTACGATTCAAGCCCAATTGTGTCAGCATGGAGGGCATGACCGATTCAATATAACGGCGGGTCTTGGCGCCAGCTTCAATGTGATATTCCATCATGTTATCCAAAAAGCACAGTGCCTACACCTGCGGTCCATAACAGCAGAGCCTGTGCAATGCCAAAGTGGAACAAGAACCATGTAACAGCGATCCAACCTACGAGTTTAACCATTGCCAGCTCCTTTGTTGCTATGTGTTAATTATAGTCTCATTCACCCAAACTGTCAACCGATTCATAGTCTTTAACCATACGGTACAAAGGGTCTATGATCTCTTCGTGCTCTAGCTCGTAGTCCCTAGTTGCCCAATCCACCCACTCTTCGGAGTGGACTTCCACTAGGCCGTCGTTTAACATCTCGCGGGCCTGTGCTTCTGTTTCACATTCAACCACGTAGAGTTCCGATACGATGGCATTACGCCAAAAGGTAAACCGCTTCATTTGCCTGACAGCATTCTGTCAACTATGGCTTGCCAGGTGTTTGCAGGCACCTCGAAATTGGAACCCTGGACAGGTACAGGTTTTTGCTTCTGGATCGACGGTGTATTCTTTGCCATTGGAGCCTTTGATAGTGATTAGATTACTTGGTGTCTTGACCTTAAACGGGTTAGGAGTTATACTCTCAAACTTCCTGCCTCGCTTGTCGAAACCCTTGATACCATTCTTGAAATAGTAAGGCTCCGATGTTCCGGTCTTTATGTATGCTACCAGTTTGTTTCCATCTAGTAGGTATATGTGCGGGGGGAACTGCCCCCCGGTTGTTTCTCGGAGGGCTTCCATCAATCCAACCTGCTTCCAGCGTAGACCTTGTCCAAGCCCAACTTGGTCTTCAGCACCTCTGCGTAGGCCTCAGCACCTGCTTCCAGAACGCTGATGCTCTGCACACCTGCTTGGCTTGGATTCCAAAGTTGGAGACTGCCTGTGTAGGATTTGCGGAAGCCAGCGGCCTGCAACCACTTGCCCAGCTTGGAGTTAGAACGGACACCGTAGACATCCACCCAAGCAAAGCCACAAGCATCACGATCGCCATGCTTCTGCAGGAATGCCTTAGCGGCTGTACGAGCCTGCATACCAGCTTCGTTGGTTGCGTCCTGTACTGCCTGCTCTGTGATCACTGTTGCGATTGCATTCATATTCAGCTCCTGTTTAGTGTGTGTAAGCATTAATTATAGCGCCATTCGTCCAATCTGTCAACCAACAGCTTTCAATAACCCTACAATGCCTATGGCTAATGAAATCACATTAACCATCAGTTGTGGGCGGTTCTTGACACGGAAGGCCCAGGTTAGGAACAGTACTGTTCCCACAGCGAACACAATAATATTGTAGGGATATGCCGCAGGACCCACAGCATTGAGAATGTGCCCTAGCACTATGGCTACAGCACCCGTCCATTGTAGAATGTCATTTGTTTTGTTCATGTGTGTATTATAACACTGAACTGCCAATCTGTCAACCAAATGCCCTTTAGGTTCTAGGGCTTTCCTTTAGGAATTGCGCACCATGCTCTTCTGATAGTACAATGGTAAAGTCCTTGTGGAAGCGATCACTCAAGCAGGCTAGAACGGCTTCACGGTTTGCTCCTTGACATAGGAACTCCATGGTATCCAAACGGTACACATACAGTTGATCATTCACCTTCTCAACCCGGACTTCTATACGGGGCATTGCATCCTCGTGGTCTTCAGGCAGATCCTTCTGCAGATCCTGCATCATGTTGCGCATGTCTGAGTCTTTGACCTTGAGTTTGATCAGGATGTCTTTGAACATAGTGACATGGATGTGTTCGGCTACCTTGAAGCCCAAAAAGCCTCCCAAGGCCGCGCCCAACACGAAGTCTAGCCATTCCATCATTTTCTCCTGGGTTTGGTCAATGCGGCTGCTTCTTTGCGCAGAGCACCGGCTTTCTTGTAGAGAACGCCGGCCTGTTCGTCAAGACTCTTTGATCGCTCAGTGGCCAACTTTCCGCCACCAAACTCACGGTCGATATAGTATTGGATGAGATTGTTCTTGATCATGGAGATCAAGTCACCGCCATTGTCTTCTGGACAGATGAAGCGGACTGGGCAACGGCCCCAACTGCTGTGTTCCACGAACTCTGCGTAATAGCGACGATGATCTTTGTTATGTGCATCAAAGGCCACCAAGGGCCTGCAATAGTATTCTAATTTGCTCATGTGTTTATTTACGCAAATTCTCGGTCTTCGATTTTGGTTAACATGTTCGCAGGTACTCGCCATGCACCCTGCGCAGTCTTGACGGTAACGAACTTGATAGCGATCTTAGTGACAACACCTGTCACGTTCCGACCTAACTTGCTAGATGTGAAGTTGACGTTATCGCCTACTCGCAAGCTGGCTTTGGTCAGTTTGGCGATAGTTGCCCGCTTCCACTTAACTGCATCGATCACTGACATCAACTCGTCGTTGGTCAAGTCACTGAACATGATCGCTTGATTGATCTGTTTGATATCCATTGTCTGCTCCTAATGTGTTAGTGTAAATGTATTATAACATGCTTTTGGCTAGGTGTCAACCGCCGTTGGGCAGCGGGGCCTACGCCCCTACAGGTTAGTCTACGTAGTAGTCAACCGCTTGCACTAGCATGTTAAGCGGACTTTCCATATCCCCAAAGCATTCTAGCTCTGCTAGTTGCTCCCCGTCACAGCTTGCCTCTAACAGCATAGCTTCTACTTCCGCTAGCTTTGCAAGTATTGCTTCTTTCATTTACTGCTCCTTTGTTGTTAAGTGTTAATTATAGCACACACTGTCCAAAATGTCAAGTGTGTGCTGTAGTATTACAGCTCCATGCTCGCATAGCCGTCGTCTTGCATACCCTGCTCTGTAAACATAACGTCTGTACCTAGCAGTGTGCTAATCGCATCTACAAAGCCGCTGTCTGTATACAGTCTCCAGCTGCCCTCGTACTCTGCATCGCCGTCTACGTTATAGCACACTGTAATGTGTATGCTACTGTCGCCGTCCAATTCGTCCCACCATTGCTCGTGTATGTGTACGCTTGTAACTGTAACTGCCTCAATCTCGCAGTCCCATATGCTGTCGCCTGCTAGTTGCACTTCTATGTTGCAGTCGTATGTTGTGCTAATGCTGTCTTCGCTAGTGTCTGTAGTTGCCAGTGTCAGCTTGTCGCTAACTTCAAATTGTGTTGCTTGCATAGTATTCGCTCCTAATGCTGTTTAAAAATGTATTATAGCACACCTTGTCCAAAATGTCAAGTGTGTGCGCAATAACCCTATGCGCTGTAGTGTTATTGTATAATTGTGTCGTCTAGCGCACAAGCTAACGCATTAAATGCGTTTTGTATTGCAAC